GGAGTATCTCCATTATATCCTGTAATTAATGATATTGGTTTTCCTGCTGGTATCCATATATTACTGTCTATTGCAGATTCTGGACTACCCCCGAATCTATTTGATACATTGTCCCTATATAATTCTGCTATCCATGAATATCCAAAATAGGGCTTCTGTATTTCATAAGTACCATCACCAAATTCAATATATCCCTGTTGTATTCTCTTACAATCTTTATCCCAAGGTACTATTCCAGTATTTGTCAAGTCTCCGCCAACATAATTGAATATATGTTCTGGAGAATAGGCACTACCTATTTTCTTTAATGTAGGGAGGATTATCTGATTGTGTTTACTGCTATCATTTTCATTCACCTTATAATTAAAGGCTATCACTACATGTGGTGAGGACTTGTATTTAATATTTACAGGGTCAACACCATAAGTATATTTTATATTCTTTTCTGCAACTATAAGATACTTATTACTTTGAAGGCATCTTAAAGGTACAGGAGGACTTACAAAATAATTATGTAGTTTTATCTTGCTAGCATCAGTAGCATCACTCAAATTATTAAAATCAAGGCCCACAATAATGGGATACCCATATTTCTTATTAAGCTTTATATTCTTGACTATGTTTACAAACTCAGCTTCAAATCCTTCTCCTACAGGAGGAGTATACTCATACTCTACAGAGTCTCTTGTAGGTACTATTATTCTGTCAACATTACCATAATAGTTTATATCATCCAATCCTGAATTTGCTGGTGCTTTTATCTTTATCATTGTCTTTTCATCAGAATCAAACAATGCTGCACCAGAAATACCTTCAGGGGGATACCATATCTTATTATTAGGCAAGTAATCTGTGAAGCCAGCAAATTTAAGATTTGACATCTTTTTCTTATTTAGAACAGCTGACCTTGTATTACCTTGTGTTGCCGATATGTCATTATTCAATGAGCCTTCCCTATGCCAAGGATAAACTAAAAAGGACATATCCTTTATTTTTGCTGTCTCATCATAACTACATACTTCATCATAATAATACATACCAGATATAAGACTCTTAGTACCATTCTGGGATATGTTCTTTACTCCTACATTCTCTTTATATACCCCAGGCATATCAGGACTGTTCTGTGGAGTAGTAGTCTGTATATCTATATCTGAAGCATTTGCAGTATATACAGCTCTTCCTACAATCCTAAACTTTACATCAGATAAATCAAGGTTTGATATAGAAGTATCAAATTCTATATCTGGAGAATGAAAGGTGACTATAGATTGGTCTATGAAGAAGTACTCTTTGTTCTTACTAATCCACCCAGGTAATACATTATCAGATACATCTGATGTATAAGGATTACTAGGTACATTAGCCAAGCATTGTATTTCTGCATTTCTACTCCAATTATCTGGTATAGGATAATTATGTCTGAACTCTGCCCAAGCTCCCATATTGACTATATCATAATACTTACCCTCTATAGTATGATTATAGTTATACCAAGTAGTATTCCAATCATCTATAAGATTCTTAGCCATAGTATCATCTACACCAAGATTAGGTCTTGTAAACCAAGATGCCTGTGCAAATGGTGAATTACTGCACCTGTCCTCCATATTATATACAGTAGGGCATACAATACCTTGAGCTATTACTTCCCTGTCATTTATAGTAGGAGGGACCATTATACCTCTTACTTTGACAAAGCCTTCTTCAATAGCTATATCAATCAAATCCTTTTCTAAGGTCAACTTGGCTTGTACCACCTCTATAGGAGTTGGGGTAACAGACTCATTCTGTATATCTTTTACAAAGAATGCTTCAGACCATTTACCATCCCTTCTCTGAAACTGTAAACCAAACCTATACCAATCAAGATGCTTGAATCCTCTTATATCAGGATTTGATAAGTGATTATTATAAGAATAATACCCAGTAAGGCTATTATCATATTCAATCTTTCTTTTATTGAATATTATGTCTTTACCTTTTAATTTTTTTGCAAATTCCTTTGAAGGAGAGTTCTTCAAAGTTATATTACCTAGAAACAATGTACTGTCTTTACTTGTCATTGTCTTAGGTATTATCTCTTCTCCTCCTATATAAAGTAACTCTGTAGGGTCTATAGTAACTCCTGTAGTGCCTGTATCAGTATATTCTATTGTAGTATTGTTTATAGTTATATCTGCAACATTGGTTACTGTAGGGACAGCATCTATTGAAGTTCTATGTATTGAGTATATTCTTAAAAAGTCAAAAGAATCATCTACTCCTGTTAACTTTATCTTGAAGCTATTACTTATCTTGTCTTCTGGACTTGCACCTCTGTCTTTATAAGATATATAGTTTATAGGAGTAGTATAGAATATATTACTCTCCTGACCATATAGATTATAATAAGAAAAAGCATATTGTATTATTCCTGCTGCAAAAGTACCTCCAAACCCAAGTCTTTGTACTGAAACCTCTTCCTGTAATTTAAGTTTCTGTATAAAGTCAAAAGAATTGTCATCCCATTTATCTCTTACTTCTTTCTTTGAAGTAATATTTATTACTCTTGCTTGATTCTCCCCATCAATCCAATATACTTTTTGAATATCATTATTTTCAAATACACCCAGACTTTCAATAGGATTAGATACATCAAACTTAAGATTACCTTTATATAGGACAATGCATTCAAAGTATTTCCCTTCAGTATCCTCTTTCTTAGTAAGTCTATATATTGTATCTTCCTGTTTGTTTTCTTTAATGTCAGTAGTAAATAGTGTAACATATTCATTAAGTACATTATACCCTATTACAGTACCATTGATACCTGTAACATCTTTATTAGCATCCTTTAAGATAATCTCCTTGTTACCTTTCTCATTAGTTATAGACAAGAGGGTATTATGGTCTCTTGCAGTTATTCTTATGTTCTGGGCATCAAAGGCAAACTCAGAGCTGAACTTACTTACTGTAAGGTCTCTTTGTATGCCCTTGATAGTATGTGTAGAAGACTTTATCATATCATTGCATCTTTATATATCCATTTATATCCAGCTCTAGATTTTCTTTCCCCTCTACAGCACCTAATAATATCTCTATCAGATTTTATATTAAGACTTCTTGCAGCTTCTTTTATAGAGGGAAACTCCCTTATAAACTCCCCTTCTAAACTAAGCTGAATAACTGGTTTAGCTAGAAGAATTTTTACTATAGCCACTCCTTTGTCATATATTTCTTTTTTCATGGGTCTACCTTTCAAAGCAGAAGAAATCTTATTTTTATGACTCTCTGAGAGCACTCTACCCTTCCTTTGGTTAGACCACTTAACTCTAGTATTTTCAGTAGGAGTCCAACTACACCCTAAATGACCATCTCCTCCATTAGTTATGTTATAGGATATTCCTAGACCTTTATAATGTCTAATTAACTCTATTTCTAATTTTTTAGCCTTATCCCCGTCTAAATTGGTGAATAATATTTCATGTTTTATATTATCCCATCCATATTTATTTATAGCTCTTTGAAAAAGAATACAGTTAGAATATCCAGTGCCATATCTCCATCTTCTATTTATTTCCTTTGAGGTAATACCTATATATACTTTACCAGATGGAGATATATGTCTATAAACAGTCCATTTAGTGTTTTCTAATATATTCTTTGCTTCCAAGATGTTTGAATCCATATCTAAATTCATTAGTTCTTGATAATAATTGATTCCAAGAGTTTGTTAATGCTTCCATTTCACTAACTGATGGAATTAAGAACTCGTTATTGCATTGTCCAGCAGCAAAAGCGTAAGATTGTTGAGTGTTCTGTAGCACAGCAGGACTAATCTTTCCCATATCAAACAGGATGGTAAACCATTCCTTCTTTATGTATAGCTCCAGAGTTTTTAGGAACACTGGATTATCTGGAAGCAAAGGTAATCCGCCATCATCAGTAGGGATAGCCTTGTAACTAAGCTCTATGTCTCCTGTCTTGAAGGAGGTAAATATTACAGAGCCTTGGATTTTGAAAGACAACTCACCCTTATCTTCTGAGTGAGTACCATTGAAGTTATCAGTCATAGCTCTCAAACATACACCATTCCTGGCTAATCTTACCTGGTTTATAGCAATCAGGTCACAAGGTAAGATACCTCTAAAGTTATCTATACATATTGTAGTTACCTTATCTGCATAGATATTAGGTAATCCCATAGCAGCAAAGAAATCTAAAGTATATTGTATAGCTGCTTCTGTTGACAAATCCTGTAGTAGTGGATGCCTTAGAAGTCTTGATAAAACCTCTTTTATAGATATATAATTAAATTCACTTACCATACCTATCTCTCCTTCCTATAAGAAGAGCATCTATGATGCCCTGTTTAATGTTATGCTTAAGTCTTAGTCTTAAGTCCTTATTGAAGACCAACTCATAGAAAGACCTATTGTTGAAGTTAACATCTTCTTTGTTATAGAGCACCTTATATATCTCCTGTTCATCAAGTCTTAACAGAGTCTTGTCTTTATATGCTTCCTCATCTTCATACCATAGCTTAAGAGTATTGTCCCAGTCTATAGGAAGGTTAGTCTTGACCTTACCATTCTCATCTATTCTGACTGACTTCTCATACTTCCTTACTTCTATAGTACCCATTCTATGGGGTAGCTTAACCTCATTACCTGTCACTATATCATCAACAAGCAAGTTATTTATTTGCCTAATAATAGCAAAGTACTGTGACTCTGACAGTACATACTTCTTATCATCAGGCTTGTTCTTTCTATAGTATTTATAGCCAGAATATACACCAAGACTATTCCTTATCTTATGCTCTCTAGGCATACTGGCTCTTCTTACTCTTTTCTTAAACTCTATAAGACTTTCCATTACTCAAGTTGTTTAGCAAGGTTTGACTTAGAGTTTCTCCTCACAAAGTCTGCCAATGTAGCAAATTCATCCTTAGCATTATTCTCATCATCTTCAGGAGTATAAGAAGCACTCCTTAATTCCTTCACTACCATTTGAATTAACTCTGGAATTAAAGGCTCTTCTATAGGAAACTCCTTATCAAGTAAATCACAGGTATCATCACTATTATCACATGACAGCTCAGACATCTTTTCAGCATCCTCAAAAATAGCAGAGAATCTTACCTTTTCTAAATATAGGTATTGAGGATTCCATGACTTGAAGTACAGATAACCATCAGGTGCTATAGAACAGTAGATGATATTCTTCATCCACTTATTATAGCCTACATATCTCATCCTGTCTCTGCTTATATATGTTATCTCACCTTGATAGTAATCTATAGGATATACCCTAGGATTGCCTACCATTAGAGTAACAGGTATTTTATCTTTACTCCTCAAGTATGAGCCTCCTTCACATACTTCACCACTAATAGCTGGAACCTCTATAAGGTCTAAGCATATAGTCTGATAGTTACTCTCTGGTATCTGTCTTCTTATATCTGAATATCTTTGCTTTAATAATAGTGCTCTATATTTGCCTAATAGAAAAGCAATGTGCTCCTCTGTATAAGTGAAATCATCTGATGAGCCTTTTATCTCATCAAGAACCATGTATATAGCTTCTCTCCACTTCATTATATCTGTATATAAATAATTAAACCTATTGCAAAGATACAAATTATATTATATCCCCGCAATAGGTTAAATAGTTTATTATTCATTTACTAACCTAAGTAGTTCATCCTCACTGAATCTTAGTATATCATCCTCAGTTATTCTAGGAGTGACATCATTCAGTGCCTGAACTAATGAGGTATTTACTATAAATTCTGGATAAGGTATAAGACAAGTAGAGCCAAATAGACAGTATAGTATATTAGTTATTGCCTTATAATCTTCCTCACTAATGTATATACTTAAGGAACTTCTTAGTAATTCCTCTATGAACAATAGGACCAGCAGTTTGTTTACCTCTTTATACTCTTTGTACCCGAAGGTTGACAAAGCCTTAAAATAATTGCTGACCCCAGTATAAGCCATATTATCAAGTCCATCCATGACATCTGCATCCAGTATTTATATTTTTACTTTTAACTCCCCTAAAGAACTTATCCCAATACTTGGTAGCTTGTGCATAGTGGCCTGTCCTTATGCTTAACTCAAGTGCCTTGAATCTGAGTAAGGCATCTATGAAGTTCTTTGGTATCTCACATTCATTATTTACCTCCTTTATATATCCAATCATAGACTGATATATAGGATATAAGTTACATACTACTCCAAGAGTAGTAGTATTATCCATACCACAAGGAGTATCAGGAGAAGGAGTACCCTTAACTATAACATATACAAAGAACAAAGTATCATTTATGACTACTCCCAAATCCTTACTATCCAGCTCAAGTCTTATTCTCTTAGGCTTAACATTATTGTCTATAGTCACCAGGGACTCTACAGATGGAGTATCTACCTCATACTTATATATAGGCTTTGTACTTACACCATTCTCTATATAAGTATCTTGGGAATCTATAGCTACAGCATCAATATAGACATCCTTATAATAATCTAAATTCTTAACAGAAGCATCTATTACAAGTTTACTACCCTCAAGAGAAACCCTTAGTTCATTAAAATCTACCATACTTAAAACATTAAAGGGTTAATAAAAAAGGGAGTATTGAATATACTCCCTATACTTAAGTTCCCTTTAAGCCCAAGCAGCTATTTGCTTGTCTGTAGGCAACTTTGCATTTACAGCAGTGATAAGAGCCTTCATTGCAGTATGACTGTCATCATCAACACAAACTAGTGTAATATCCTTCTCAGACTTCTGTACACTCTCATTACTGTCAGTGAAAGCATAATGAATGTCAAGAGTATCATACTTAGCTGTTGGGTCTACTAGATAAGTAGTCTTGATAATATTAGGATAGCCCATCATTCTATAGTGGTCTCCTCTAGCACCCATACAGAAGTACTCAAGGTCAGCAATATTATGACCATTATCTACATAATGTGCAGGAGTGGCCTTTTCTACCTTACCCCAGATGTAATCATCTCCATTGTAAGTAATCTCCATAGGCTGCACATCAAACTTAATGTACTCTTGGGGCATAGTACCAAGTTCCCAACTCTGGATAGCCTCCTCAAGGATAACCCCAGTGTATGTGCCTGTCAAGTCAGCAGCCTTAGTAGCCTTCTTGACCTCTGTCTCTGAGCTTTTATCCTTTAGATATACAGTAAGTAGAGGTGTAGTATCTCTAGATACACTGGCTACTATAGACAATGCCATAGCCTTGTAGAAATCAGATGCTGACATATTGGCACCTGCCTTCACATAGCCATACTTCTGGTTTGTGTCCTCCTCACCAAGACCTATATACTGACTGAATACTATTCTTGTAATATACTCCTCTCCAGCCACAGGAGCATCTGATACACCACCATCAAGAGTAAGAAGTACTCTCTTCAAAGGATGTCTCAGTGCATCAGACTTAGTAGCACTGACACTTATAATCTTATCAGTGTCAATAATGTCACTTCTAACTATACCTCCAGGTGACATGTATTGGAAATACAAATGAGTCTTTGCTGTATCTCCCTTGGGTAGGATAGAGCCTGCTGCATCTGTAGCAAGAAGATTAGCTCCAGTCTTCAAGGTCTTTGCTACATACAGATGTCTTACTTGATTGATACTAAAATTAGCCATTTCTTAAATAGTTTAATTAAACTTATTGTTTTATATTCTGCATTCTACTTGTAAGAGCGTTCTGCACAGCTCTTACTAAAATCATATCTTGTAATGCTGAGTGCATCTTGCATGGATTCTCATTATACTTACCATTTATATTCAATCCATCTGGTAAGTCTACAAGTATTATAGGCTCTGGTTCCGATAGGTATCTAACCAGATAATCCTTAATATTGTACTTTGATACCAATTCTACAATACCTTCTGATATATCCAGCCTCAGCACTCTTCTCTCATTAGAGCTTCTAAAGGGATTATCCTTCACTCTGTGATATTCATCCTGGGTTACTGGGACTACCTGTATATTTTCCCCAGACTTACAACCCAAGGAGGAATCATCAAGATTAACTGACTCATAAGTTATAAACCACAAGTCTGAGGGTAACTTGAAAAACACAGAGTTACTGGATAATCCTGTATGGTTCTCTTTTTCTGGTGTCTTATAGGTTTTGACTAATGCCTCCAAGTATCTCCTGGCTTCTTCTGTTTTTTCAAAAGACAGCCCTGTATTGCTTCTCCCATTATATACTTCCAAGATGATGTCCTTTTGAGCATTTGTCAAGAATATAGATTTCTCATACTCATCAAATTCTAATAGCTCAGTTGGAACATTCTTATATATGGAAGAGTAAGAAGATACAAGAGTGTCAAATTTTTCTGAAAGTTCTCTTGTACTCATCCTTTATTATTTGAAGGGATTATGCCTATGTTTGTAGCACTGGCATTACCTATAGCAAGAGTAGTATTCAAGTCTCCAGAATATGCTGATTTAGCCAATTCCACTGCTCTCTGTAGTATTTCACTATGCAATTCCTCAGCTAACTCACACTCTGTTATTTTGTCTATACCATCTATAGTTACTCCCATATCACTAATATCATCAAGTATTATAGGCTTTGGTTTCTTCACATACCTCATTTGATATTGTAAATTACTGCCAAATTTACCTATTACTTCTGCCAATGGAAGATTAATTACTTTACCTACCAATGGATATTTTAACTCTGATACAAGTACTTTTTTAGGTGCGTCACAGTTAATAAGACCATCAGTATGTGTATAAGCTTTTTCTATATCTCCATCAGGCTGCTCTATAGGAAAGACAGTGCCAGATGTCTTGAAGTAGGTATCAAATGCTTTTTTGAGTATGTCAACATAAGTTTCCAAGTCAACTTTTTCAGCACTGGCATTTGTCTTTACAGTAAATGTGACATCATAGTAAGTACCTGAATCACCCCACCCACTATCCATAATAACTGTTACATACCCCTTCAAATCTGGATAGGGTATTGTAAGTATTCTATTATTATAAATAGTACTGTCTTCTGTTATAGGAGTACTTATATTTGCTTCTAACTTAAAATTAATATGTAATTCCCTCTTTTTGTCAGCCCAACTACTAACTAACTTAAAATCAGTAGCACTTCCATCTATATACTCTTGAATGTAATTGCAATTCTTCTTATCAGTTATTAGTCTCCATGCTACTCTCCTAGGAGGATATGGATAAGGCTTAGTCATCATCCTCTGGTATTCAACATAGGTAATAGGCTGTACAGAGTAGAACTGATTGTTATCACACAAGAGTTCATTCACACTCAGAAAATAATCAGATGGGAATAAATACACCTTACTCCTTTTATCTATTTTCTCTTCAAGAGAGACTCTCTCCTTTATAGAGTTAATATCAAAAAGTTTAGCTACTCTTACCAGAACTGAGAAATCATATTGTCTCTTTTCATCACTATCAAATCCTGCTCTGGATTTGTTTGAAGTAGGATTAAAGTAAGCCTTTACTATTTCACGCTGTGCCTTAGTAAGCAGTACAGACTTCTCATACTCATTTACTCCAGGAGCAGCATTTGATGCAAGATTATTATAGAGTACATCAAACTCATTTGAGAACTCTTGAGTAGTCATATTATTACTTCTTTAATTTAGCCTCTATAGCAAATTTCAACTCCTGATGCTTAGGCATATTCAGATACTTTGCTGCAATGTTAAGAGTAGGCTCTTCATTATCCTCACATAGAGGAGTACCATCAGCCTTTAAGTATAGCATGCCACCTCTGTTACTGATAAGACCACCTTCAATAGCCTTCTTGATAAGAACCTTAGTACTTAACAGAGGGTCAGTTGCTACTCTTACAAAGAGCCTAGCATCAGCTTGAATAAGCTTACCAACCTTCTCTTGCAGGAACTCAATCTTAGAGTTCTTAGATGTAGGTCTACCATCAATAGTCTCAATGATAGTTCTAAGTATATCTGCATTCTCCTGTATCTTACCAAACTCCATATAAGCCTGCATAGTTGCATTCATCTTCTTCTTAGAAGCCTGTGACTCCTCATTCTCGTGGATGATTACAAACTGGTATGTAGCTTTAGGGTGGTCTTCAAGGTCTTGAAGAGATGGTGCTATCAGGTCTTTGTTTGCTAAAAGCACCTTATATTTGATATAATCATCTGGGTCAGCTAGGTTAAGGAAGTTGTCTTGCTTAGTCAGCCTCACCTGATAATTATCCCAGAAATTATCTACCTTATTATATATTGACAGTGCATTGTACTCAAGTCCCATCACTTCCTCTAGACAAGCCTTCTCAGCATTAGTAAGTACATTTACATACATGCCAGATGTAAGTCTAGGAACAGTAAGCCATCTTACTGCACCCTCTGCCATACCTCCATATAGGATATGCTTAGGGTCTCTTACTATACCTGTCTCTTTAGGTACATGCTTTACAATGACTCTCTCATTTCTCAAGCAGTTGACTATAGGCTCATCTACAGCAGCAGATTGCTCAGCCTGTCTTCTCCTTGGTTGTTTAACTGGTGCCTCAACTACCTCCTGCATTGGAGTCTCATCCATTATAGTATCAACATCCAGTATTACTTCTCCTTCTTTACCCATTTTTGTTCTTCTCCTTAATAGTTAGTTTATAGAAATAAGGGGGACAAGGGATTACCTCATCCCCCTAATACCTTATCCTTGCAGTATTGCAGGAATCAATGACAATGTTCTAGTTGGGTCAAGCACACAGACACCAAGTGTTGCCATCTTGTGTATAGTAGCACTATCCTCATCATAAGACATATGTGGGTTACCCATCTGCCCTGTGAATGGATTTCTTAGACCCCATTGATAACTTCTCAGTTCATTATCACCCTTAATCTTACACTTGAAGATATTGGGTTGGTCCATAGAACCAATGTACCAGATGTCAAATCTGTATGACATTGCCACACCACCCATTGGGTGAAGAACCTTGTTTCTTACTGGGTCATCATAGAATGGGTCTACATCAAGTCTTACCCTTACTCCATTAGGAGCCTTATACTCTACAAATTGGAAACCAGCAGATAGAGCATTACTGTGAAGCTTAGATTGAGTCTTCTCAACTACCTTAGTTGAGTTGTTATCCATAACAAATGTAGTCCAACCACTAACTGTCTGGAGAACTGCCTTGTGGAATAGGATAGCACCTCTCTCACCTGTCTTGATGACAAATAGTCTGTCATTCATACCAAGCTTAGCTGCACTCAGCTCATATAGGGCATCTTCAAGAAGCTTCAATGAGAAGTTGTTGTAATACATTACATTAGCTACCTCAGTCTGCTCAAAGATACCAGCACCTGTCTTGATAACATTACCAGACTTACCAAAGTTCATGTACTCACCATTGGCATTTCTGTTAGAAGTACCAAAAGCCATTACATTGTTCTTGTATTCAGAGAATTGGCACTCAAGCTCCCAGTCTACATAGTGCATCCACATGTTAGCTGTGTCCTTAACCTGCTTACCATCTACATTCCTTACCATAGGAATACCAAAGGCAAGCTTTTTACCCAGCTTATTACCCCATACCTTATGGTGGATTCTAATAGTAGACCACTCATTTCTCATAGATACAGGAGTACTGAATCTGATGTCACCAACCTTTCTTGAACCCTCTCTTTCTACAGGAGCATACTCAATAGAGAATCTCTCTCCAGCTAGCAGTCTCTCAGCAGGAATACCCTGAGTAAGACCACCCATAGTCTCACACTTGTAGACTGCATTTGTACCCTCCATTCTAGCATCACCAAGGATTCTAATAGGATATACTTGGTTCAGATTACCTACGATAACCTCGCCATCAGCAAACCAATCCTCTGGGAATACCAGATAGAAAGGTGATGTACCAATACCTACATTACCACTCTCCTCAGTAACTACTGTACCATTCTCATCTCTTGCCTCAACAAGAGGTATATTCCTTCTTGATGAGCCAATAACATCCCAGTAGTACTCGTCATCAGTCTCAAACTCTCTTACAGGGAACTGATTAAGGAATGTGTCCAGAGTCTTACCTCTATAGAAAGCCAGCAACTGAACCATAAGGTTAGTTGCCTTCTGAGGTTGCAACTGGAAGATTGAGCCAAGGTGGTTGTCACTTGTCAGACCCTTCCAATGCTGGAAGCCTAACATTTGAAATTTACCTAATTTACCAGCCATTTTGTTAAAACTTAATTTATTAGTTAATCATTTATATCATACATCAAGTGACCAGCCTTGTCCTACATAAGACTCTGGGTCCTCTTGAACACCACCTACAAATTGTGGATTACCTTTAGGTCTATTGGTATTCCTTAGTGTATGTTCCAACTCTCTGAGACTGTTCTTGATTTCTTTCTTTACTTTGCCTTTGACAAGCATATCAAGGTTCTTGAAACCATCAGTAAGAGTAAAGATAACCCCCAGCTTCTTTCTGAACTCAACTGGGTTCTCTGTCTCATACTTCTGGATAGCTGTCAGATACTCACCATCCTCAGTCTTATAGACTGGTTTGGCAATGTTATCATAAGCTTTTTGCCTTGTTGCCTTATCCATAGCGATACCCTCAAATATCTCCTTATCTTCAAGCATCTGCTTCTTGAGGTCTTGAGCTTCTTTCTTAACTCTTTTCTTCTCACTCTCAGCCTCTTCCTGACCTTCTTTAATAAGGTCATCATATTGCTTCTTGAAGTAGGACTTGTTACTCTCTAGGGCATCCTTAGCATCCTCTATGTCTGAGCCACTATCAAATGATTTCTTCACTTCTCTAGTTGCTCTCTCCTTTGAGAAGCCTCTGTTGATAAGGTCTTGGTATATCAGCTGCTTTCTAAGATTCTCACCTTTATCTGACTCATCCTTGATGGCATCCTCAGTAATCTTCTCAAGATTACCTAAGACAGCTTCATACTGTCTTATCTCATCAGGTTCTAGTTCAGCATTAAGTGCAGCACTAATCCTCTTTTGTGTCTCATCAAGTCTGGCATTAACCTGCTTGTCTATGGCTTCTGCCAAGTCCTCTGGAGACTTAATACCTTTAACAAACTCTTCATCAAGGTCAGGGAGGACACCATCTTCTACTAAGGCACTGGCAATGGAATAGTAGAAGTTAGAACTGGGAGAAGAACCATTATCCTTATTAGAGTCAGGTGTTCCTCCTTCCTTGTCTTTCTTATCTTCTTTATCCTCACTACCTACGCTCTCTGGTCCAAATAAATCATCAGGATTTACTTCATCCTCAGTAGTTGGTTTATCTTTGTCTTCTCCAGCCTCCTCTTCACCTGGCTTATCTTCTCCAGCAGCAGGAGGTGTCTCTTGTGTTTCATCACTACCTTCAAAGAGGTCAAGTGTATCAATCTCTTCTCCAGATAGTATAAAGCTATCATTCAAACCTTCCATATTTCTTCTCCTATTGGTTATTAAACTATGCAAAGTTATTAACTATTCCACAAGTAGGCAAGTACCTAATATAGATAGTTGGTAAACTATAAATGAAATCCTTATTTACTGATACAAAAAGAGAGGTGTAATATCACTACTATAATCAAGGGGTATTTGCCTTTTTGATACAATCATCTAAAGTCTTCTCCTCCCAGAATAACTCCTTAAAGCCTACAACCTTTTCTCCTCTAGGTATAATACCCTCTCTAACTAAATTATCAAAGGTAGCTCTGCTTACATTGAGCTTCTGACATGCTTGATATTTACTTAGTCTTTTTGTCTTGTCTGTATATGATTTTATTACTTTGACTATTTCAATAGCCTCATCCTCTTTTATATTACTGTTACCAGCATCTATATCATCAATGATTTTCTTCAATAAATCTCTTATAATCTTTAGCATGTTTATTGACAAGAATTAAAAGTATAATAAAACCAAAATATAAAGCACTCACTCTGATTTGTTCCAAATGATTACCAAACCCTACATATCTCTGAATATAACTACACCATAATATACCAACAGTATGGAGACTTGAAATAATATGTATTAAACAGAACTTAAATACTTTAGACCATACTAATATCATAATACTTACCATTGTAAGTACAGCCAGTTCGGCAAAGCAATAATGAAACCCACACTCAAGAAAAACTACATGTAGAAACATCAGAAATGCACATATTACAGGTATGTATTTAAGTAATAAAATACGCATCTTTTCAGCTCTACTTCTTTTCATAATATATTATTTTATAGAATTATATAATTCAGTTAACTTAGCTATTTCTGGTGAATCTTTTGTATATCTAGTATAAGACAAGGCAGGCTTTCCTGTAGGAGTCTCATAATTATTCAATGCTGCATTCTTAGCAGAAAAAGGCAGCATCATTATAGTACCTTTACCATAACTACCATCGAGCACCTTAGTTAAATCATCAAAAGTTTTTATTGTTTTGGAAGAAGTAGTTTTACCTAATTCTTTATTATTTCTATCTACTATAAAAACAAATGTATAAAGAACGTTAAGCCTACCACTTGCAAGGGCTACATAATTTATAGCATCAAGATTAACTAATCTTATATGAGTAGTTCCTTTTATGCCTAATAATTCAATGAATCTTTTACGATTTTGTACAAAAGTAACGTTACTTAGACCTATTCCTCCTATATCTTCATTTAAGGATATATTATCACTTAAGTATGAAGCAATAGATATTGGGTAAAAAATAAAGGTACAATCTATATTACTACCATAATTATTACTAATAGTAAAATAATGAAACCCAGAAATAAAGAAAGATAATGATTCTCTTACATTTGTTTTAGTGTTTGTTGCGTCTGAAAAAAAAAAATTGTAGCCCATGCACTATCCCCAATATCAAAATTATCATTACTCTTTTCAAACTCAGCAGAATTCAATATAGTACAATAAGTCATTGTAGTTCCATTAGGATTGAAATTGTTTACTATGCATTTACATTTACAAGGAAAAGGATTAAAAAAGCAGAAATTACACTGTTTATCCCCCTCCCTCTTTATATTAACAGAATAGCCATTAATATCATATTTGATAACTTCTACACCTAACACATCATCTCCTAACCAAGTTGTTGCATCTGACTCCTGTGATACAGAGCTAACTCTCTTTTTCTGTATATTAGTAAGCTTACTTGTATCTCCTGTATAAGTAAGTTCTCTCTTAAATTTGCCCATAATTTTAAGTTTTATATATTAAACAATAATTATCAAGTGATTAAGGTCTCCTTCTACTACTCTAAAGTTAAGTACCCTTTTCATTCTGTGCTTTTAATAAATTCTGTGATTTTAATAAATCAATATTAGTCTGTCTTAGTCTACAAGTAAGGTCTTTACAGGTCAATAACATAAGTTCAGATACCTGTTTTCTCAATTCCTTTATCTCACTTTCCAACTCATCATTTCTTTTCAGAAGACTATTAAGCCTCTCTTTATTGTCATCAGAAAGCTGCTTGTAGAATTCTAAAGACTCCTTCATATTATGTATGACATTCTCATCTACTTCACTATTATATTTCTTTCTAGTGAATAAATAAGACAGCCAACCACTAGTTATGGAAGTGACTAATCCTATCACTCCTGTAATTATAACCCCTAAATCAATCATTTGTAAAACTCAATAAATCTGTTATTACTCTCTTTTATATAAGGGTTCTTCTCCACCACATTAACTTCCATTACCCAATGTTTCCTTTGAAACCACCTACTGATAAAGAACTTCTTAGGAGGATTTATTGTTTCTTTCTTTCTACTTACAACTATATATTTCTCACTAATGAATGAAGGCTCTGTAATAATTCTGTTTGGGTATTCCAAGTCTAGCTTCATAGAATACCATCTATCTTCTATAACAGTATCTATTTTTATATTCTCTATAAATATAGTATCATTGAAGATTATAGTATCTCTCTTTTCTATTACAGAATTTATATAACTTAGTGATTTCAGCTTACTATCCTTTATCTTCAACTCCTTCCTGACTTTATTCATCTCATTAAGGATAGAATCATTGAAATAATTAAGCTGGTCTATTGTAAGCTTTAAGACTCTATTTGATGTATTCAAAGAGTCTCTCATACCAAGAAGTATCTTTTGATTATTAGCTGTTATAGATATTTCTTCATTAAGTTTTATACATTTCCTGCTTAATCCTATAGAACATATAATACCTAATAAAGCAATAATCCCTAGTATCTGTGTGCTTAGTTTCATTGTTTTGCAAAGATATATAAAATAAATCACTCATGCAATAGCATAAGTTGTTTAATTATGATGTGCTTATAAGAAATCCACAAATGTAAATTCCTCATCATTGAACTTATGTGGCCTCTTATATAACCTGTCCCACAGCCATGGGATAGGAAGATAGGTATGCCAGCTTCTACCGTCAAGAGGAAGAAAACCTTGAATACCTCCACTATATTCTTTATCTGCATATTGTATTTTGATATAATCTACTTTAGTACTTACTTTAGTGGCATATTTTGTGCATATACTACCATATATAATATTATCAAAATGCAATCTCCAAGAAGTTACTTTAGCACTGAATTTTTCTACATCCTTACATACTCCTTCATATGTTATGCATACCTCACACCTATCCTTAAATTCATTTATTTGATTAAGTATTGATGCAGCACTTCTTTTTGATTTCCATAACCCATGAGCACAGACATACAGATGCCTTCTTTTATCCCATCTTATTCTAATATCAAAAGACCTGCAACCAGCATCATACTGCTGTTTTATAGTTTTACTTTGTGTCTTGGCAAAAGGTATTACCAACAAAGAAATCAAGCCGTGAGAGGCTTCTCCTGTGGCACTATCATGTGTCGCAATTTTTAACTTACTCATACAAGAAGAACATAACAAATATAACCAATAGTATTAACTATTGCAGGTACAAACCCACCTAAAGTTGTAGCAATAACATCATCCCAATCAACAACTTCATCAATATTCTCTTTAACTACTCCACTAATGAATGCAACTACAGCACCTACAGCAGACATAATAACAAACATCAATATAGCTCCACCAGCAGTCATTGCAAAAATATTAGTAACTGCAAATGAAATATTAGTACCTACATTAAAATGAACAAGTAGGTTACTTCTTTTCATAAGTCTATTGAAGAAATCTCTAATCTTTTTCATAACTTCATTTATTTAGTTACAACTTTCTCAGTATCATTAATGAATATTCTCCATCCTTTGGCATTAGCAGCAGTAACTTGAGCATCTGTAATAGAAGTCCATGTAGAAGGACAATGCAATTCAGCAGTTCTAACCTCGCTAATAGCATGTTCATCATCACTGCTTGTTACAGTCAAGTCACTAAGGTTGTCTATAAGGTACTTTACACTATCTACATCTAAAGCAGAAAGATTGCCATGAACAACACCATTAATTGCTTTCTCATCAAACCTCCAAGAGCCATGATTAAGATTCTTTAATCTTAAATCAGTAAGAGCAGTACAACCTCCAAAGATAAGACTAGCATTAGCAGGCTCTAAATATCTAAAGTCAAGTATTGGACCAATCTTAGTAAGAGCCTTACATTGATTGAATGTTTGAGGAGAATAATTAGTAAATGTCAAATGATTAGTTGCAGCATCTCTTGTAGCACCATACTGAGGAAGTTCAGGAAGCCTGTAACAATACTCAAAAGCAAAACCAGCATTTGAACATGGAACTTTATATGTTACAACAGTGACGACTCCACTCGCATCAGTACTATTAAAACTAGTATTACCGTCTCTCCAATTGATAACAGGGAGTTTAAGAAGATTATAACAAGACTCAAAAGCACCACTAATGTCTTGTGACCTTGCAACATTCTCAAATTCAACTTCTCTAAGATTAGTTGCTCTATAAAATATCTCATGCAGGGAAGTAACAAAACCAGTATTTATAATAACTTTCTCAATGTTACTATCAGCAAATTCAGCAACACCAGCTATGTTTAATTCATCATAATTAATAGTTACTGTACCATCAATATCAGAACCATTGAATAAACCTTTAGTTCTATTAGATGTTTGATTAAATACACCATCGACTGTATGAGCAGCATACCATTTCTTTACTTTAGCAGCAACTTCTTTATTATTAAGAATGCCATTAAATCTTTGAAAAGTAACAGTACCATCAGCAGCCTTACTATAGAAGTCAGCATCTTTATATACATCAAGTGTAGGAACTTTCTTTGTTCCATCAAGACCTTTGAAAGACTTGACTACTTGTTTAGACTTAGGATAACTGACAGGAGCATCAATAAGACCATAAGCATCCCAAGCATTCTCTTTAGTTTTGTTCTCATGGTAAAGAACATCACTTCCATGATATACAGTCCAACATCTTATAGTAGAAGGGTCAACAGGTTTGTCAACTTCCTTTGTATGAATACTAAGACCGTGTACATTTGCATATACATTGGTAAGAAGCTTTCTAATACCCTCAATGGTTCTTTGAGCAGCAAGAGGAGTAATTACACATGCTGTATGATATTTGCTTACTTTATGTATAACAATAGTTCTTTTATCATCACTAATATCACATCCACCAGTAACAGCTGGTTCAAATGTAGCATTATCAAATCTATCATCTAAGAATGTAATTGTGATAGGATTATCTCCTAAATCAATTTCTTGTGAAGTATTACTATATATAGCTACTCCAATTTTCCATTCATCAGTTGTCCAACCATTAGCAGGAAACTTAGTATTCATACCTTTGGTTATGTTCTTGTTATAACCGTCTTGAACATAACCCCAATATCTTGCTCCATCATTTACATCTTTAAGAGCACCACCAGTAACACCTAAATCCCAAGGCCACAAATATCTATTATTACTATGTTGAGGAGCAAGCCAAAGACCATGAACATAATAGCCTCCAGCATCAGCAGCATACTTAAGATAACTCCATAAAGCATCTCCATGCTTCCCCGTAATAGGAGAAGCAAAGAGAAGCTTATTAACAGAATTATCACCAATATGTATTTTATTCACATTATCCATTGATATAGTATATTGTGTTAGCATCTTTAGTTGTCAAAGCATTATAAGCAGCCTGTGTAATAAAAACAGTCTTAGGCATTGCATTGACTTTACCTCTTAAATTAACAAAATCAATCTGAGTAGATTCAAGAGAACTATGTAAATCAGCAATATTATTATCGATAATAGTAACTTTACCATAAACATATTTAGTAATGGCTTGGTTCTCTACACCATTGGTAGAAGTAGTACTTACTGCATCATCTAAAACAACTTTAGGAATTTTAGTTGTAATGTCTTGAAGAGTACCATCTGTAGCATAGTACCAATTAGGACCCATTTGCCCACCAACAGCTTGGTCAATTTCAGCAATTAAATATCCAGAGCCAGTGTCACCTGTATTACCATGTTTAACAATAAGTCCAGCTACTTTAGCTTTTTCTTGATAACCATTACTATCTAATTTCTGATACTCACTCTTTAAGTCAGGAATATCACTAGCATAAATTTTTCTAAGATGAAGATTACCTTGAGTTGTAGCAGGACCAGCAACAAATTGACCTGGAACGGTACTAGCAATATCAATAGTAAATGCTCTTTCTTTAGTAGCATATTTACTACTTAAATCGGGAAGGTCAGTAATATCAATAGCTCTAAAAGTAGGGTCTCCAGCAGCATATTTAGGAGTTGCATAGAAAAGATTTTTATTACCATAGTTTATATTACGAATTTGAATAGCATCTCCAGGAAGAGCATCAATAATAGTTCCATCAAAAGTATATGTTAGTGGAAGACTATCTATAATATTTGTTATTTTTGTATAAGTATAATCCCAACCTAATGGAGCAGGATAATATAAAACAAGTTTATGTGTAGTTTCATCAATAGTATAATATATACTACTTTGTCCATTATATGTATTATCTCTGACTACTGTTGTTATTTCATGTGTACTACCAACACTAATTTCTATTGTTATATTAAAAGTTTTATGATACCTGTTAATAATTGTACAATCTACCCTCCCTGTACAATAAATTTTATCAGGAATATCTATTATTAGTATTTTAATTACTTTATTATCTTCTTGTGTTGTAGCACTCTTTGCTCCCCTAATATCAATCTTTTTATTCAAACCAATATTAACAGTATCTACAGTAGCATAAGCAGATAAATCAGCATCAGCCTTGAATACTCTCCATTTACCAGTAACAGTATCAACACTATTAGAAGACTTAAACTGATATGTGTTTCCATCCTCTGCACAGTAAGACAAATGTCCATCGTCAATACTTGTCTCTGGAAAAGCCTTCATAGCAGCTTTTGTAGCAAATCTATCTCTTTCAAAGTTTGGCTGTTCTCCTTGAAAGGTAAAATTTGAACCTATTTTTATAGCCATAGCTTATTCAATTTAAGAAATCGTTTGTTTCATATCAGTAATAGTTGCAGCATTTGTTAAAAGATATACATAATACAATTCACCATTTACATTAAGTTCACTTCTAGTATAAGAAGCAAGATAGTCAAATCCATTAGCATCCTTAATGCCTGTAGCAGCACCGAAAGCCTTAGGATATGCAATACATGCTTTTTGGTTATTAAGGTTGAATGTTCTTGTACCACCCTTTCCACTTCTTAATGTCTCTGTGAGAGCCTTTATGTTAGCTTCTGTAACAGTAAAGTTTGCTGCAACTGCACCATCATAAGATGGATTAACAAAAGTAATAGTAGCTGAACCTTGAGCAGTTCTATCTTCTTTACTAACTCTAACATTATATGTTGTAGTAGCTGTTGCTGTGTCTGAATAAACATATGGTGTTGTACCATGACGCTCAGCCCCATTAATCATAATCTCATCAGCATCTACATTATCATCTCCTATCTTTGGAGTAATTGTAACTTTGACAGGCTGTGATGTTCCTTTCTTAGCCAGTGTCTTGTCAAGACTAACTTTAACAGTAAATGGGAATGCCTTGTCCATCAACTTCTTCACATCAGCACTTATAGCATCAGTTGTGGTTGTAGTAGCATAAGCAGACAAATCAGTAACACCGCTCAGATTATCCCAAGCAGTACCATTCCAAGCAACATTATCTCCAGCCTTAATACCATGCTCTGCATTAGCATTAGTTATATTCCAAACATCACCTGTAACAACACCAGTAGTAGGAAGGTCAGCATAATTAGTCTTAGTACCCTTAAACTTATATATGTTAGTTATATCAGTCTTTTTAGCATAAGTAGTATTAGCATCATCTTTCCTTAAATAAGTACTAGCAGCAACGGTATCATCAAGTTTAAGATTTATTTCTTCAACAAGTAGATAAACATCATTATTATAAGAATCCATAGTAACAAAGTCCTTTAACCGAGTTTTATCTGCTTTAAGTTGAAGAGCATCAAATACAGCCTTATTCTGAATAGGATTTTTAGAAGTACCATTAAGTGCAGCATCTACAACAATATCAGTCTTGAATATTCTCCATCTGCCAGTAGTAGTATCAACAGTATTAGCAGACTTATATTGATAAATATTACCATCTTCCTTACAATAAGAAAGGTGACCATCATCAATACTATTTTCATCAAAGGCTTTCATAGCAGCCTTAGTCTCGAAACTGTCTCTCTCAAAGTTAGGTAACTTACCGTTATAGGCAAGGTTTGCGCCAATTTTTATAGCCATAATGTTATAATTATTTAGTTGTTAATTAATGATTTGTTTGAAGTCAGTAATAGTAGTAGGACTACTAAGAAGATATACATAATAAGCTTCACCATCTATAGTTACTTCAGTTCTTATATAAGAAGCAAGATAATCGAAGTTATTATTATCCTTGATAGATGCAGCAGCACCAAACTCTTTAGGATAAGCAATACAGGTTTTCTGATTATTAAGATTAAATGTCAATGTTCTATTTCTACCACCCTGCAAAGAAGATGTAAGTGCTTTCACATTAGCAGCATTGACTACAAAATTAGAAGCAACAACGCCACTATAAGAAAGAGCAACAAATCTGATAGAAACAGAACCACTAGCACTTTTATTTTCTTTTTCAACTCTAACATTGTATGTTGTATTAGTTGTGGCTGTAACTTGAGTAGTATAAGGTATATTACCATGGTGTTCATTACCATTAATTATAATAGTATCAACTTGTGTAATATCATCACCTTGATATGCTTTTACTGTAATATTAGCAGTAGCAGTAGTTCCTTTCTGAGCTAATGCTTTATCAATATTAACTGCAACTCTAAAAGGAAATACTTTGTCCATAAGAGTAGTAACATCCCTTTTAATATTAGTATTGTCTGTCTTTAAGTCAGTAACAGTACTGCCTATTACTCCTATGCTACTGTTAACATCTTTAATGGCATTGAACACAGCTTTATTTTGTATAGCATTAGCTGAAGTGTTATTAAGCTCTGCATCAAAGGAAGTCTCCACCTCACTGTTCAATATGCTCCAATGTCCTGAATATGTTGCATCCTTATAGTGCAAAACACTATTATAGCCCTCAACATTATCAACAGTTGTTAAATTCGTAATATCAACATCACAATTTATAAAAGCTATTGGTAGGCTTGGCGATATATTGACAGAATCCCCTGCTGTAACATATCCATTGGCAATAGTAAGGTCATTACTTACAGCAGGTGTATCTTCTATAATCAAAAGATAGCCATTCAAGTCCAAAGTTCCTCTTGTAATAGGAATACTATTCAAGTCTCCTGTGGCAATATAGTCCGCAGCAAATTTAGGTTGCTTCTTATTTAACTCTCCTGTTACAACCTTATTTTGTACAGGGTTTATACTTGTATCACTCAGACTATCATCTATAGCTATTCCTTCTACAGAACCTATAACCTCATATTTATTAAGGTCTTGCACCCACAAATATTCAGTATATATGTTACCACTAGAGGGAGAGGTACTTGGAATTAAGTATATAATAGCAGGATTACCAATATCAGGCAAGCTATTTACTATCCTCACTTTAAGTAATCCCTCTTCCAAATTCTCAATTAGTTTATCTATATACTTAATACTGATTGTGTTAAGTAGTTTGTCTATAGATATACTCTTATTTGAGCCATCCTGCAATATTACTATAGAATCATTTGAATAACACTTGTCAACTTTAGGGAAAGAAGAATCCTTCTTTCCAAAAAGTTGCAGTTTGTTCTTAATCTCATTTATTTGATTACTTGTAAACATCAGCTCTTACTATTAGGTTTATTTATTTGTTTTCTCTTGAGTTCAGCATCTGAGGCATTCTTTGATTGAGTCTCCTTATGCTTAGCCCATTCAAGCTCCATTTTCTTATCAAATTCTCTTATCTGTTCGGCTAGCTTATCCTTAGCTTCTTGACTATACTCATCAGGTGCTACACCATCCTCTTCAACATCTGTTGCTCTTGAGTTTGCACTAATAAGAGCTACCTGTATCTTAGTCTGGTTATCTCTCTGATTCTGTATATCCTTTTGTTGTAATTCAGCTTGCTTCTGCTCATTCTGCATTTGAGCTATCTGTTGCTGACTCTCAAGTTGCTGTTGCTGTGCCTGAGCCTGCCTCTCCCTAATATCCTTCTCATCCTTCTCTATCAATCTCTGCTTTTCAGCTAATGAGCTTGATGTGTAGAGCTTGGTTATAGTAGAGAATGACAATGTTTGAGTCTGTAATGCTGCCTGTGCTAGAGTGTCTAGCTTAGATTGAAGTTCCTGAGTACCATTGCTATTATCTACTACCAGACCATAATCAGCCTCAGCAAACTCATCACCATCAATATCCATTACTCTTGTTGATGTGTCAGATAAGATGTACTGGAACTTCTTGCTTCTACCCCTAAGTGCTATCTTAGCTGTTTCCAAGAAGCATTCCAATGCCCTCTTCTTAACATCATCATGTACTACAAACAACCACTCTGTTATATGTGATGACTGTAATGTAGCTCTCTCCACTCCACCTACAGTCTCTCTATTGCTTATCTGACCTTCTCTTTGTTTGGTAATACCTGCAACCTCAGCCATCTCCATCTTAATAAACTCCAGAAGGTTGATTTGCTGCTGAATATAGTTACCTATATTAGTTTCAAGCATTCCCTTGCCTGCATTATTCAATGCACCTGCAAGTTTACCAGTTGAGGCTCCTATAGTACCCTCCTTAAAGCTATCAATAACAGCTATATGGTTAATCTTGGCATAGTACATCCACTTGTCAATAGTCCAACCCTTAGGCACTTTACTCAAGTCAAGCTCTAGAATAGAACCCCAGTTTGCAGCCAGTGCCTTATTAAGCCTGTCATGTATAGCATCATACAGATAGTTATAAGGCTTCATCATATCCACTAATGAGAAAGGTCTGCTATCATTGAGGTTATAGATTGAACCTACTATACCAAAGTGACATCTTGATGGGTTACTTAACCTATTGTATTGTACTAGTCTAGGTCTCATATTGACAAAGATACCATCCTTGCTATCACCTATCATAGTACCCTCCCAAGCCTCATTTATCCAGAATCTCTGAGCCTCTTCACCCCTGTCTTTGTCTATTACATAGTTCTCAGGATAGAAGTTGTATACTTCCTCACCTGTCTCTGGGTCATAAGATTTAACTTTAAGTATAGCCCTCTTTGACTTCCAGTACATTCTAAGAACTCTAAGATTTCCTGCCAAGTCATAAGGTAGCAATGAAGATGTAACTCCCTCACTGAACAGGTTAGCTGGGTCAAAGTAGTATGAGCCATTGGATGCTGTAACCTCATCACCTATCATACTTGTATTGATGAAGCCATATCTCTCATCAAGATTATCCATAGAGTCAGTAGCTGCCTGACCAACATGGTCAGGAAGGTTCTCTATATACTCAATGTCTCTCTTAGTAAGTACATCATAGTATGTGTCAATGACACGTCCAGGACTCCAATAATCTTCTAACAGTATGATGTCAGCATCTTCAATCCTATTTGAATAACCCGACTTAAATACTCTAATCTTTAGAGGATTTATTCTCTCAATCACTGGTTCACCTCCTACAATGTCACATTGGTAAATCTCCTCACCAACTGCCATTGCATCCATGAAACCTTGATTGAATATGAGAGGCATATTAAGCTCCTTGATATAATGGTTCAATAGAGCATTAGCTCTTATCTCTCTTATATCCTGCCATTCATATGTGTAGTAGTCATTCAGCTTCTCAAGCTTCTGGTTGAACTCATCTTCACTTGCTGATGTATCTGATATAAGCTCTTGCAATCTTTGGAATAGCTCAGACCTCTTGTTCTCTTCTATCTCAGATATTGCATTAGGGTTTGTTACAACAACCTTGAAATCAAAGACTCTCTTACTCTCCTCACCCCTTAAAACATTGAGCTTAGAATTCATGATTGGATAGTGCTGTAACTTATCAGGTATATAACCAGCCTCTATATGGTCTGGATTAAGTACCATCTGCAAGTCTGACATATGCAACCTACCATTGAGCAAGTCATAGTTAATCTTCTTATGAACTACTGACTTCCTAACTAAATTATAATTGAAGAAAGTCTTCTGGTTAGCCCATAAAAGGTGGTTTTTTCTCCACTCTTTAGTTTTCTTACTAAAGGAGAGCATTTGTCTTGGAAAATTTATATTATCCATATTTATTCCTCATTATATTTCCATATATAGCCATATGCTGTTTTTCTTTTACCATTACAACAGCAGCTAATATGGTGACCTTTAACATCTAAGTACTGCTCTGCTTTCGTAGTAGAACTAAATTCTCTTATAATCTCTCCCGTAATCTTATCTATCATCAATACCTTCTTAGATAGAGCTTTTCTTAGCTTCTCCTTTGTAGTATCTGATAAGTGCTTACCATAGTTAGGATGTTCTGCTCCAGACTTAAATCCATACCTCAGAAGCTCCTTAAGCCTATGGTCTCTTTGTAGTTTCCAGCATTTTTTAGCAATTTCTCTTTGTTGCTCAATTCTTTCTCTAGAATGCTTTCTACCATATTGAGATGCTTTTACCCCTCTATATTCTCTAAGTTTAGCTTTAGTTTCTTCTGAAACTGCTTTAGCTCCTTCTCCTCCATTAGCTATGTTGTAGCTTCTATTGGATTTCCTATATCTAGCTATTAACAATCTCTCTATCCTGCAAGCGGCATCTTTGGGTAGTCTTCTAAATAGTATTATATGCTTAAAGTTTTCCCACCCATACTTTATTATAGCAGAGTTCAGATATGGATTATGTTTATATCCATAACTCCATCTTTTACTAGGATTATGATACTTAGTTATACCTACATAGACCTTAGAGTTAATTATATTTATGTGCAAATATACTATGTATTCATTTTCCATGCTCTATAACTTTATGCAAAGTTAGTCAATCTTACTCATATCTGCAAGTAAATAAATGAAATACTAACTAGTTGCCATATCTTTTACTAAATTTACTGTTTTCTTGAACTTCTTGTCATAGTTATTGGTGAAGAATGGGTCATTGCCTATATAATCCTTTGGAGTGGCATCTTTGTCCCTACTAGGATTACCTTGATATAGTACCATCTTCTCCTCTCTATATAACATAACCATACCTAATGCCCTGATTCTATCCACATTTATCTCAGGGTTGAATGCTATAAGTTCTTCTATCAAGGCTCTGTTCCTCAAGAAGAACAGGTTCTGGGTAGCTACTTCCCTCTCTACTCCATCTATAGTAGTAATCATAGTTACAGGTTTCATCAACCAATCCCTTATAAGACCATTGGCATAGTTGTTTATAGCTGCTGTAGCATTGACACCCTTCTGGTTACTACCAAAGGAGCTGTACTTAATCATTTGCTTATCTCTCAGGTATTCAGGAGTATCAGCCAATAAGTGAGTACAAGTCATCTTGGCAAAGTAAGCATAGATTCCCTTCTTATTAGACTCATAGAGACACTTGGCATTATAGAATAGGCATAACAATCTCACTATCTCAAAGTTGTCCTCTGCAAATGATTGTCTACCTGTATATTCAGCTACTATCTTGTCAGTCCATAAGTCCAATACAAATGTGGATGACAGTGATGATGACTCAGCCTGGTCATTGTCTACAGGGTCATGTCCTATTATATATCTAGTGTCAGGTACTTTACCACTCCTGTCTTTCTCAGGCAACTCAAATATCTCTATAGCTCCTGGTGTATCATTCTCTACTCCATACTTCCTGATAGGCTCATCACTTGTAGGTTTGAACTCTACTTCCCCACTCTTATTCATAACCAGCTTACCTATATATACATCATCAAATGAGTGCACATCAGTGTCAAGCTGCTGTAGTCTTTCAGTCAAAGCTGTAACTGGGAAGAATGCTGACTTTACCTTAATAATAGCCTCAGCAGGTGTAATAGGGTCTTCTGCTATAACTCTAAGAACTGACTTAGGGTCAGCACTATACTTAGCCTTATACCTTTGCATAAGTATTTCTATCAGTGCTTTTACTACATCAGATACCCCATCCTTGTTATAGCACCCTGCTCTATTTATATATGATGGGAAGAAATAACCAAATGTAGGCTTACCTTGCTTAGGTTTGTCATATACATTCTCTACTGAGAGTATATTATAGGCTTCAGGATAATATAGCAAGGTCTTAGCTGAGCTAAAGTCTGATTCATCCTCGGCAGCAGTACCTACCAGATACATGGTGGCAAATGTATAGTCACCATCCTCCACTGACTTTCTAGTAATGTCATACAAGGAAAGTAGTCCTTTGAATGAACCCATTTCCTCGAATAGAATCCAACCTCTCTTACCTCTCAGCTTCTCGCTGTCATCCTTAGCTGATACTGCCAATACCTGATTTAGTGAACCTCTCTCAATACCATATTCATCCTTATAACCCATTTGCCATGACATCTCATTAGGAGAGTTCTTCAACATAAGGTGAGGGAAAGGAGTATGGGAGAAGCTAAAGTTAATTGCAGGCTTAAACTTAGATAGTGTACCATCCTTATTATCAGATAGATATTCTTTCTGATAAGCAGTCAACACTGTAATAACCCTTCTTTTGGATTCTTCTGACTCCCCCAAGATAAGATTATGTCCCATAATTGATGAGAGTGAATATGACTTGGCACAATTATGAGTAGCTACAAAATCTCCTATAAGGTAACAATTGTCTTTAGAGTCTACTGTGACACATTTAGCTTGTTGTTTACCTATATACTTTATATCTATTATCTTGGTTCTTATTTCCTTATTTATAGTATATTCATTAGTTATTTTCTTAGCTCTCTTTTGCTTTCTTGGAAGATTAGAAATTATATCTCTAGTAAAGATAGTTAAAGAATAGCTTGATAAACATTCTTTATAGACACCATTAACTTTATATCTAGCCTTTTTTATAGTATAAGAGCAATTGTATCCAAGACTTCTACATATAAAGGCTATGTCTTCAATTAACTTTTTAGAACTTAATGATATTACATATCTATCACTTTTATCTAAAGTTCCATCACTATCCATTAAGCCTTTTAATAAGTTTAATCTTACTTCTCTTGAGTTATATTTGTATTCATCAGGTATAAACTTATCTTCAGACTTTTTCCAATATAGCCCATATTCTTTAAGAATACTAGACCACCCAGGAATATCTATATGATAAGCATATTTACTATTCCATTTAATTAAGTTATAAGGTATATACTGCTTTTCAATATTTACATCTTCTTCTATTTGGGTATAATAACAGCATCTATGAACAAAGCATCCATCCCCTAATAGTAGTCCAAATGTATAAGGGTCTACTTTAGTTTCTTTATAAGGCATTTCTATTCCTTCGTTTTTATGAATAGCGCACACGTACTCTATTCCTGAAGGATTTCTTTCAGATACTTTTTTGCCTCTCTTATACTCTTTTAGCAATTCCAAAGTAGTCATTATTTGACTGCCCATTCTATTATGAAAATCTATCTTCCATAGATGTTCATCAGATGCTAATATCTTTCTACCATCCCTAAGTGTAATTTCATATACATCACATTCTTTATCATAAGGAATGTCTATAACCTTAGTTATATTACCATAAGTCCCATATAATTCATCACCTATTTGTATTTCTCCCCAAGTTCTCCATCCTTTAGGAGTAAATACCTTTTGACTATAAGGATGGGCGCCTCTCTTAGCCAGCTCAATGGCATGATGACCTTGCTCTCTGGCATTAAATAGATAATAATATCTCCAGACATTACCCTCCTGTATGAAAGGGAATGATTCTACTCTGACAGCTTTCTTCTTGCCCTCAGTAATCTTATTGACCATCATAGGCTGATAGTTCAAGAACCAGTAGTTAAAACCTGAAATCCATGCACCATCTGAGGGCCTAATAAGACCCTCCCAACACCTTCTTCTCTCCTCATCCCAGAACTTCCTGAACTCTGAGTTAGGGTTACTATTGGGTTTTAGAAATGTGTAGCATCCATGCTTCTGATAATGCAATGCAGCTTGTCTAAAATAGTCAGCATCTTCAAGTATAGGAGGATTAGTTATATCCACTATTGCAGCACCTCTTTCATCCCTAGGTAAATCCTTATAGCAAAGTCTATCTGGAGATATGAGATTCTTAATGAACTGTATATTAGTCAGACAATCCATAAGCTGCTCTGCTACCTCACTTGGCAAACTATCAAGCAACTCCTGTGTGACAGGAGTCTGATACCTGTTAGTCTGTATCAGCACCTTTATATTTTCCATCTAACATCAAAGTTAAGTTATCATAGTCCAGAAGGAGATTAAAGATAAGGATAAGCAGAGATTCTTCCATGAGCTTAGTCATTTCGGACTCTTCCTTTTCAGTAACTATCCTACTGGTATGAGATAGTGTAGTTACTTTGAACTTCTCTCCGTTATTTATATACCATAGAGTCCACTTATACTCTTTGTAAGCCTTACTAAAGCTGTTACACTCTATTTCTTTGTGTAGTATGAAATGTACTCCTTTCTTACATTTCATCCTTTCAAACTTGGTATTCAATACTTCTACTATTCCTACTGCATCCATATATCTTTAATATTAAAGTTATCTTTCTTTATGAGTACCAGATAACCAATCTTTTACTACTTTAGTATTCAACATTTGTCTACCCCTAGCTTTTGCTTTTTTAGAATGATAAGGGTCTCCTGTATTATATAATCCTTTCTTGTATAATCTGTATCCATGCTCCAGTGGGCTTGCTATATCTTTAAGGTCTTTGGCTTTAGAGGCTTCCCACCCTCTTTTATACCACTCATGGTTATTTATAAGAAATTGTGGATATATACCCCCAAAGTTTCTAGCATAAGACATATTATATAATCTTCTTTCATACTGTCTTTGCTCCTCTTTAGGCATAGGTTTATTATGTTTCTTTCTATAGGCTTTCTTCTTTGCATCAAGACTTACAGTAGGACTGGCTCCTAATAAAGTTTCTTCTGCTGCAAGCCCTAGTGCCTCATCTAAAGGAATGCCTGCTCTTTTAGCATTTACATATATACTATCTAACATGTTAGTAGTTGTCCTGCCTACCCCTGGAATATCAATCTCCTTATCATAAATATAAGGAATAAAATAATCGTTAGAAGGATGGCCTAAAGAATCTGCCGTATATACTTGTTTCTTATGTATATTAGCTATAGCATCTTCAAAGATACCACTTTCTCTGCCTGTCTTTGATGTATTATCCATAACTCTTTGAAATCTCCTTCCTTTATATTCAGCAGTATCCTGGTTATTTAATATGGCTTTATAGGCTCTACCATTATAGAGAATATTACTACCATTGATACCATCGTCATAAGCTTTAGTAATAGCCTCTTTAAGAGAAGAAGCTTCATAAGAAGGAGTAAACCAATACTTAGGCTTTATCCAATCATATCCTTTATCTTCTTTTATTCCTCCTTCCTCAAATTTATTATAACTGTCAGCTATAATAGAGGTATCGTAGATACCGCTTTCTATACCTAATTTAAGATAAGGAACTCTCTCAGCCATTGATAATTCATCCCATTTCTTCATATCACATATCCTCGTAAATACTCTTCTCTTGTGCACCTCTTACCTTATCACTCTGTGCTATCTCCTTAGCCAATGCTCTCTCAGCCTCATCTAGGTCTTTAACCATTGATGGCACTTGTTTAATAATAGCACCTAACTCCTTAACATCCTTTACATCAAGCTCTGACATATCAGATGTAAGGTCTCTCAATTTATTCCTATAACCATCAACCAAAGCTCTAGTATCTTCCAGTAATAGAGCTGATGTAGTCTTGAATGAGGCATATAGCTTCATGGCTTCCTTTACAGTTCCATCAGGTTGCCATGTAGACTTAAGACCTTCACCTTCTTTAATAGCCTTGCTTCTTTCATCCCTATCTATGATGTACTGGTAATCACTTCTGGGGTCTTCCATGAAATAGCAATATCCCAACTCCATTATAGCCCTTTCCTTAGAGGCTGACTTATCTCTTATCCATATAGCTCTAAAAGGCTTAAGAGCTAAAGCTTCCTCAGATATGCTGAGGTTATATCCTTCATATTTGAATAGTCTCATATACCTATTAAAATAAAAGCCCAATCTTGCTTTAAGACTGGGCTTATAGTGTTAAACTAGAATCTTTGGCTGTTCAGTGTATATTGCAGGGCTTTCATCAAACTCCTCAACCTCAGCTACAAACTTAATATCAGAGCTTTGTAAGTACAGGTGTTCAACACCATCTATCTCTACTATATCAAAGTTGTAACCTATAACTGGATTGTCCTTGATTACCCCATCTTGCAGAGACCCAGGCTTATGTTTCATTACTGCATATCTCTTAGGATTGATAAACACTGTATCTCCTACTTCTATGCCTCTTACCATAGGTCCAATTGCAACTACAGTTTGGTATTCCTTAACTGTATTAGCCTTGCTAGCATCAATCAGATTACTACCTCTGGCTTTAACTTCACTGCCATATCTGTTCATGGTAGTGATTAGCCCATCAAACATGGGCTTGACTTTCTTTATTATTGTTACCATCTCTTAGTTTCTTTACATGCTTATACCCATCCTTAATGGCTTTATACCTAGGGTATGTACATGATAGTTTTCCGATGCTAGGTATATTGAAGTTAGTCCTCAACTTGTTGAACTCCTCCTCACTAAGGTCATCTTTAAGTGGTAGTTCTGATATTGTGCATCTTATATACTCCCAATAAGACTCATATGCCTCCTTGACTACTTCTCCGGGTAGTTCAAGCTTATTAGCCACATGGTCTATAGCATCTTGATAGTTCATTGAAAATCAAATAATAACATCAACTTGAATGAGCCATTTTCCTCAATAACTCTAGGTATATATCTTGGATTGAGCTTACCATCTATTATAATGTTATTCTTTCTCAATTTACCCATTATGACCTGGAAGTGAGGAAGAGTTATATTGCACTCTTCTCTAACTTTCCTCTTAGTATCTTCACTCATAACGAGTCTGTCAAGAATATCATTATCAGAGACCACCTTACTTAGTTCATATCTCTGCTTGACAAAGGAAGTGGCTACTTCCATTTCCCTTTCAGTAAGATGGTGAAATGGCTGTAAGAACATAAACCACATCTTAAAGAAAGAGTAGTCAAGCTTACATGGTATTCTCACCACATTGTCCACTCCCTTCTTGACCATAGTTACTCTCCTTTATCAGTGTTTTCTTCTGCTTGTTCTGGAGTAGCCATCAGATTTTCTATCTCAATAGCACACTGTACCTTAAAATTATGAGACAAGTAAGCATTATCCTTATCAATAACAGCAAACAGATAATCAAGTCTCTTATATAGGTTAGCCAGATTAGCTTCATTCAGTGCCATCCTTAACTGCTGGTTCTGTGTATTAAGCTGCTGAGCCTGTGCACTAAGCTGGTGACATACATTCTCCAACTCCTCATAACTAAGTTTATTCTTAGCTTCTCCCATTTCTCTAACTTCTTTTCCCATATTATTTATTTAAGAATTTATCTCCATATTTTGCAATATATAACTTCTCCCACTCCTCTATAGTATTTTCCTCAATATCAGTGTCTCCACAGTGGTCACAATAGTCCATACCATCAAGGGACATTATTCTAAGAGATAAACAACTTTTACAGTATTTAACTGGGACAGAGTTATAATCAAGTGCCTTGGACTCATCTCTAAGTAAGTGTTCCATATAACTATGATTTATAATAAACTAAATATATCTGTCCACCAAGAGTAAACATATTTACTATAGCCTCTCTTGGTATACCAAGTTCATTTGCCTGGCTTATTATACCCCTAATTGTCTGACCTACTATACAAGTCATTACTTTATTCTTCTCACCCATGTTCTAACTATTTTATAGTTTCGGGAGTAGGACTCGAACCTACAACCTCCAGCTTATGAGGCTGGTTAGCTACCATTGCTAGCATCCCGAGATATTGCCAAGATTTGGTATGGTACTTGGCATTGTAAGGTTAACCTTATACTTACACCCCCAATCACCTACACCTATTAAGCTGTTGTTTATACAGGTCAGCTCCTGTTGAGGTTTACCTAGTAGCATTGGGTGTTACTCTATCACTGTAGGTAAGACAGTTTTTAGTAACTTGTAGAGCCTCCCCTCAGAATCGAACTGAGACTCCCTGTTTACAAGGCAGGTTTGCTAAACCATTAACACTAAGGAGGCATAGTACCCCTGACAGGAGTTGAACCTGCAATCCCCAAGGGCGTTGGTGTTTAAGACCAATGTGTATTCCATTCCACCACAGGGGCATTATACTTAGTAAGGTCTCAAATCACATAACTCAAAGAGGTACTTGTATTTCAGTATATTATGTATGAATGTCTCACACTCAGACCTAATTCCTGCATATAGAGTTCCTTCTGGAATATTCTCATAGAACTTAGTAGTTCCTGCTTTGACCTCATTGATGAAGTCAATAGCATTAAGAGCATCACTAGGAGCACCTTTAATCACATTAGGTTGCATATGTCCAAGCAATCCCTGATATTCCTCTGCCAATCCATCCTGATAGTCTGAGATAATACCTAGGAACTCATCTAGGTAAACATGAATATTCTTCTTAGGAGCTGCCCAATGCAGATTCTTACACTTAGTCTTCCAACCCTCCAGAAGGTTAATGAAGCTAATGAAGAATTGACTAGGGTTCTCATCTTGAGAAGGCTTGAACATCTCATCCATTAGCTGATTATCTAGAAAAACACTATCCATTTCTCTAATTCTTTATTTGATACTGCAAAGTTAAGCTAAATATTTAACCTATGCAAGTAAATTACATTATTTAACTAAATTATCTGTACCCTCCAAGGGACTTGAACCCTTATGTACTTAGTACACTAGTTTCTAAGACTAGCCTGTATACCCATTCCAGCAGGAGGGTGTAAGCTCTCTTATAGAGAGCTATATTCTTTTGTAGCATCAAAGCTAGGGCAAGCTTTTGAGCTAAAGTCTCTGTGCCCATGTATAGATGCTTGAGGGTACTTAGTCTTTAACTCCTTAAGTAACTTAACTAATGACTGCTTCTGCTGAGCAGTCCTAGTATCTTTAGGTGTCTTGCCATCAGAAGCACATCCTCCTATATAGCATACTCCAATAGAGTTAGCATTATGGCCAGCACAGTGTGCACCTATAATAGACTCATCTCTACCTGTATGTATAGAACCATCTCTATATATTACATAATGATAGCCTATATCAGAGAAGCCCCTTTGAAGGTGCCACTGTCTTATAGTATCTACACTATAGTCTTTACCTTCTGGTGTGGCACTACAATGTACTATTATTTCATTTATTTTTCTTGCCATACATATATTATAAAACTTATCATGTTCCCCCACTAGGAGTCGAACCTAGCTCTCAGGATTAAAAGTCCAGAGTATCCACCATCAATGCTTTGGGGGAGTGAAGCAGGGTCTTTTTAAGAGGTTTCATCTTATTCCTAGGAAAGATTTTTACCCTGCACACCCTCTAGTGCGCCTCCACAAGGACTTGAACCTTGAGTCCCCTGCTTAAGGGGCAGGTGCTTTAACCAATTCAGCTATAGAGGCTTATAGACTTGTAGGTGGGATTTGAACCCACGAATCACCAGTTTTGCAGACTGTGCCCTTAGACCACTCAGGTACTCCAAGATAGTACTGGCAGAGGGACTTGAACCCCCATGTGACCAATTACCCTTTCTAGACTGTATAAGAGTCAGGGGATATGCCAGTATGTTGGGGTGTCTGATGGGAGTTGAACCCACACTACTTGGAGCCACAATCCAAGGCTCTGACCAATTAAGCTACAGACACAGTTCTGATGAGTGGACTCGAACCACTAGCTACTGCCTTATGAGAGCAGCTTTCTACCATTGAAATACATCAGAATATGTAGGTACAATAGGACTTGAACCTATAACCTCTTGAATATCAGTCAAGTACTCTAACCAATTGAGTTATGTACCTATATGTGGGAAAGATAAGAATCGAACTTATATCCAAGGATTTTCAGTCCTCTGCATAGACCATCTTTGCTACTTTCCCATTGCAGATAGAGTAAGACTCGAACTTACATCTAAGGGTTAACAGCCCCTTGTTCTAACCTTTGAACTAAAGACCCATTATTTGTTGCTCCTACAAGACTCGAACTTGTGACCTTTGGTATGTAAAACCACTGTTCTTAACCACTGAACTAAGGAGCATTGATAGGGTAGTTTCTTTAACCTCTAACTACCAAAAGAGGGTTCTAGCAAAAGCTCAACATTATGAAACACGGAAACTAATGTGGAGAATGAGAGACTCGAACCCTCTAATATAGCTTGCAAAGCTATCAGTTTAGCCAGTTAGCTTAATTCCCCATTAGTATGGGTACTTGGACTCGAACCAAGGACAACTACATCCCAAATGTAGCATTCTACCTACTGAATTACACCCATATATTGCGGAGAGATGAGGTCCCGACCCCCAAGCATTACTGCCCCCATTGTTTTCAAGACAAGTCCCAGTCCCACTGAGTTATCTCTCCATTTGCCTACCTACCACTGTAGGATAGGACTTTGGTTTTGTTATAAGTGTGCAGACTATGAGGGAATTGAACCCTAACCTTCACATTGACAGTGTGATATGCAAACCACTACACTACATAGTCTATATAATTTAGTACCCCCTGATAGAATCGAACTATCATTCTAAGTTTAGAAGACTCATGTATTATCCATTATACTAAGAGGGCATCTCTAGTTGGGACTAGAGGTCTCGAACCTCTGCTATAAGAGCCAAAATCTCATGTGACTGCCACTACACCAAGTCCCACTCTGAATTACTCTGCAAAGGTAAGCAAATTTTTTGAATCTACCAAATTTTACTGTAAGAAATTTAATTATTAGAGTCCAGAAAGGTATTAAGATTACTCTTTTCTATATAATACCTTGTTACCTCTTTGTATTTTAATTAATAATGTGTTCTCAGTATCTACCTCATTAAATCCACCATCAAATATAGGGTCATAAGCCCAAGATACCATTACTCCATTAAAATACCTATATGTAAGAATATCGCCTCTCTGCAAAGTTATTTTCATAGCCCCATTAATTTATTAGCCCAACTTTCTGTATAGAAATGATAGTACCCTTCCTTATGATTGTCACAACAATGGATATAACCATTTAACCAAGCATAAAGTATTGAAGGAATACCTAAATTATTAGGTATAATATATCCCTAGCCTGTGTTGCCAAGCTTGTTTCATATTAGTTCTGCACTTCGTTGGACCCGTTCTTGGTTATACCCCTAAAGCATATTTACCTGTACCTTTTCTCAGTAGTATTGGTTATGCTAATCCAACTTATAACAAAACACTTTGTACCAGTATCGGGGACACCTCATTCCTATATATTGGAACTACTACCCAACTTCTGCTCCATTACTTGATTACCTCATGGAGGATAGAGACATACTACCTATCTCTCTGGCAGGTGCAAAGGTAAGTATAAAATCTGATATAACCAAATATTTTAAGAAAGTTTAACTATACACTATGGTCTAGGTTAAAAAATTTTAATTTTTTTTTTTTTTTTAATTTTTGTGGTACTTTATTGGTATGAGGGGGGTATAATATACTCACACCTCCCCTGCCTCTGGCTTGTTGGGGCTTGTCCCCGTGGGTTGAAATGATACATACTAACACTAGCCAAGATATTGTTAACTTATATTTATAACAAAAATGAGAGAAGAATTAGACATGCTCTTTCTGTTGGAGCATTTCAGTCTTGAAGATTTAGTAAAGGCTGAAGAAGAGTGTATTGCTGCTATTAAAGCTTATCTCAAAAATGTGAAACATCACATGGATTATATAGCTATGCATCTATAATAAGATAAATAAAAGATTAGGGTGAGGGGGACTAACTCTCACCTTGCCTTTGATAACATTCCTATATGATATGAAGAAGAACATTCTCATTGCGGTATTGGCACTAGTGGTGCTAGTACTTACAGGTGTTACTCTCTACCAAAGTGAGAGACTGAGTGCTGCCAAGGCTTATATCAATGACCTTGAGGCAGACTATCCTGACTACATTGATACCACTTCTGGAGGTGATGCATACTCAGAGTGGTATAACTAACTCCTTCCTTACTTTTGACATTATTAACTTTGAACCTTATGGTGCTTAGGTCAACCATTATTCAGTTATGAATCTGTTTTCTAATCTTAGGGTGTATGGTGGTAAGTGGTCTGAGAAGTCATCCAGACACTTCACTCAGGAAGAGCGGGCTCTTGTAGAGAAGGCTCAGGTAGTTGAGAGTCAGTATGGCTCATCATGCTGCTTCTTTATGAAGAACGGCACTACCATGTATGTTCCTATGTCTCAGGATGCTAAGTCTGAGGTAGGTGACATGGTAGACCTGTCTTCTGCTGAGATTGTCACTCTGGAGAAGCAGGGTGAGCATGACATTCAGCGCATCAGAGGATAATAGTCCTCATAGTCATCAGACCTCATAGGAGAGTGGGAGTAATCCTGCTCTCCTTTATTTTTGAATGAATAATAAACAACAACATATGATTAACAAGCTATTATATCATCCAGACAGTGACTAACTAGGAAACAACAACATATGATTATATAGCAGAGGCACTAACTCCTCCCTTGATACTGGCTATACTATTTATTAGCTGACAGTAGAAGTAATAGTAGTAACTAACAACAGCAAGATATGATATATTCAAGTATATCTTTAGAGCAAGGTCACTAACTCCCCCCTTGCCCTTGCCTTGCATAGCTAATGCTAATAGTAGTAGCTGTGCATGTGCACAAATAACATTTATCACATAACATTTAACATTTAGCACTATGAACTTGTTTTCTAGTCTGAGAGTGTATGGAGGCAAATGGGCTGAAAAGGCTTCCAGAAAGTTCACACAAGAAGAGCTGGCTCTTGTAACTAAGGCCCAGGTGGTGGATTCCCAGTATGGTAACTCTTGCTGTTTCTTCATGGCAAATGGTACAACTATGTATGTACCAATGAGCACTGATGCAAAGAGTGGGGTGGGTGACATCATCAACCTCAATGAGGCAGAGATAGTTACCTTAGAGAAGCAGGGTGAAAATGACATCCAGAGAATCCGAGGATAATCTGTAGTAAAGAGTGTGTACCACACATAGTGGTGCATAACTCTTTTTACTGTCTTTGCAGCAACAACAAAGTGGAGTGACTTATATAGTTACTCTACTTTGCTTGTCATTTTTCAAGTCAGTTATTCATTAAAAAGAGTTAAAAATGACACTAGGAGAATGGGTAGGAGTAATCCTATGTATTGCACTTGTAATAGGTGCAATATGGGATATATGTACAGGATATAGCTCCAAAAATTAACACACAATACACACAAAATTTAAGAAAATGAAAAAATATGCTGTACAAAGAATTGATAATGGTCAAGTAATTGATTATGTTGATTCGCCAGAACAAGCTTCATACTGGCTACAAATGAGTAATCCAAAGTTTGAATTGGTAGCTACTAATACCTCTAGTATCATAGTTACTTATACAGAACTTGAAGGACCTAACGGATATGGACACCAAGAAGAATCTTTTGCTACTTACGGAGGAATTGTAAGATGTATCATTAATCTATATAAATGGGCAAACCAAGAAGCTTCTGTGTGGGGGCCTAATCCAATGGATATTAAAGGCTACCTTAAAAAATGCAATGTTATAGTAAATGGGCGAGACAAGACTGAGTGGTTTTTAGCTCAAGTAGATAAATTAAAGATAATGTATGTGTAAGAATATAACCATTGTAGTACTCCTACTAATAGTAGGAGTACTTATAGGTATTTGTATCTACCAAAATGATACTATCAGTAGAGCTAAGGCATATATCAATGACTTGGAGAATGACTTCCCTGAGTATATTGATACTACCTCAGGTGGTGATGCTTATAGTGACTGGTATGAAAGAGTGAACTAAAGCACTAATATTAAGAGTAATATACCTCAAGATAGATAGGGACAAATAGGACTCACCTAAACGAAAATCCGCTGTTGAGTGAAAGATTGATGTGAAGGTCAGACAAGTAAACTCATGGAGTTGAAAGCAGCACCGAGGGACTGGGAATCGAGTAGACAAGACACAGTGCATTAGTAGAAAGGGGACTTGACAGTAAAGGTACTAAAACCTGGTAAGTGTAACGAGTTGAGGTTTCTATTAGGAGATGATACCAATGGGTGTTGAATAGCATATATTTAGTATCCCTAATAATATTATAATGTATCTATTAAACTCCGTATATCTTAAAAAGTACTGGAGGTTACTGACTTTAATAATAACAGTGCTTAAGGGGATTAGCATATATTGGTTAATGCAATAGTTATTCTATGCAAATAGGCTCAAATCCTATATCACCTACTAATAAAATAACCACAAAATATACAACAATGAAAAGAAAGAGATTAAAAGGGGCATTTGTATGTTCCGTGACAGATTCTAGGCTCACTATAAGAGTCTGTAAAACTAAGAGGTACTTCATCATGTTCTGGGGTGAGCTTTATGAGATTAAATTCTCTGAAGTCAAGATGTATGAGGCACACAACATTAAGGTAATAGTGAGATGAGAAAATATGTTGTCTATGACACCACAGGCAATCCTGTTGGTGTGTCATTCAAAACTATTAGAGAGGCTGAAGAGTATAAAGCCATCAACAGGAGATTTGATTGGGTTGTGAAGCTGGTAGACATAAACATATGGAGGGAGAGCACTCCTAAACAAAGGAATGCTCTTACCTTCTGTGAGAAGGTCTTGGATATTCAATTTGAAGGCAACAGGCATGATTTCTATGAAGTGTCTGACTTCTTGTCTGAGTATCTGGAAGAGGCTAAACAAACAGCAATAGAATTATCATGTATGTATTCATCTTATATGTGGAACAATGATTAAAGTAAGTAAATGCGTGTTACTGTACGCAACAATCATATGCAGCATTCTGTTTATAACAGGTGGTGACGCAATAATGTCAGTAGGTATTAAATACTTTCTGATATTTGGGTTAGTTTGTGTTGCTCTAATTTATCTATCTTATAAATTAATATCCAAGAAGGAGTTTGATTCCTTCACGGGATTTAACATTATAGATAAATTGTAGTTGTAGATTGGGCTTTTCTGGTTCGTGAGAATAGGAAAAGACTTTTATAGTAAACAATTAAAAACAGATTAAATATGAGAATTATAGTAGTTTTTATATTTGCTTGCATTAGTCTTATAGCCAGTGCACAGCAATTCAAGCGTGAGGGTAATACCTTTGTGCAGGATACCACAAAAACTTTCAGAAAGTCTGAGGGTAAGGAGACCAAATACACCTACAAGGATAAGAATAATAAGGTATATCCTATATTCATTACCTCTTCTGGAGCTGTGTATATAAACAAAATATCAGCAAAGACAGGTAAGGAATACAGAATGTACCTTCCCAAGGGTATCAAGGAAGCTATTGCCAAGGAGATAAAGCAATGATTATAACAATATTTGCTTGGCTATTTGTAATAGTTTGGGTATTAAAAATGAAAGACCAATGATAATACTTGGAATTTTAGAGATGATATTCTATGGTTTTGGTACATTCTTGTTTTGTATCTTGCTATGGCATGTCTTTTTTAACGATAAATAAGATGTCTGAGCTTCTTGTTACAATCCTTAACAAACTAGGTTTGGGTAAAGGATGTAGAGTATACAACATATCTAACATGAAAAGATACATGTATGATGTGTTTGGAGACTCTATAAAGGTAGATATAATATCTCCTATATCTGTCAGTCTTGAAGCAGGTAGTAATAAAATCATTATCACTTATGAGATAGTGAACAGTACGATAAAGAGTCTGACTATTAAAGAGGTGTTATAAATGGCTCACTCCCTTAGCTCAGTTGGTTCCGCAAGGCTTGAGAGCATCGGACTTTTAATCCGAGGGTCATGGGTTCGAGTCCCATAGGGAGTACTATTCATTTCATTCAAGGGGCTGTATTTGGTCTTGACTGGTGGCTACTTGGTATGAGGACATGCAGAGACTGATGGAGAGACATCAAAACTTTAGGTGGCAACAGAATTTCTGCACCTGTAGCTCTTGCTGCTTAAGCAATCTACTGAGTTAGTCACTGACTTGGAAACAGAATAGTGACAAGACAAGATTTCTTGCATAGATAAATGCAAGTGGTGGACTATGTTGACAATCCAGTCAACCCCAGCAGAGAACCAACTGCATAATAAAGTGGTAAGCATGTGTAATCCTTATATTGAGAGCTATTAGGACAGGGGTTCGACTCCCCTCAGCTCCAGAGGCACGTTGTTAGATACTTCCACGTAGTGTGCCTTGGGTTAAAAGCTAGATTCTAACAAAAAAAAAAAGATTATATGTTAATAACAGAAAGAGCAAAAAGGAAAATAAATACTTTATTAGATAGTACTAATGATTGTATAAACTATCCTAAAACTAATAAAGATGGTTATGGGGATATTCAAGAGATTGTGGAGGGTAAAAAGCTCCACATGTTAGCTCATAGAGTATCTTATCAGTTATATACAGGAGAAGACATATCACCTGATGATATAATATGTCATAGATGTGATAATCCTGCTTGTATTAATCCTAGACATTTGTTCAGAGGCACTCACTCAGATAATATTAAAGATAAGGTTTGTACCCATTATTCATAAGCGGTCGTAGCATAATTAGCGGTGACGCGGTAGTGGAATCCAATTACGACTATATTGTTTTCAAGAACTGGTGGTCATCAGGAAGATACTTTACATGGACTAGAAGCAATGATATGTGGTGTGTTGGATGCTTCTACGGCACGGGCAAGGAGCTAATCGCTAAAGCCTACAAGGACAGCAAGGTGAGTGGTAGAGAGTATGAGAGAATAGTCAAATATGTAGAGCGGATTAAGAGAGACAGCAAGCCATCTTTGTGGCGGAGAATACTGTTTAATCTTAGCAAGCTCTGCAAATAGTATAAAATTAAACTACATCAGAATGGCAAAGATTGTAAACAATGACAAGGGGTTCAAGGTAATCAGCTTGTCAACAGAGGATGCAGCATCTCTGGGCTTTGGTATAGATGGCTCAGGTACATGTATATGTATGCATTGTAATAAGGGGTGCCGTAGTGGAGACATCTATTACATTGCAGTGCTTCATGACACTATGTGCAAGAAGTGCTATGAGAGGTGGATTAAGTCTGCTACAAGGTATGCAGAAGATATACCCATTGAAAATAGGAACTTCAACCACTATAAGGAGTGGCTGTGTCTGTGATTATTCTTATATTGTAGTGTACTATGTATTTCAAAGAAGATGAACCAATAAGAGTGCTTATGACAACACCTCTTCCTGACCCCTACTTATAAGGGCAGTTATTGGTACTAAAGTTAAATTTATGTTAAAGGTAGGTCATTTGTTTGGTAATATCAAACTTTTGACTTACCTTTGCGGTGTTCAATTAAACAACAGAGATTATGTGTTCAAAAGTTAATCCTAACCTAAAGCCTGTACCTAAGTTTGAAAACACTCAACTGGCAGGTGGTTATGGTGCATTAGCTGCCAGGCAGTCCAATGTAGCATTGCTTAGAAGAGCAGTGCTGGCTAATCTCCTTTGAGAGGATGTAGCATATATGGATGGTGAGAGAGTAGCCAATGAAATACAGAGGTTAATACCTCTGTGCCCTGCTGAGGATGTATATAATATAGCTCTTGAAGCTAGGTTAATGCAGAAACTGAGGCATACTCCATTGTTTATAGCAGTGGAAATGTGCAAGTATCCTGAACATAAGTTATTTGTTAAGGACTTGCTACCAAAGATAGTTACAAGAGCTGATATGCTCACTGACTTCTTGGCTATATATATATATATTGGAAGGATGGCAAGCATCCTATCTGTAACCAAGCTAAGAAGGGTCTTGCTCTAGCCTTCCACAACTTCAATGAGTATAAGTTGGCTAAGTATGACAGAGATGCTGCTATCAAGCTCAGGGATGTGATGTTCTTGGTACATGCAAAGCCTAGAAACCAGTATGAGCAGGAGTTGTTCAATAAGGTAGCTGAGAGAACTCTCACACCACCTGAGACATGGGAAGTCATGTTAAGTAGAGGTGATGACAAGAAGGCTACTTGGACTAAGCTCATTACAGAGGGTAAGATTGGAGGTCTGGCTATGTTGAGAAACATAGCTAATATGCAGAAGGCCAATGTGGATAGAAGGACTATCCAAGATGGCCTTAAGACACTGAGAAGCTCAATGCTATTACCTCTTGACTTCTGGAAGGCTGCTAGAATGAACCCAGCATTTGAGAGAGACATTGAGGATGCTATGATAGAGGCATATAAGAACTTACCTAAACTTCCTGGCAAGACACTATTTATAGTGGATGTATCAGGTTCTATGGGTTTTTTAACCTCTGGTAGCTCTCAGTTCAACAGGATGGACCAAGCTTGTGCTATGGCTATCTTGGCAGCTAATCAGTGTGAGGACTATGAGCTTGTAGCTACAGCAGGTAATGATGATTCTAAAATAAGTGCCTCAGAGTGGATTGAATATCCAAAGAGAGGTTTTGCTCTTGCTCCACAGATAATGGATACCAGGCATAGGATTAGTGGTGGAGGTATATTCACCAGGCAGTGCCTAGAGTGGTGTAAGGATAAGTTCAAAGACAAGAAGTTTGATAGAATTATCATATTCTCAGACTCTCAAGACTGTGACTATCCTGAGAAGAGAGTACCTAAACCATTTGGTACATATAACTATATTGTAGATGTATCTGCTCATACAAGAGGAGTGAACTACAAGGGTGTATGGACTGCTGAGGTTTCAGGCTGGTCAGAACATTTCTTGACTTATATTGCAGCTCTTGAGGGATTGCAGAATAAGTTTGAGGAGCAATAAATAAAAAGAGCCTATAAGTGAAAGTCAGAGTTACTTCAATATTGGGATATTTTGACACTCTGACAAAGTGTTCTATAGGCTTTTAAGCTCTTCTATAGTTAGAAAGAGTTTCGAGACCCGATTGCCTTTGATGCATCTCGGGTCTTGCGATGGAGGAGTTAGCTCAGAGGTTAGAGCAGTTAAACAAGACACTCTACATACTGTTCTCTAGTAATAGTAGTGATTTGTAGAGATACTTCAAGCACTTTCATTGCACAGGTCATAGGTTCGAGTCCTATACTCCTCCCAACTTTGTTGGATTTTGTGTGTTTTACCTCACTGGTATGTGAATATAGGTGAGGTTTTTACAAGGCGGAGTAGCTAAATGGTTAAAGCAACACCCTTACAGAATTTATCTGGTAAAGCAGTAGTGGGTTGTCAGGGTTACTTCAAGGTTATAGCATTAGTTTTGGGTGCTAAAGAATGTAAGTTCGAGTCTTACCTCCGCCACTTATTTACCTACCTCACCTAGCATAGTTATACAGGATAAGACCCATTATGATGGAGCACCGATGAAACTATCCTAGCCACGCTGGTATTGCTATTCAGTGAGTGAGAAAATGAATAGCCTCGAAGCATAGTGGAGATAACGTCAAGGAGTACCATCCTTAGCAGCTATGTAAAATTGGTTGACAATCTGGAAAGACAGATAATAAAATGGGGGAGTAGCTAAATTGGTTACTATACTCTTGCTGTTATTCTCTGGAAGCAGTAGTGTTAGCAAAGAGTTACTTCAAGCATTCATCTGGTAAATGAAAGTATATTGGTTCGAGTCCAATCTCCCCCGCAAAATAGAGGTTAGTGAATGTTACAGTTACTTCAATTATGATTAGTATATTGGTTTAACATTCAATCAAGAAAGGAGTAGATTTATTCACAACTTTTTTAACTCAACCCAACTGTGGCAGAGTTGTTCTACCTCTATTAAGAGGGCTATGGTAGTAATACTATAGTCCTCTTTCTTTTTGAAATTGTGTTAGCTACATATATTGTATTACTTAAAAAAAAAAAGTATGGCAAAAACAAATGAAAGTGTCGGGAGAGTCGAGGACTTGAAGGCACAAGTGAAGGACCTTCTAGGCTTAGATGCCATGATGGATGAGAGTGTGACTAAGGAAATGAAGGACGAACTTATCGCTCAGGCTAAGAACAAAGGTGATAAGCACATCGAAGAGGTGATGGACACCATTGAGAAGGCACTTGAGAAGGTTAAGGACCCTGAGTTCAAGGCTATCATCGCCTCTATCATATGGACTAAGTGTCCTATAGGTATGCAGAAGTCCTGCATTGAGTTTCACAACAAGCTGTTGTGTGTTGCGATGGCTGCTCATATGGATAAGCAGACTAAGGGTAATTCCCTTGCAGGTCTTGCACTGCTGTCAACTGTACTTGGAGATAAGAGATAAACTGAAATGAGTGAAATCAAGGTGAGTGTCAGTATTACACTACAAGGTGGTGTAATGCTGACCCAAGCTGAGGCTGAACAGCTTGAGAAGAACAAAGTAGGCACTGGTTATGACCTGACTAGAGTCAAGGTTAAGGACAAGGAGGGTAATGCTGATGTCCTCAACGTGAGAACTAGGAAGTCCAGAACTGCCACACAGACCATAAGCATGTACAAAGAGGCTTATGAGTACATGACAAGTAAGGATAGCTGTCCTACCAGTATCAAGCAGTATGTATGGGCTAAGATGAAGCCAGTACAGAGATTGGAGGTACATCTTAACTTGGTATGTAAGCACCTCGGGGGCATCTCCTACACCTATAAGGTATTTGATGATTGAGTAATAACAACATCACTTATACTGTAGAAGTATGAGGTTTCTTGTGGTATTAGTGTCCTTATTGGGAGTCATACTCCTGATAAGGACATTTAATAGGTATGGCCCTAATCTTGACTTGGCACAGTCAGGCAGGAAGTACGTTAAACTATTTGAGATATGATAGAATTTGGACTTAAGAGAGTTACAAATGGTAAGAAATCAAGGTTTCTTAAGAAGTTTCCTCGTAAGAGAATACTCCATAGGGGGGATGAGAAAGCTGCCTCTTGGTTTAGAAACAACTGGATAGATGATAACTACATATACTTTAAGGGTAACTTGGATAGATTCCTTAAGTCCAATGTAGGAAGACCAGTTGATAAGGTATTTTCAGAATTCCTTGACAGGTGTAATAAATCTGCCAGTGTATATAATCTGAGGAAGTGGTTCTATGACATGTTTAAGGAAAAGTCAGAGATTGGCTGGTCAGGTGGTTTCTATATCACCAATGGCATATTGAACTACAAGAAGAGAACCAAGAAACCTAAGTACAAGTCTTACATCAGCATGTGTGACTATAACAGGCAGTTAATACCTGATATAGGTGCTCTGTGCAGACAATGTGAGTCAAGTCATCTCAAGCAACCTGTTGGAGAGTTCAGGCTTGCCTATAAGGGCCAGAAGAGGGTTTACTTAGTGGAGAGGGAGATATGGTTATCAGACCTAAAGCTACAGTCTCACTATAGGTTATGCTCTATTTATGGAGTGGGCAAGGGAGTATCCAAGAGTATATTGGATTATCAAGACAAGATGTACAAGGCTACCTATGTATTATGTGACAATCTGGGTTGGTCTGAACTACCTGAGTTTGTATTTATTACCAAGATTGAAGAGAAATGAAGAAAGGTCTTATACTAGTAGCATTAGTATTATTGTTCATAGTGTTTATGGCTATACTGACAGGTTGTCTTAGCCTAATATCAGCACCTAACACTATAGAGAACATATTGGGAGTGGTGATACTAGCTGCCACTATGATAACAACGATAAATCTAATCAAGAGTCAAATTCAAAAATAAGCTGTAAGTGTTTAACAAATTTAATAATTGAAAGAAAAGTGAAAAGTAAATTGATTTTGGGACTTCTGTTCTCGTTTATGATGTTCTCCATGACATCCTGTATGGAGAAGGTAGATGCTGGTTGTGAGGGCATCAAGGTGAATCTGTATGGTAGCGATAAGGGAGTAGATGATGCTTCCCTAGTAACTGGTATTGTATGGTACAACCCCTGGACCACTACAGTATATGAGTACCCCACCTATGTACAGACCATTGACTATGAGCCATTCACTATCAATGCTAAGGATGGTTCTGAGTTCACTGTAGACCCTACTGTGTCATTGAAGATTATTGATGGCAAATCACCTGCTGTCTTCAAGAAGTACAGAAAAGAATTGAATGAGGTAATCAAGGGTACTCTGTATAACTATGTGAAGGATGCCTTTAGAATCCAGTTGAACAAGTTCACCACTGATGACATTGTGAGCAAGAGGGATAGCATTGAGAGTGCTATTGAGAGATATTTGACTCAAGCACTTGCCAAAGAGAACTTCCAATTGGAACAGCTCACTTCTGGATTGAAGTACCCCCAAACCATTGTAGAGTCTGTGAATGCTAAGAATAAGGCTATACAGCAGGCCATGCAGGTAGAGAATGAGGTCAAGGTAGCAGAGGCCCAAGCCAAGAAGCTCATTGTAGCTGCTGAGGCAGAGAAGAAAGCCAATGAATTAAGACAACAGGCTCTTACTCCAGCTATTCTTGAGAAGATGTGGATTGAGAAATGGGATGGTAAGCTTCCTGTGTATGGTCAAGTGCCTACTATATTCAAGGATATTAGTAAGTAAGCTATGGGATGGATTATATTAGGTATTATGTTCCTTGCAGTGACTGTATGGTCACTCAAGGGCACTACCATTGTTGAGTACTGCTATAAGGACAAAGTGGATGAACACCATGTTCCTGTGTGGGCACTGCTTATAGCTTTTGTACTTTACTGTGTTCCTTTTATAGGCATATTGGTATTCATAGCATATCATGTATGGTTCATTGTATTTGCCTGTACAAAACCACATAATGGGTATGAGTACTATATTATGGAACTGTCAAACAAGAACATACTGCATAGGATTCTTGGTGCAATAGTACGTGTGCTTAATAAAACAATCTAGTATGAAACAAAAGATATTTAACTATATACTACTGTCTTGGATGGTAATCCTTACAGGATATATTGCCTTAGAGAGTGGGAAAGCCCCTCCTGATGCTGAGTTTGAGCTAAAACTCAATGATAGGGAGATTATGAAAGACTTGGAAGCTAATGTTACCAATATGCTTGCGGTGTGTGAATACTATGGAGTAAAACATCCTAGGGTAGTCACAGCTCAAGCTATATTGGAGTCAGGTAACTTTGAGTCCAAATTATTTAAGGAGTATAATAATCCCTTTGGTCTTTACAATAGTAAGAAGAAGGATTACTTCAAGTTCAAGCATTGGACAGATGCTGTAGCAGCCTATATCTCTATGGTGGAGTATAGGTATGTTGGAGGTGATTATTATAGATTCCTTGAGGAGCTTCCCTATGCCCAAGACAATAGATATATAGATAAAGTTAGAATAATAGAAAGTAATTTGCCCCCGTAGATATGAATAGAGAAGATGCAAGAGAAGAGATATTAAGATTGACCAATAAGGCAATACTCTTGGAACTCCCAACTGGCTATGGTAAGTCATTGATGGGTATGGACTTATGCTTGAGAGATAATCCTCAAAGAATTCTTATAGTAGTACCTAGAGTTGTTCTTATACAGAACTGGAAGAATGAGTTCAAGAAGTGGGGAAATGATGAATATCTGGATAGGGTTACATTCAGTACCTATGCTGGATTACATAAAGTTCCTAATATCCGAAGGCACTTTAACTGTGTCATACTGGATGAGGCTCATCATGTGACCCCTAGAGTCCAAGACTTGCTCACCTATATAACATATGACAAGATAATCATGTTGTCAGCTACAGTCAAGAGAGACCTCAAGTATGACTTGAAGGATATGTTTCCTGACTTGTATTGTTATAAGGTGAACATGAAGGAAGCCATAGAGAATGAAGTCCTTCCTGACCCTATGGTCTATCTGTTACCTCTTACTCTTGATAGCAGATATAATTCAGAAAAGATAGTAAAGCATAGTAGTGGCAGAACCTCAGTAACTTGCTCCTATAAGGATAGATGGAACTATATAAGGGACAAGAATATCAAATTGACTATTGAGTGTACTCAGCTCCAGAAGAGTATTGAATTAGACAATGAGATAAGTTTCTGGAAAGATAAGTACATGAGAACTAGGAATGAGATATTCAAGAACAAGTGGTTACATCTTGCAGGTCAGAGGTTGAAATGGTTATCAAACCTAAAGAACCCCATTATGCTTAATCTGTTAGCTCTATTCAAGAATGAAAGAGTATTGACTTTCTGTAACTCCATAGACCAGACTATTGAACTGGGAAGGAACTGTATCAACAGTAAGAACAAGGATGCTGTCAAGGTGCTTGAATCCTTTAATAAGGGAGAAATAAGGCACATCACCGCTTGTAATATGCTCAATGAGGGCATGAACTTGTCTAACTGTAGGATAGGTATATATGCCAATCTCAACAGTTCTGAGATAATCATCAAACAGAGACTAGGTAGAATACTTAGACATGAGAAACCAGTGATAGTGATACCTTTCTATAAGGGTACTAGGGAAGAGGAGTTAGTTGCTAAGATGCTTGAGGATTATAATCCTCAGTTAATTCATACAATAGAAAACATAACTGATATAAAGATATGAGAAATAAAGTTTTGATTCAGAAGTCCAGCTTCCATGTGGATGAGGCAAACAAGGTGGTTGTATGCACACTTGAGTGTGATATGCAGCTTGATAAGCATCCTGCTTGGAATTCTATTGATTGTAGAATGTTCAAGAATATCCCCTACGCAAACTGGTATGGCAAGTTCACTGTCAAAGCTAAAGCAAGGTGCAATGCCACAGACACATTCAGTGTTGAGACTGGCAAGAGAATTGCTGAGAGCAGGGCTAAAGCCAAGATGTTCAACGTCTCCAGCAGAATATATAAGCTTTGTTCAGATGCTCTGACAAAGTTGGCAAAGGAATGTAGTAACTCATCTGTAGCTTGTGAGCAGGCCATGATGATTGAGAATGACCATGTTCTTGAGTTAACTAGATAAGGTATGACAATAAGCATAAATGAGTCTGTTTGTAAGAAGAATAAGTTGAGCTTGGCAGAGCTTCTATCTATTCTCCTTATTAAGACTGGTGCTGACATACCTAAGTTATTCAAAAGTCTTGAAGAGAAGGAAATCATAGTCAAGGATGTATTTGGTGGTTATATGATAACTCAGAGATGGGATGATGTAGCCTCCACTATACTCCTTGATTCTGACAAGGACAGTCAGCCATCAGAGAGACTTGAGAACTTAGCTGTACAACTGGCTGAAATATTCCCCAAAGGGAAAAAGGCAGGCACTTGCCATTATTTCAGAGGTAATAAGAAAGATACTATACTCCGATTGAAGAAGTTTTTCAAGAGGTATGGTAATAAGTTCACAGATGAACAGATACTAGAGGCTGCTAGAAGCTATGTAGCTTCCTTCAATGGTAACTATCACTATATGAGAGTATTGAAGTACTTTATATGGAAAGATGCCAAGAAGGAGGATGCAGATGGTAATCTGTATGTGGATGAAACATCTGACTTAGCGACCCTGATTGAAAATGCAGGTGCTATTGATTCCATTAAAGAGGATTGGACTACTAGCTTGAATTGATATGGATGTATTTGACAGGTCAATAGAGAAGCTCAAAGTCAGGAGACAAAGGATATTGGATGGGCAGATTAACTGTATTCCATTGCCTTTCCCTAGATTGAGAACCTGGTTGCCAGGTATTGAGAAAAGAAGATATACTATAGTTACTGCAAACCAGAAGATAGGTAAGTCAAAGCTAAGTGACTATCTGTATGTCTATGAGCCTTTCTTCTATATGATAGAACATCCTGACCAATTAAGGTTCAAGGTGCTTTACTTCACTCTTGAAATGGGAAAGGAAGAGAAGTTCTATGAGTTTCTCTGCCACCTGTTATATAGGTTGGATAACATAAGGATAAGTCCTACCAACCTTAAGAGTACAAATGCTGACAATCCTTGTCCTGAGCATATACTTGAACTCATTGAGAGTGAGAGGTATCAGGAGTATATAAGGAAGTTCAAGGAGACTGTCATCTATATAGATGATATAAGGAATCCTACTGGTATCTATAAGAGAATCAGGGGGTTTATGCTTGAGAGAGGTCAGTTCCACTACAAGAAAGGTACTATTAAGGATGAGAATGGCCTTCCTATGGAGGTAGATGTCATTGATTACTTTGAGCACACTGATGAAGATGAGTATATAGAGGTAATCCTTGATAACTATTCCAATCTTATGCAAGAGCAAGGTATGGATAAGAGAGCTACCATTGAGAAGATGAGTAAGTATGCCATTGAACTCAGGGATAAGTTTGATATTCATTTCTGTGCTATCCAGCATCAGGCTCAAGCTCAGGAAGGTATTGAGAATCAAAAGCTCAATAAGCTATATCCATCATCAGATGGTTTGGCTGACTGTAAGACCACCACTAGAGATGCCAATCTGGTATTAGGTCTGTTCAGTCCGTTCAAGTATGGACTTACAGAATATGAGAAGTACGACATAACCAGATTCAAGAACAACATCAGGTTCTTGATAGTCATTGAAGATAGGGACAATGGTGCTGGTGGCCAGGTATGCCCACTACTCTTTGATGGTGAGGTAAGTAACTTCTGTGAATTACCTCTTCCTGACAATAAGAGGGAGATTGAGTCAGCACTACAGTATGTAGAGCAAGTCATAAGAAAGAGGGCTACTCTAGTATTTATGATGTTCACAAGAGAGTTCTCAAGAGAAAAAAGAAAAGTAGTTAAAGGCTTGCACAGATGGTTCAATAGAAGTATCTTTGCAAGCAGAAACAAGTAAAAGCAAATGGCAAAAGCATTGATTTTAGCTAAGACTGGGTTTGGTAAATCCAGTTCACTGGTTGGTGTACCCTCTGCTGGTATATTAGGCTTGGACCCTAAGGAGACTTATCTCCTTAGCTGTGTTAATAAGCCTCTGCCTATCAAGGGTGCATCTAAGATTTATGTGCCTATACCTATGCAGGGTATTACTCCTGCTAACTTAGGTTCAGTCATAGGTAAGGGCAACAGGATTATCACCAAGGATGCCAAGATTGTAGCTGCTGCTATAGAGTTGCTAATCAATTCACCCTTCAAGAACATAGTAGTTGATGATATGAACTATCTATCGCAGGACTACTATATGAAGAATGCCATGAAAGGTGGTTGGGACACTCCTAAGCAGATAGGTTACAATATGGGTCTTATCTTTGACCAGATTGACAATGTGCCTGAGGATAAGAACATTATCTGTATGGCTCACTTTGAGACCTACAAGGATAAGAATGGTGACTCCATCTCTTACAAGTACAAATCAACTGGTAACATGGTAGCATAACATCTGCCATTATCTATCTAATTGCTGGAACACCCTAAAGACAACTGAACTACAAAGTAATTGGTAACAATAAGCTTGAATGTTTGAAAATCAGTTGTATTCTTAGTGATGGAGAAATGGGCAATCAGCAGCCAAGGGACTCTACGAGTTCAAGGTTCATCGACTATCCCCTGTTGTGGGGGAGTACATTTATAAAGTAATCAATTATATTTGGAAATGGTAGACAATAGAGAAGTACACATTTATGCATTAAGACATCCTGATACCTTAGAAATAAGGTATGTCGGTAAAACAGTGAGAAAATTAAGTAGAAGGTTAGGGAATCATATTGCAAATGCTAAAGGTAACCAGCACAATAAGCATTTAAGTAATTGGATTCTTAATATCTTGAAGGAAAATAAGAAACCTGTAATAGAACTCTTGGAAACTTGTCAAAGTAATAACTGGCAAGAAAGAGAGCAATATTGGATTTCTCAATTTCCTAATCTGATAAATCTCACTGCTGGAGGAGATGGATGTGTAGGTTTTATTCATGATTCTAAAGCTATAGAAAAGATTAGACAATCTAAATTTGGTACTAAACATTCTGTAGAATTTAAGGAAGCTATGAGTAAAAGGCTTAAAGGTGTGCCTCTTAGTGAAGAACATAAAAGTAAAATAGGTTTAGCTAATAAGGGAAGGAAGGCTTCGGAAACTGCAAGAAAGAGGCTATCAGAATCCCACAAAGGTATTACTCAGAGTGAGGAATCCAAAAGAAAAAGAAGTGAATCTATTAAACTTTGGTGGACTAAGAGAAAGTCTATTGAAGATATAGTCAAATCTTAATGGAAACATTAAGGAGGTATAGTAGAGTGATTAACTATAATAGTTATACCTCATTAAATGGGATGAATACATCACACCTGAAGGTAAGTTTGAGACTGTACTCTTTGGAAAGATGTCATGGGATGATACAGCTAAGGTAGCTGTAAGGCAGTTTGTAACCAATAATGATGGTGAATATCCTGCCAAAAGTCCTGTTGGTATGTTTGAATCCCTGTATATTCCTAATGACTTGGGTATAGTAGCTCAGAAGATGCAGGAGTATTATGAGGGAGAATGACCAGAGAGGAAGTAATCAGGTTAAGCTATGCATATGCAGCTAGCAATGGCAACCTGAATAGTAATGATACAAGTGTATTGCTACTATCATATTGCTTGGAAAATGGGAAACCTTATACAGAAAGTGCAAGGTTTGTGATGTGCTTGAGCAGAAGACCTGTGCTTCTTGCTTATTGTATATCCTATGCTCTTATGTGGTATGAGAAAAAATATGCCATATGTAAGCTGTATTCAGCACCCGACACTAGGGCATTTGGTAATGGGAGAAGAATAATCTTAATATATTAAGTAAAATGAAAGAGTTAAGCAAATTTGAGATTGCAGCCATCAGAAGGACTGCACAGAATGTGAATGCAATGGTCACTAAGAAGACCAAGTTGAAAGAGAAGATTGATGCACTTCAAGCTGAATATGACCAGCTTGAAGAGGCACAGGAGCAGTTTGAAGTGCCCATCAGAAAGATGACTGGTGGTTATGGTACTGAGGACCTCATAGTGAAGGTGATTGAGGACACTGGTAAGCTGGATAAGGATGGTAAGCCTGTCAAGCTGGCTAAGTATGTCTTGAAGTACCCCGACACTATCCTTCCTCCTGCTATGGATGGTGGTGATGGTGTAGTGGATGACACTGAGAAGGCTCCTGAGGTTGAAGTGCCTGCAGAGGATGCAGTAGCTATTGCTGCCTCAGTAGAATCTCCTCTTGCTCCTGCTATGGAGGACAAAGAGCAGGGTACAGGCCCCAGTGACCTTCCCTTTATGAACTAATCAAACAAGAAGTAAGCAAGTATGAAAGAACATAATGCAGTATTTATGGCATTTGCACAGGGCAGTGAGTCTAGGGAAGTTGTAAGAAAGCTGTACGTTGGTATAGCTCCTGTCTTTGTGTTGGCTGTCAACCCTAGTAAGGAAGAGACAGAGAAGCTCTATAACACAGAGCTTGATGAAGCTCCTAACTATCTGAGTGAGGCTGAGATTGGCCCAGAAGGTAATAAGTCTAAAGTGCCTCAGGCAAGAATAGACTTTGTAGTTAAGTCAGACCCTAAAAATTGTAATGGAATTGAGATGCTCACCAGAGTAACTTTCTTCCTCAACAAGGCTTATAGGTATAACAAGGATAACACCAAGGTTGAGGTAATCAATAAGTATGGTGAGACTACTTGGTTGCCTATCAATGCTGCTAAAGGTACTGAACCTATTCCTGACAACATGAAGTGGTATGACACTTCCGATATGAGACCTGCCTATATCGGTGAGTCAGAACTTACTGACTTCATCAAGAAGTACCTGAACATTCCAAACAAGTCATTTACTAACCCTAAGACCAAGGAGGTTAAGTTTATTCCTAACTTAGCTGATGCTGAGGCTAGACTTGACAAGATTGAGAACTACTTCAAGGGTGACTTCACTGAGTTGAAGAACATCATCAAGTTGCAGCCCAACAACAGGGTTAAGGGCATGTTTGGTGTAAGAACTACTGATGATAATAAGCAGTACCAGGCTGTTTATACTCAGAAGTTCCTGAAACTCAATGTCACAGACTACAGTAAACTTGATGAGGAGATGCAGAACAGAAAGGCTGCTGGAGCATATCCTACAACTGAGTTCAGCATTGAACCTCTGCATGAGTACAATGTAGCTGCAACTGATTTCAATTCACCTGAGAATGACCCATTGGGTGCAGGTTCAGCACCTACAAGTACTCCTTGGGATGCTTGGGGTGGTAACAAATAATGACTGATTAACTCTATAAAACTATTAGACTGATGGCATTTGGTAACGGAGAGCATAGCATTACCCTAGAAGATGTCCTAGCAAGAACTACGGAATTTGGCATACTATACCATTATTTCAATGTAAGTGAGCTGCCCACTGTAATACATTCACCTTTAAGGCATGACAGCAGACCTTCATTTGGTCTATATACATTGGATGGTAAGAGGGTACATTACACTGACTTAGCCACTAAGGATAGAGGTGGATTGTTTGATTTGCTTATGAAGTATTGGGGGGAGAGCTACAAAGATATGCTTAATCATCTTTGGAAGGATTTACCCAGTTTCTCCAATGCCAATGTCCAGTTTAATAGTATGAAGAGTGAGAGGTCTTACCAGTACCAGTCTCTCAAGTCAAGGAGCATAGACCTTCAATGTAAGGTCAGAGAGTGGAGGGATTATGATATAGAATACTGGGCTTCTTATGGTATATCACTAGAGTGGCTCAAGTATGCTGACATATATCCCATATCACATAAGATTGTAATTAGGGAGGGCCAAAGATATGTGTTTGGAGCTGATAAATATGCCTATGCCTATATAGAAAGGAAAGAGGGTAAAGTGACCCTCAAGATATACCAACCTTACAATAAAGGTGGGTACAAGTGGAGCAACAGACATGACAGGAGTGTCATATCACTTTGGACTAAAGTACCTGAGTATGGAGATAGAATCTGCATATGTTCATCCATGAAGGATGCCTTGTGCTTATGGGCTAACACAGGAATACCTGCGTTAGCTATTCAAGGGGAGGGCTATGGTATGAGTGATACTGCTATTGGTGAACTCAAAAGGAGATATAGTCATATCTATATACTACTGGACAATGATGAAGCTGGACTGCAAGATGCGGTAAAACTGTCAGAGTCTACTGGATTCACCAATATAGTATTACCAAAAGTGAATGATGCTAAAGACATCAGTGATTTATACAAATCCCTTCAAGACCCTAATAGGTTTAGAGGTATTATTATGCCCTTATTTAAGAATTAAGGTTTTTCAAGATAACATTAACAAAAGTTTTAACATTTAACATTTCAAATTATGGAGACACGTAAAGTAACCATCATCAATTCAAAGACCCAGAGCCAGAAAGTAATTCAGGACTCTAAGGCTACAACTCTCGGTGAACTCAAGCAGGAAATGAGGGAGAGAGGTATTGACTACACAGGTATGACTTTCTTTGAAGGTCACATGAGAGCTGAACTCAAGGATGATGCAGCTCCCCTGCCTGCTAACATACCCTATAAGGGTCAGGTAGTCAATGACTTGACATTCATGTTGACTGCACCTGAGAAGAAGGTTAAGTCAGGTGCTATGTCAAGAGCAGAAGCCTATGCAGAAATCAAGAAGAAGGGCTTGCAGGGTGCTTGTGTTAGTATGTTCGGTAAGAATTTCACACAGTGTTCCACTGCTGACCTTATCTCTTTGATTGAGAAGAACTCTGCTAAGGCAGCTCCTGCACCCAAAGCTGAGAAGCCTATAGAGGCAGCAGCTCCTGCAAAGAAGGAGGAAGCTTCTATAGCACCTGAAACTCCTGCTACTGGCTGTAACTGTTCAAAGGCTATTGCCATTCTCGCAGAAGCACTATATGATAATGATACCATTGAGGGGGAGACCTATGACGCAATCATGGCTACTCTCAAGGGTGGTTCTTACAGTGCACCTGAGAAGATGAGCAAGAAGGAGATTGATACTATGTTTGACTTTGTGGAAAGATAAGGTCAGATTGGATAACACAGTGAAGGGTGAGTAGTATACTTGCCTTTCACTTTTTTTTTTATACAAGTATGAATGAAGAAATGACTAACAAGGCAAGGGAGTTATATGATAATATCATGTACTTTCCTAATAAGGTTCTTAGTATATTCAATGACTTCTTTGGAGAGCAGAGAATAGATATGCAGGGGTTCTGGAGCTTTGAAGAGTTCCTATATTCAATATCTGAGAACAGGCTCAGTTTTTTCTTCTCTAACAGAGGTGCTGTACTTAGTAGCCCAGAGTTCCAAAGTACCAGTAAAGAGAATAAAGCTATTATAGAAGATATGCTTGATAATGGTGCTTTGGATAATACTGTACTCAGTGATGAGGCACTTGCCACATATTTCCTGCCTATAATGACTACTGCTGTATTGCAGCATGTTCCACGAGGGTTCATTCTTGTGCATTTCCCTCATGTAAGGGTTACTAATGAGCATGATAAATTTGTGGATATAAGTCACCTATGGGTTAAAGTACATATAAAGGCAAATGGCGCAGGCACAGGTTACTTTGGTGTGAATAGGAGTGAGTATGAACTCTCTCATATGAAAGCAGACTATATGCATAGTCATGTTCCTGGTATTCCATTCGGTGGGTTTACTAGTTTTATGTCTCCTTGTTTAGGCAGTGGACCCATCAGAAATACAGTAGCTACTCTTGCAATGGGATATGATGAAGCTATGTGGCAGTTGTTCTGTCTTGAACTGGACAAGTATGTTAGAGTTGAGAGTCTCTCTGGAGTACCTCATAGGTATCTGGAGAGGATAGGCAATGGTAGGGGCATGACTAATGGAGAAACCCATTTCTCCATGAAATCTAATACATTCAATGACTATAGTAACATATTCTCTAAGGAGGATATGAAAGACTTTGTAGAGCACCTGATAAGAGGCAAGAAGCTTAAATTTAACTTTATAAGAGGAAGCTATGGTTTTGCAATGTCCTATCTTGACTATAGAATACTCATCAGTAATGAGTTCATCGAGTGGTATAATCTGAGATATAACTTAGGAAAATCTACTTCAAGTTATGATAACTTTATCAGTAAAGGAATACTGAAAGAATGTATCATCAACAATGGTAAGATACAATATTTTAGGAACAATACTGATAATGGTAGAAACTATTATAGATATGAAGGAGCTAATGTATGTACATTCAAGGGTAAACCCATCAATATACATATAGTAGACAGTTCCTGTGATACTCTTAACAAGACAGTGTTGGTCAATGCAGGTATTGCTGAGGAAATAGCAAAGGCAGTACTTACAATAGTAAATTACAAGTATGGAAGAGAAGAAAGAGGAGAAGAAGCTGGAATTGGTACACCAGCAATCTATCTATAAGATGATAATCCCTCAGGAAGTTGAGAAGAAGATAAGACTTCTGTGCAGGGAGATACATAGTGTGGAATGGTCTGGAGTGCTATTCTACAAGGTAAGTGGTTCATTTGAGGATAAGTCACTGACAATTACTTGTGTAGACTTATTTCAGATGGATGAAGGTACTGGAGGATATACTGAATATGATATGTCTCCAGATGTCTCAGGTTATATGGTAGACCATCCTGAGCTGCTTGATGCTGATATATATCAAGGACTTATCCATAGTCATAACAACATGGCGACGTTTTTCAGTGGTACTGATACAGCCACTCTACAGTCAGAGGGTAGTGACATGAACCACTTTGTGTCACTGATTGTAAACAATGCTGGTAAATATACAGCAGGGGTGACTAGAAAGGCTAAGCTCAAACAGACAGTCAATGAGGAGTTCACATATCCCACATGGAGGGATGAGAGTGTATCTGGCAATAGAACCTTTATAGTAGAAAAGGAGTACATCCAATGGTTCAATCTTGACATTGAAATTGAAGGAGTCTGCAATGACTTTGAAACTGAGATGCTTGAAAGGATTAAGGAGATTAGGACTAATAAAGCCAGCTCTAGGAAAAGTGCTATCAATGTTAGAAGCCCTTATATTAGCTCAAATTATGGAGGACCAATAGGTTCCTATGGTAGCCCCAGAGGATATACAATACCTGCTGATCCAGCCAACACTACTCCTATCAAGAAAGAGGTTAAGCAATCTACACTCTTTGGTGATAGTGATGAGGAGTTTATGGACTATGAGAAGTTCAAGCTCAGTGATGAGATAGTGGACTGGGTGGTCAAGCAGACCATCACTTGTAGTGTAATCATTCCTAACTCTAGTAATATTGACATAGAGAAGTGGGCTAGGTCTATGGATTCTCTGTATAAAAAGAGATTCACAGACAAGAAGGAGTTTGAAGCCTTTGCATCAAACTTTGTGGACTTTGTGGTTACCTATACAGAAGACCCAGAGGCTGCTGCCTTCTTGGATTCTACAGAGATGGCTGCTGTATTGGCTTATCAAGTAAAAGAGAGACTAAGCTCCCTGCCTAAGAATGAGTGGCTGGATGCTTGGATTAAATTGTATGATGATTATATACTATAAGTATGGAAGATATGGTAAGTGAAGCAAGTGCTCAAGCTCTTAACCAATTAGAGCAGGCTCGTCAAGAGCTTGAAAGAGCTATTACGGATTATGAGATACCTGAGGAAGCTCAATTGAGTCCAGAAGAGGAAGCAATGTTGTCAGTAGCAATGGATAGTACACATCGTGAAATACCAGTAAACTCACAGACAATCACTATAGATGAGACTACAAGCAGGTTCAGTGGAGCTATATGGTATGAGGAGATACAGAAACAGACTGTCACTTTGGCAGGTGTTGGAGGTATTGGCAGCTATGTAGGCTTTTTGTTAAGTAGATTGAAGCCAAATAGACTTATCATATATGACCCTGACAGAGTTGAGACTGTCAATATGTCAGGTCAGTTGTATGGTCAGACAGATGTAGGTCGTTATAAGTGTGCAGCTCTTGCCGATATGGTCATGAACTACGCTAACTATTGCAATATAGTGGCATTGGGCCAAAGGTTTGAGGATAACTCTGAGGCTACTGACATTATGATATGTGGCTTTGATAATATGGCAGCAAGAAGGACATTCTATGAGAAGTGGAAGCAGAGAGTATTGTCCTATCCTGCTGGTAGTGATAATAGAAAGAAGTGTCTATTCATAGATGGAAGATTGGCAGCAGAAGAGTTCCAAGTATTGTCTATTCAAGGGGATGATGAGAGGGCTATGGCAGCATATGAAGACAAGTGGCTGTTCAGTGATGTAGAAGCTGAGGAGACTATATGCTCCTATAAGCAGACTACATTTATGGCTAACATGATTGCATCAGTAATGGTCAATGTCTTTGTAAACTTCATAGCTAACCAATGTGGTCCTATCATAGATAGGGATGTGCCTTTCTTCATATCCTATGATGCAAGTACAATGTTTACTAAAGTTGAAATGTAATGCAAAGAGTAAGTGATAGAATGGGTCATACTATTGAATATATGTATAACTCAACAGGAGCTGTAAGTGGCAGCGGAGTTTCAGCTGCATATGTTAATTACTCCTCGCACACAGTGTTTCCACTATTCTTTAGGGTTTCTTTACAAGGGGATAAGATTGAGCTTCCCATACTTGCCAAGGAGTGCGTGCAAGGTGACCTTCTTGCAAGATTAGAGGCTAGGTCAAACCCTCTCAGAAGAAGGGACATCATTATGCCCCTCTCTACTCTAGAGTTTAACCATGCTCCTTATAGAACAGCAGATGCCTTAATCAGGAATCTGGTGGAGTTCAACTCCAGTAGGGGGGACATGTATCTGAGGGCCAAGACCAACAAAGGAGAGACATACTATGGATGTAATGGTACTATATTCAACAAGGATATGGTTCCACTTATCTTCAATGTCATAGAATGTGAGATTGTGGGTAATACTCTTGCCTATAAGAGAGTCAAGAGTTATATACATCCATCAGTATTCTATTCTGATGGTATTGTGGAGAAGTGTATAGCCAACAAGATTATCCCATTTGTCATGCAGAATGGTGTAGATGTGAGACCCTATGACTCAAGGATAGTCAATGACATCAGCTATGTAAATATAGGAGGAGTAAGGAAGACTATACCTGAGCTGTCAGTTGCCAATGTAGCTGACAGGTTCTTCTGTAAGCCCATTCTTCCTAGTGTGGCATATAGTGATGACAACATCAATGATATGCTTAACAGAAACATTGATGATATATTCAATATCATTGGGGTATGACACTTGAGGAATACTTTGGTGATTGGCTTAGAGTGATTGACAGAGCAGAGTTAGATAAGGTATTGATACTCCTTAACAGGATGTATAAGGTAAAACCTATATGTCCTGCACAGGAGAATGTATTCAAGGCATTCAACTTGTGTAAGTACCATGACTGTAAGGTGGTATTCATAGGTCAAGACCCATATCCTCAGAAGGGTGTGGCTACTGGCATATTGTTTGGAAATGATGCAAGTACTAGAGAAGATGACTGGTCTCCATCGTTAAAAATTGTTAGAGATTCAGTTATAGACTTGCGTAGACCACATAATTTGATTACCTTTGACCCCACTTTAGAATCATGGGCTAAACAAGGAATCCTTATGATTAACTCTGCTTTGACAGTAGAGATGAATAAGGTAGGCTCACACACTATGTTGTGGAGGACCTTCATCTCAAAGCTACTAAAGAAGATGTCTGAGTATGATGCTGGTATGATATATGTGCTGTTTGGTGGCACTGCCCGTACCTTCAAGCCATATATAGGAAAGTATAATGATGCGATAGAGATAGAGCATCCTGCATACTTTGCAAGAATCAACCAAGACATGCCCTCAGATATATTCTATAAGATTAACAGACTATTAAAAGATAGGTGTAACTACCAGATTAACTGGTATAAAGAAGAAAAATATGAACAAATTGAAACTGAAAAAGAGTAGTAAAGAGGTCAAGATGGGTGAGCAACTCATCAAAGTTGTGAATTTATGTGGTATTCCTATACCTATAGCACAGGTTGAGATTAACAAAACTACTCTTCCTGACCTTATCAAACATGGTATAATAGTGGCAGGAGGCTCTGATAGTGACATTGACATCACTATTGAAGGTGCAATACAGCATCTGGCTAATAGGATTGGATGGAACAAAGAGAACCTTGAGAAGTACCTCAGCAACCTCTATAAGATTAGCCCTGCTGCTGCCTTTGAGATTGTACTGAAGGAGGTGGCTATCCTGCTTGATGAGAAGTATCCTGACCACATCAACAACAGCAATGAGATTTGGGTAATCAATAAGGTCAGCGGAGGAGTTCAGAAACTCAAGGACCTGAGTAAAATCAAGAGTTTCCAGCACTTTGCAGCTTTCAGAAGTCTTGAGGATGCTCTTGTAGCCAGGAGAGTAATGGCCCCTGTATTGAAGAATTTGTATGGAAAACAAAAGAATTAAAGGTGCTACACCTTTAGTTGTTGAAGACATTAAGTTCAAATCCAAAATTGAAGCAAGTGTGTATAAGCACTTGCTTCAAGCTGGATTTGACCCAGTGTATGAGGGTATGAAGTTCACTATATGGAGTGGCTTCAAGCCTACAGTCCCATTCTATACAAGTATAGGGCGGAGCAATGGACTTAATATGAAGAAAACTATAGACATCACTTATACCCCAGACTTCACATTCATGTATAATGGTAAGCTGATTATCATAGAGGTTAAGGGGCTTCAGAATGATGTCTTTCCATATAAGTTCAAGATGTTCAGAGGTATGCTTGAGAGAGAACCTTATGTAGGCAATACCCTACTATTTGAAATATTCAACATCAAGCAACTAAAGGAGTGTATAGAAATCATAAAATCTTATGACTCCAATACAGAGACTAAATAGCTTGGTAAAATCATTCCCAGAGAGAGATAGGGGATTGGCGCAGAAGATGTTGGATGAAAGGAAGTTTGAAGACTTATGGGAACTTGTAAAGTCCTCTATCTATATGGTGAGGAAGTACAAGGACAAGTATGAAGCTGACCTTACTGATATGACTGTGTTCAAGTCTGAACTATCCTCCTATATGGACCAGTTAGGTCTGGAGGATGATGAGGAAGAATTGATTGACACTTATGAAGAGTATTAGAGAACTAGCATGGAGTGTAGTATTTGGATTTATCAAAAATTCTTAGTATCTTTGCACTTTGCAACTAAAGTTTTTGAAGATATGGAAGAAATTTGGAAAGACATTCCTGGATATGAGGGATTGTACCAAGTTAGTAGTCTTGGAAGGTTCAAAGCTCTGAGTAGAGTAAGAAAGGGAATTTATGGAAATAGAATCTACAAGGAAAAGTTATTATCTCCTAAAGTGAATTTTGATAGGTACTACTATGTAACCTTAACTAAGGAAGGTAAGAAAACTAGTTATAGAGCACATAGACTAGTAGCTTTAGCTTTTCTTGGAGATAGCAATCTAGTCATAGACCACATTGACGGTAATCCCTTGAATAATGAGGTTACTAATCTAAGATATGTATCTCAAGCTGAGAATGTTTCTAATCCTAATACTATATGTAAGCAGTATAAGCCTGTTATACAGTTGTCTATGGATGATACTGTTATAGCTGAGTATCCTTCAGTTATGAGTGCTGCACTAGCAGTGGGAGCTTATAAATATGGGACTCATATAGGGCAGTGCTGTAATGGAAAGAGGACTACTGCATATAATTATAAATGGAAATGGAAAGAAAAAGTATAAAAGACATCTCATGGCAAGTTTCAGAGCCAACCTATAGGGCTGATAGTGCTATAAGCTATTCAACCCTAAGTAGATTTGAAAGGGAAGGGTGGAGAAAGCTTGGCTCACTCTTTGATAAGATTGAAACACCCTCACTCACATTTGGAAGTGCTGTTGATACTAAGCTGACTGATGGGGATGAGGCATTCAATGAGAGGTTCATTGTATGTGACTTCCCACCATTGTCAGATACATTGATAAGCATTACAAAGTTCCTCCACAAGAACTTCCATGAGAGCCATAGGAAACTCAGCATGATAGATGATGCTGAGATTAGTAGGGCTGCATTGATGTTCAACTATTATGCTAATCCCAAGTATGAGAACTTTAGGGTAAAGAGTATTAAGGAGAGCTGTAGTGAATACTATTCACTTCTTACATTAGCAGGAGACAGGACTGTACTATCACAGAATGACTATGCTGACGTAATGGCTTGTGTGGAAGAGTTAAAGACCAATTCAGCAACCAAGTATTTCTTTAGCTCAAATCCTTTTGAGACTCAGATTGAGAAGGTGTTCCAGTTGAAGTTCAGAGCAGAGTTTCAAGGCATACCTGTCAGATGTATGTTTGACGAGATTATTGTAGACCATGAGAAGAAGATAATATACCCTATAGACTTAAAGACTACAGGTCACCCTGAGGAAGAGTTTGAGGAGTCTTTCTCTCAATGGAGATATGATATTCAAGCCAAGCTATATACCTATATATTACAGGAGTGTATCAAGAATGATGAGTACTTCAAAGACTTCAAGATACAGCCCTATCAGTTTGTAGTTATAAACAGAAGGACTGTAGCTCCTATTGTATGGGTGTTTGAAGGGAACTTTGGACAAGTAGACCTTAAAGATGACAAAGGTAATATATTGAGGGATTGGAGGAAGATACTCAGTGAACTTCATTATTACCTGAGATACTCTGGCAAATATAGTATAAGGGCAATGGAAAATAACTGTGTATTAAAGATAAATAATTTGACAATATGTTGAAAGTAGTTAAGAGAGACAGAAGTATTGAGGACTTTAATGCCCAAAAGGTAGTCAGTGCAGTCCAGAAGGCATTTGCATCAGCGGGATGTGTTTTTTCTGAGTATCTGAACACAATGATACCTGCCTTGTTTGAAGAGGGGGATATTATTGGTGTAGAGGATATACAGGATAGAGTAGAGCAACTGCTGATGAATGACAAGCACTTCAAGGCTGCTAAGTCATATATCCTATATAGGGAGAAGCACAAGCAAGCCAGGTTTATTAGAGAAAGGATTGATTATATGTCCAACTATGCAGATTCTGATGATAATGCTGCTAGTTCTTCAGAGACTGACCCTAATGCTAATGTAACCCAGAAGAATGTTGCCAATCTTGATGGGGAAGTTTATAAGACAGAGAATAGGATTATTCAGAGGCAAAGGATGAAGGATGAACTTAATATCCTTTATCCAGAGGTAGCAAAGCAGTATGAAGTGGATATTGAGAACCATATATTCTACCCTCACGATGAAGCTAGTGTACCTACTTTGAAGTTCTATTGTCAGGCAGATACTCTTTATCCACTTATGACAGAAGGTGTAGGTAATATAGATGGTGTGACACCAACTCCTCCTAATGATTTACAATCATTTAGTGGACAAATAACTAATCTTACCTTCTTGCTTTCTTCTCAGTGTAAAGGTGCAGTAGCCTTTGGAGAATATTTCATTGCTCTGAACTATTACATCATTGCAGAGTTTGGGGATAAATGGTATGAGAAGCTTGATTGTGTTGTAACGTCTCCTCATTGTAGGATTCAAAGAACAGTCAGAGATTTCATAGAGAAAGCCTTCAAGCAGTTTATCTATGGCATTAATCAACCTGCTGGTAATAGGTCATATCAGAGTCCATTTACAAATGTATCTTATTATGACCATACATACTTTAGTTCATTGTTTGGAGAATTTTGTTATCCTGATGGAACTAAGCCTGAGTGGGCTGCAATTAATGTTCTTCAGAAGATGTTTATGAAGTTCTTCAATAAACTTAGAACCAAGCAGATTTTGACCTTCCCTGTTGAAACACTGGCAATGGTACATGATGACAAGGATATTATAGACAGAGAATATAAGGATTTCTGCGCAGAAATGTATGCAGAAGGACACTCATTCTTTACTTATATTTCAGATAGTGCTGATAGTCTTGCATCATGCTGTAGATTGAGAAATGAACTTGCAGAGAATACTTTCAATCCTACATCAGGTCTTACTGGTGTTATGACTGGTAGCTGCAATGTTATCACTCTTAATATCAATAGGATTATACAGGATTGTGATAAGGCTTATGGGTTGAAGAGAAATGGTGGTTGGAAAGAGAATACCTCATTTATTAAGGATTACTTAGTAGATATTCTTCATAGAGTCTATAAGTATCATATTGCTTATAAGACTATGCTCTATGAACAAGAAGAGAAAGGTATGTTTGCAGCTTGCAATGGTGGATATATCAGGGTGTCAAAGCTATACAGTACCGTAGGTATCAATGGCTTGAATGAGGCTGCTAAGTTCTTAGGTCTTGAAGTATCTAACAACAAGGACTATATAGAGTTCTTGCAGTTGGTTCTTGGCACTATTAAGGAACAGAACAAGTTACACTCTATCCATGACAAGAAGAGACCTTTCCTGTTTAATTCTGAGGTAGTTCCTGCTGAGTCTCTCGGTGGTAAGAATTATAGATGGGATAAAGAGGATGGATTAGAACCAATGTCCATCTAAAACCTCTTTTAATTGACTCAGAAGTCCCTATGGGATTATGAGGGGCAAGCAAGGGAAACCTGTGCAGCCTGACAGACTAAACAAAGAGGACTTTAATATACAATCTGTGAAGATAGAATATTAAAGTATGCAATAGTCGGAACTCTATGGTAACATAGAGAGGTTAATAGAAATATTAACCCATTTATTAGAAATATGGTTATAATCTTGCATAATTGGGATAAAAGTTTTAACTTTGCTCCCAAAATGATTAAGTATGGAGACTAAATTATGTAAGATTTGTGGTAGAGAATTACCATTGGAGATGTTTGATGAAGGAAGACATCAATGTAAGGATTGTAGAAGAGCTTATAGGAAGCAAAGGAGATTGGAACATCCTGAGATTCACAGGGCACAAGCTACAAGAAGGCAGGATAGGCAAGGAGAATGGCTTAATAGCATAAAAACTCCCTGTATTGTCTGTGGAGAAGCAGAACCTGTTTGTATTGACTTTCATCATATCAATCCAGTAGATAAGGAATTTACCATAGGTAAGTATAGAAGTAGGAGCAAGGAGTGGCTTCTGCAAGAAGTAAGTAAGTGTGTTTGCTTATGTGCTAATTGTCATAGGAAAGTACATGCTGGTTTGATAAACTTAAATAACTATATTGCTAATGAATCACCTCTCTGCACAACGGGAGAGGGTGTAACAGAATGATTGGGTCCCTGAAGATGAAAATCTTTACAACTCATATTTCTTTGATGCCCATAATGATACTTCAGTACTAGATAAGATGATTCTGCATGGAAGGCAGACAGCACAATATTGTGACGGAGGCTCAGCTTGTCATATCAATCTTGAAGACCATCTGAGCAAAGAGCAGTATCTCAAGCTGATAGACTTTGCTGTAGCTAATGGAACAAACTACTTCACATTTAATATCCCTAATAGTAAGTGTGATGATTGTGGTTACATTACTAAGCATCCTATCACTGAGTGTCCTAAGTGTCATAGTAAGAACATTACTCAATATACAAGGGTTATAGGATATTTAAGACCTATTAAGTCCTTTGGTAAGGATAGACAAATAGAGGCTAACAAGAGAGTATATAGTAATAATATAGAATAATGGAAGATTATGAAATAATTGATTGGCCTGATGTTCAAGCATATATGGAGTTAGAAGGGTTTGAAGAGAATAGTACTCTAATAACCCCTAATGACAGTATGGGAATAGGGTCTTCTACATATCTTGTAGATAAAGAATGGTATGATTCGGTAAGAGCTGTGATATGATTAAATATGTAGATACTTTAATTGGGTTTGCAGAAATTCCTAATGAAATTTCTCTATGTATTAATATAAGTAATTGCCCCTGTCATTGCGAAGGATGTCACTCATCTTACTTAGCACAAGATATAGGAGAACCTCTTGATTTACAACATTTGACTAACCTTATTGATACTAATAAGGGTATAACATGTGTATGTATAATGGGAGGTGATGCTAATCCAAGTGAAGTAGATGATATTGCACAAGACATTAAGGAATACTATCCAGAATTGAAAGTTGGATGGTATAGTGGAAGGCAAGAGTTAAGTAATGACATTGACCTATTCAACTTTGACTATATAAAACTTGGACCATATAAGGAAGAGTTTGGTCCACTTAACAGTAGGACTACTAATCAAAGACTATATCAAATAAAGAATCATAAAATGTTAGATATAACATCTAGATTTTGGAAATAGATGATAAACATTAAGATTAAGGAATATGGAGAAGAAGATACAGTAACAAGAATAATTACTGTAACTCTTTTCTATATTCCTATTTTTAGTTATAAGAAAACTTCAACAAATAGAGTTGCAGTTAATCAGTTTAACAAACCAAAAGAAAGAGTTAGAATTAAAGGATTTAACAATGAAACTGAAAATTAAAGTAAAAGAGATAGTAAAAGGTCTCTATACAGAGGCTAAAGATGAAAAGGGTAACTTGGTTCCTTTCATAAATCCTATTGGTGACTGCATTGACCTTAGAGCAGCAGCAGACTATAAGTTTGAGGCCCCTCAAGCAGGTATTCTTCATCAGAAGGATGGAGTTAAGACAAGGGATGTAGAGTTTGATGAGAAGCTTGTTAAGCTTGGAATTGCAATGCAATTGCCAAAGGGATTTAGTGCTAAGATTAAGCAGAGAAGCTCTACTACTAAGAAGCTTAGGCTTGTAATGGCTTCCTCTGGCTTTATTGATACAGTGTATTGCGGAGATAATGATGAGTGGGGGTTCTATTGTTATTCAGTAGATAAAACCACTATTCATAAGGGAGAGAGGGTTTGTCAATTTGAAATTGTGCCTAATCAGTTTGCAACTGTGTGGCAAAAGCTTAAGTGGCTCTTCTCTAGTAAGATAGAGTTTGAGTGGGTTGATAAGCTTGGTAATGCAGACAGAGGTGGCCATGGGTCTACTGGCACTAATTAAAACAAGTATAGAACATGGAATTTGTATTGAAAATAGTGTTTGTGTTGCTCCTAGCAGGCATTGCTGTCATAGTAGCACATTTCGTTGATTCTGCTAGGAAGAAAGTTTCTCACAGCAGTATGTCTTTCAGAGAGACTATGGACTTATGTGAGCTTCCTATAGTAACATTTATGAATAATGGAAGGAAATTGAATTTTCTCTTGGACACTGGTGCAAGTAAATCTGTTATTCATAGTGGTGCTCTAGAAGGACTTACATATAAAAGTATCAATAAATCTGGTGATGTATATGGTATGGATGGAAAAAGGAAGGATGCCTCTTTTATCAATATGTCTATAGGATATAGAGGTAAAGATTATAATGAGGAGTTCCAATCTATTGATATGAGTGTCCCATTCAGTAACCTAAAGGCCGACTTTGGTGTTAATCTGCATGGTATTCTATCTAGTACCTTCTTTCAGAAGTATAAGTATGTACTGAACTTTGATGAACTGGTAGCCTATTCTATGGTATGAAAGACTTGATTAAACTAAGGTCAAGAGACTGTGAGGAGAACTACTTGAAGGGGCTAAAGAAATCTGATGGCTCAGAGTCAAAGACTTATGTACTCAAAGTATCTACTCCATATCTTAGAAGTGGTGAAGTGGAAGGAGGCAGAAAGTTCATTGACCCCTCGGGAGGACCTATGATTGTAGTAGGTGGTTATCTTGAGGAGGCAGAAGCAGTAGTCAAATCAATAGACTTTACTGTAGGTTATGGTTACACTGTAACATTTGAATAATGGATGAGTGGTTTGAAGAAGGAAAGCATGAAGCTATCAAGTACTATGGCAAGCAGATATACTTTGTATCTGGAATCACAAACTTATTTAGTGATGCAGAGATAGGATGTCCTTATAAGAATATATCAGTAAGGGAGTCGTTAGAGCTTCTTAGCACATTAAAGGTTGTAGGGTTGGATAGTGAGACTAGAGGTACAGAGATATGGCAAGGTCAGTTGCTGCTGCTTCAATTAGGTAATAAGCACTTTGAGGTAGTCATTGACTGTACTACTGTAGATGTCAAACTATACAAGGAGTTCCTTGAGAGTGACAGGCTTTTCATAATTCATAATGCCAAGTTTGACCTAAGATGGTTGTATAAGGAAGGTATTGTAATCAGAAATGTATATGATACCTTCCTTGCAGAGAAGATATTGTTCCTGGGATTTCCACCAGGAATAGTATCACTTAGCTTGCAAGCTTGTTGTGACAGGTATCTAAATGTCTATCTTGACAAGACAGTTAGGGGTAAGATTAACTATGGTATCACTGATGAGGTAATAATCTATTCAGCCAATGATGTTGTGTTCCTTGAGGATGTCATGGAAGCACAGTTAAAGCAGATAGAGGCTAGGGGTCAGAGAGTTGCCTTGGAGATAGAAAATAGGTTTGTGAAGGTATTGGCTTATATTGAGTTCTGTGGTATAAGGCTTGACATTGAAAGATGGAAAGCCAAGATGGTTAAGGATGCTGAAAGGCTGAGAGAAGCAGAGCAGAAACTCAATGACTGGGTTGTAGAGTATGTGATGTCTAAAGGTGACAGAGATGCTATAGCCTATGATGTTCAGACTAAGAGAGGAAGAGTAAAGAGGGCTGAGGGTACTGTAGGCAAGTATGTTGCTATAGACCCACAGCAGAGTCTCTTTGAGGAAAACAAGCCAAGATGTATCATTAACTGGAACAGCAACAAGCAGGTTATACCATTGTTTGAGGAGTTAGGGTTCAATGTATGGACTAAAGACAAGAAGACTGGAAAGATGAAGAAGTCAGTGGACTCAAAGCTGCTTAAACAACAGTTGGATAAGAGTCCTCTGGCTAAGTTATATCTTGATTACTCTAGTGAGTTTAAGGTAGTTACTTCATTTGGTCAGAACTTCTTGGATGCAGTCAATCCTGTTACTGGGAGAATACACCCTACATTCAATCAGATGATGGACACTGGCAGATTGAGTTGTGGTAAAGGAGGGAAGAAAGGTGGAGGTAAAACTAAGGATGATGACTTTGCTGAGGAAGAGCAGACTGAACAGGATGCTGATGTTATTATAGCAGTAGATAAGAGTGTGAATATTCAGCAGCTACCTTCTGATGCAGAGACTAGAGCTTGCTTCATACCTGATAAAGACCATATGTTGGTTGATTGTGATTATGGAGACCAAGAAGGTCATGTTTTTACTGAGCTAAGCCAGGATAAAGCATGGATTGATTTCTATAATGACCCTAATGAGAGAGATGGTCACTCCTTTGTAGCTAAGATGATATTCTCTGATGAGCTAAAAGATATATCAGAGAAGGAAGTAAAGAAGAAGAGGAAAGACTTGAGGGATGCTGCCAAGCCAGCTAGGTTCACATTTAATTATAATGGGACAGCCAATGCTTTAGCAGCTAACACAGGTAAGTCTCTTGAGTTCTGTGAATTATGTTTTAAGAAGTATTTCTCGGCATTCAAAGGCATAGCCAGCTACTTTAGAGTGAGTAAGGCTAATATGTGGAAAAGAGGTTACATCCTAATCTCAAAGTACACGGGATTGAGAGCTTACATCTATGACTATCCTATACTGAAAGGCATAGAGAGAAGAATCAATGGAATGGGTCAGGAGTTCTGGGATTCCTACAGGAAAGCCAAAGACTCTGGTCAGGTCATTGATGATGTCCCTGCTGCGGTTCTTCAACAGATGGCAAGGAAGTTTGCCAATGGAGAGCCTATGGAGGCTATTGCTATAAGATATGAGTATAAAGTCAAGAAGGGTAAGAAAATTGAGACAAAATATATAGACATTAACAGGGAGACTGTATTGATTAAGCTCTGGAAGCATCTGGCAAAGAGAAGGTCATCATCTGAGAATCAGTCCTGTAATTATCCAAGTCAGGGTACAGCAGCAGCTATGACTAAGATTGCTGGTATAATGTACTTTGATTACTTGGTAGAGTCAGGATTGATATTCAAAGTATTGATGCCTAATGATGTTCATGATGAGTATCTGATAGAGCCACCCACTGATATAGCTGAACAGGAAGCTAAGAAACTCAGTGAATGTATGGAAGCATCAGCAGCTATGTTCTGTCAGTCAGTCAAGATTAAGGCAGTTCCCGAAATTGCAACTCATTGGGTTCATTAAGGTATGGAAGCTTGGAGAATAGCTATCCCCATAGTAGTGCTTATACTAGCCACTATAGGTGCATGGTACACAGTAATACTAAGACGGAAAGAGATAAGAAGCATGATGTATGTAAATCCTAAGAATGACTGTCGATACTTACCACTCTATAGGTGCAGGATGAAATGTCCTGCATCTGATGAGTGGTTTGATGCGCTAATCTATCAGGATTGTAATACTAAGCAATTGTATATCATGGATATGAAAGACTTCCATGACAAGTTTATTAAACTAATAGAGTATAATAATGGAAACAACAGTAAACAAGGAGTATCAGAAACTGATTGATACTATCAAGTCAGTAAGGGATATGGCTAGTCTTAGCCCTGAAATGTGTGCTAGACTCAAGACAGTAGAACAGGGCCTTATAAACTTAGGCTCAAGTCCAGTACTATCTGATAAAGTACAGCCCTTTATGGACATAACCATTAATATGGCTAAGACTTATGCAGCTAAGAACCATGACTATGGTAACTCATTTGAGCAGTCCTGTGATAAGTTTGGTATTATAGCATCGGTAGTAAGACTAGGAGACAAGATGAATAGAATTGAGTCTTTGACTACCAAAGAAGCTGAGATAAAAGAGGAGTCTATTAAAGATACTCTTCTGGACCTTGCTAATTATGCTATTATGACTGTAATGTGGTTAAATCAGCAACCTAAAGAGGAATAAACATGGTAATAGCAGTGGACTTTGATGGAACTTGTGTTACACATGAGTTCCCTAAAGTAGGTAAAGATATAGGAGCAGTTCCTGTCTTGAAGAAGTTAGTAGAGAAAGGGCATAAGATTATTCTTTACACTATGAGAAGTCATCCTGATAAAAATAATCAAGGCAAAACTCTTAGTGGAGAGACTATATCTAATGATACTTTACAAGATGCAATTGATTGGTTCAAAGAGAATGGGATACCTTTATGGGGAATAAATGAGAACCCCAAACAAAAGGAATGGACATCATCTCCTAAAATATATGCACATCTTTACATAGATGATGCAGCTTTAGGAGTACCACTTAAATTTGATAGAAATATAAGTGACAGAGCCTTTGTAGATTGGGAAGAAGTAGAGCAGTTTTTAATTACAAATGGTGTTATATGGTAGATAATAAATGTGGAACAGCAACTGAAGAATTGAAGCTCTGGATTATTGAGTTTGATATTATTGTTTCTAATAATAAAGGATGTGCTGTAGTAAAAGCTAATAATCCTCATCAAGCGGAAATTCTGTTGAGAACAGAAGGTATAAGTAATGGTAATCCTGGGAAGTATTGTATTACACGTATTGCAGAGATTATACCTTCTCCAGAAGCTATGCTAATATGTGAACAATGGGCACATCCTGTGGATGATTATTGATTTATGAGGCAATATACACAGAGAGAGTTTATCCAGATATGTGTAGCCAATGGTTTCTATTATAGCAGACATAATGGAGGCCATGCTATCTATGTCAATGATAAGGGAGGACACATAAGCATCCCACTAAACCTTGAGTGTGTTATTGCTAGGAGGCTCATTAAAGAGAACAATCTTGAAGTTGATATTAAGAAACTGAAAAAGGAGTAAGAAGATGGACAATTATCCAATGGGAGCTAATACTCCTAATGCACCCTGGAATCAGGTTGACAGTCCTGAAAGGGAAATTGAGGTCACAGTGAGTGTTACCCTTAGTAAAACTGTAAGGATTAGTGTATCTGACTATGAGATTACTGACTCTGGAAAGGATGAAGATGGTGAATACTTTGAGAATATAGACTACTCAAACTGTGACCTTAAAGGTGCAGTTGAAGAGCAGATTGTATTGCCTCAGGAGGCTTGGGATTATATAGCCCCTAAATCAAGGAGGGAGGTCAATGCCATCTTTGACTTAAAGGGCTGGAATGTTGATGACTTTGAAGTTGTAAAGGAATGATAGATAACTTTGAATTAACCAAGAGTCTCTTCTATTTCAATGAAGCAAATGATATGTTCTTCCACTTACAGATTGTTCAAAGAGCCAAAGACCATAAGGGCGAGAACAAGAAGGTAAAGGAAGGTGCAATTAAAACTTACTTCATTAAAAGTAGAGAACACCTTGATAGGGTAAAAGAGGAAGTCATATTCCTCTGTGAACACTATAGTGCAAGAGCCTACATCAATGTGTCTGGGAAGGACTTCTCAGCTTTACAGAACCTGATGCTTGCTAAGTTGGCAGAGTATAATCTGAATGGTACTGTCAGAGACCCTAGGAGAATACTTAATAGCGCAGCAGGTGAGTTAAAGTCAAGAAGTCCTAAATGGGTAGTTGATGTAGATGATGTATCTATGCTTGATAACATAAGAAAGAAGGTGTGTGAACTCTATTATAAGGCACATGGGGAGAAAGGGCAAGCTATACCCATCGAGGATATTACAGATAGGATGATACCTGCTATAGTGGCAGAATTCCCTACCAAGAGTGGTGTTCATCTTATAGCCAGACCTTTCAACTTAAAGGAGTTCCATGATATATTCCCAAATGTAGATGTTCATAAGAACTCTATGGGTACTGTATTGTATATTCCTGATAGCCTAAAGCATAGGTATGTATGTAGTGAGTGTGGCAGTCCCAATGTTCAGGTACCAGCATGGGTCAATGCTAATACCAATGAGTATATAGATGACATAACTGATGATACTGAATGTTGGTGTGAGGATTGTAGGAAACATACTAAACTTAAGGAAGTATGAGATGCGCAGTGATTGATGAGTTTGTAGTAATTTGAATTTATATTATATGACATTTATAATTCACCATAAAGATGGTCATAGAGAGACTTATAGTAATACTTATGATGAAGATGATGAGTATGAAAGAGATGCTGCATGGGATGATGTAAGAATGACATTTCCTGATGCTGATTATATAGAAGCTTTCTAGTATATTTATAAATATGAGTGGTATTAGAGTAAGTATTAAGACAAAAGCTAAAGAGACTCTGAAATTATCAAATCATCTAAGAACATATCTTTTTCAAGAGGAGTATGATGAATTAAGTAATTGTACTCCTTCTGAAAAGAAAGTACTTAAAGATGCTTTGTCAGTTCTAAATTCCATAATAGTTAAAAGTAAATGATATGCCAAAGATAATTTTATGTAGAGGTATTCAAGGTAGTGGTAAGACTACATGGGCTAAACAATGGGTACTTGAAGACCCAGAACATAGAGTAAGATTTAACAATGATGATATCAGAAATATGTTAGGTAAGTATTGGGTACCTAGTAGAGAGCCTATAGTTACAATTATGAAAAACAGCTTTATACAAGGGGCTGCTATTTTCCATCATGACGTTGTAATAGACAATATGAATCTTAATAGTACAGAAGTTGAGTACTGGAAAAGGACAGCCAAGGTGTTTAATTATGACCTTGAAATCAAGAATTTCTTTACTCCTCTTCAAGAGTGTATAGATAGAGATTCTAAGAGACCTAATCCTATAGGGGAAAAGGTTATAAGAAATACGTATGAAAGGTATAAAGATATTCTTGAAGCATAATATAATATGAAAATATTAAAATTTTACTCTCCTTGTTGTGGACAATGTAAGGTTGTAGCAAAGGAGTTTAAGAACCATCCTATTGATGCTCCTATTGAGGACATTAATGTGATGGAGAATCCTGAAGTAGCTGACAAGTATAATGTTAAAGGTCTTCCTACTATTCTACTTCTTAATGATAAAGAGGAAGTAGTAGAGACTTGGCGTGGCATTGTAAAGTCAGAGGTTATTAACAGTATGATTAAGGAATATGAAGCTAATTAAGCCAAGTTTTGAAATATGGGAACAGCCTGCTGGTCTTGAAGGAGTTTATAAACAGATTGAGAGAGTAGGTAGAGTATGTTATAAGTCTGAGGATAAGATAACAGAAGATTCTGCCAAGCCATTTGTAGATAGGATGATTAAGTCTGGTCATGGTGCTATGTTGGAGCATGGCACAGTGTATTTATATATCAGAAGGAAGGGTAATGAATCCTTAGAGGCGGATAGGTATCTTATGAATCCTTATTCAAAAGTGGTATTTAGCCAATCTCCTAATTCAAGGGATATGGAAATCTATATTACTACTAATCTCAGAGTGTTAGTAGAGAATGGTTGGCTTGATGACTTAAAGTACATCTGTGAACCTACAGAGTACCATGAGAGAAGAGTTACTGTACACTTTGTATGTGATAGAGGTGTATCACATGAGTTTGTAAGGCATAGAGTAATGTCTTTTGCTCAGGAAAGTACAAGGTATTGTAACTATTCTAAGGATAAGTTTGGCAGTGAGCTTACCTTTATTATTCCTTGTTGGATGGACATGCACGATACTGATGAAGGAAGAGAGGTAACTCGTAATTGGAATTTTGATATTTTAGATGGATGTTCTATTATAGCAGAAGAAGGTGAGTTTGATGATGCTAGAGATGCTTTTCTAACCTCTCTTAATGTGGCAGAGCATTGCTACCTAGAATTATTACAAAAAGGCTGGACTACTCAACAAGCAAGAGCTGTTTTACCAAACTCCTTAAAGACAGAATTGGTAGTCACAGGATTTATTAAAGACTGGAAACACTTCTTTTCATTGAGAAGTGGGATTGCTAAAACAGGTAAACCACACCCACAGGCTCAAGAGTTAGCTGAGCCTCTCATGGATGAATTTGTCAAGAGAGGTATAATGGAAACACTTATTAAATGAGTTTATAACTAATAAATATTTTTAATATGAGAACGGGTATTAAAGTAGGAGATGTGCTTAGTGAGGCCAGTCATTATATAGTGACTGGTCTTAATTTTGGTAGTAGTATCAGATGCAAGCACTTTGAGAGTGGTGAGGAAGTCAATATAGGCAAGTCCTATATAGACAACTACATTAAGTCTGGAGATAACTATGACCAAGAGGTTAAGGTAACTAAGGAAGACAAGAAGGATGGTACTCTTGGTATTAGAAGTATCTGGGAGAACATCCACTCTGGCCAGGTATTCACTGTGTGCTTTAAGAAGCAGGATAAACCTAAGAGTAAGAGAAAGTTACAGGAAGATATTGATGCTATTGTAGAGCAGTTCTCAAATAGTATTGATGCAGTTAAGAACAGTAAGAAAGGTGTTGCAAATGCAGCAAAGAATCTTGTTACTGAGCTGGTCAATAACCCTGTACTTCCTTATGAAGAAGGAGATGAGAGAGTACTTAGAGGCTACAAGATTCAGTTTGAATCAAGAGATGGCAGGTATGATTGTGTGGATATGGATATTATCAAGACTGACAAAGAGTCAGGTATTAGACCAGTCAATATTCTGACCATTAAGTGGCTCATTTATAATGGTGTTAAATACATAGTGGAATGAATGCGTCAGTAACTAAAGAAGACTTGATTGGTCAGATTACCAACTTCCCACTATGGATAGTGAAAGCTATGGTGTCAAACCAAGTGAGGCAAGGTAATCCAGCCAATGTCAAGGTATTCCAAGAGAAGGTAGATGCCTCCTTTGTTGAAGGTGGATTCAGTTGGAATAAGTCAGCAGAAGGTCAGTTCTTCTGGAGTAAGGTAATCAATGGTAAACAATTTCCTAAAGAGATTACTCCTCTTGATAAATCCATTGAGCCTGCTGATGAGAGTCCAAAAGAGGCTGTTGTTGAAGCAGTTAAGAAGATACCTGCTTATAAGGTGGGTGATATAGTTAAGGTAAAGAATGGTAAGAATATTATCACTAGGATAGTTATTGGGTATTTCCCAGAGCTGCCTAATCCTTATATAACTATGACTGTGGATGGCTTTAACATTTTTAAGGAAGGTAAAGCTACTGAGTGTAATCTTAGAATAGTAGCACTTAAAGAGCCAGAGTATGTATACCTGACTCTTAAAGACATATCTGAGGGTAAAGGTGTGGGTGTAGACCCTGACCTTATCAGAATAGTATAATAGAGCAAGGGTGGGGTGTAGTAATACATCCTACCTTATTGTTATATTATTAAAGGTGTTAGAGGTGAAGTAAAAACATCCTTAATACCTTGCACAACTACAATTAAATTACTACTTTTGCACAAACTAATTAAAGAAATATGAGTAAGACAACTTGTTATAATCCACTCAAAGGAGTAGATGATGTTATAGCAGCTCAAGTACCCTCATGGAATAGTCACTATGTGGCTAACCTTAGAGGCATGTATGAGGAGGCTAAGGGCAAGTCTACTACAGATGTGAATGAGTTACTGGCATTTAGAAGAAGCTTAAATGATAAAGATGCCAAGGCTCTTACAGAAGCCATCACAAACCCAATAGCAGCATATGACCAGTTAAAAGAAGCTTTCTCTACTCAAGAGAGAGTTGATAGAGTTAATATGATAGCTAATACATTCTCAGATGTTGTTGATGCTATACAAGAAAGCAATCCTAGTCTTAGCAGAGAGGACATTATTATGGGCTATACAGACCAGAATGGTAAGTTCCAAGGTGGTCCAGCATTCATATATAGTGAGGTGTATAAAACCCTCAAAGCCGAGATGGATGAATATGCCGAGAATGGCTATGAGGAAGAGGTAGAGAAGTATAGACGGGTATTTAAGAACTGGGGAGCTTTAGTGACTTATACTAATACTACTCTTAGAGATACAGAGGGTCTTAAGATAGGCACTAAGCTAACCTTTGCTGATTCTTCTACCATTGCTGACTATGATGAGAATACTGCTGTAGAGTCATTTGTAGCTGAGGAAGCTCCTAGAGAATCATGGCAGGAAGTGTCAGAGTCTGTAAGTCCTTTTGGGAGTACTTCTATACTAGTAAGAAGGCTGCTAGGGAGACTATCTGGGTATACTTCTAAGAATGAAGAAGATTATGATGACCTTGGTCATCTTAGGAGATTACCTGCCGTACAAGTGCACCAAGCACTTATGGAAACCCTTAGAGGTATGCAGAGCGAAAGTGATATGGTGGCTATTCTGAAACAGAATATGAATAGTAAGCCCTACATTAGTTCTATACTTGAGGAGTTTGCTAAAGACCCTATACTCAGAACTCAGTTCTTTGTAGATTTTAGTAAGGTCTTTCAGTTATACTCAATGCAGAATGAGACAAGAAAGGGAGGTATTACCACATATAAGAATAGTGTACTCAATATTCTCTCAAGAAAGAGTGCCTATAGGAGGTATTCAGTGGCACTGGCGACTAGGACTCTCAAGGCTGATAATGCAGTCTTTAGATATGAAGATGAGGGTACTTTGGTAAATGAAGCTAGAGCAAAGCAGCTAGCTGACTTTATAGAGAAGTATTTAGGTACTGACCAAGACATCTTCAGTAAGTTCAATGAGCAGGGCTTCTCTAATCAGGATAGGATAGACTTCTATAAAGCTGTACTACCTGTACTTGGTATTAACCTTACTGAATCTGGCTATGATGTTCTTGTAAAGGACAATAAGAGAGTTATGTCTCTTAATAGAACTCTTAAAGACCTTCCAGCTATTCTTAGAAAAGCTAAAGATGGTATGAAGTTCCAAGACCTAATTGACTTAAGAATTGGCCAAGGAGCTAGTGAGGGGTATCTAAAGGAGAAGATAGGTAAGATATTTCAAGTTACAGAGAGCTTAGATAACAGTAAGAAGGTATTAAGCAGAGTAAGGTTCCAAGACAACACTTATTACAGTGATATACAATCATCTTATCTTGGTAGATTCAGAGATACTATAGATGCTCTAGCTAGGAAAGGCAACAAAGCAAAGCTACAGTCTTATCTAGAGGAGCATTTCTTGAGAAATGATTTCTTTAGAAACTCTGATGGCAAGATATATAATAAGTGGCTTCAAGACCTTTACTACAGCAACCTTCAAGACCAGAAGAGCTTTGCTAATATGTTCACTTACAAGAAGTTCTTAGGTGATGATAATCAGAAATTTGAGGATTTCACAGGCAAGAAGCAGGCTATAACCTTGATAAATGAGTACTTTGCAGAGTCTAAGGATTATGCTTGGTACCCAGTATTTATATTAGGAGATAGTGGTGCTTCAAAGTGGATTAGGGCTAAGAGATACTCATCTGACCAGATAATAACAGGTCTCTATAATGTATATCTTCAAGAGAAGATATTTCAGAGGGAGATTAAAGAACTCAAGGAGGGACTTAAAAGAGAAGGCAAATCTCTTGGAAGTCTTGCTAAGATTGATGAGACTAAGTTTGGTTTACTGCCATTCCTAAATGAGAAGAAGTACAGTGACATGATAGACATGACAAATATTGAACAGTCTGTCAAAGCTGCTATTAAAGCTCATCTAAGAGATGCCTTCAATGAGTATATGATTAAGTTGGATAGGGCAGGTGTTCTAGGTAAGACCCAGAAAGGTGACTATAAGTACTTGAGTATGCTAACTAAGTACATAACCAAGGATAAGCAGAAGTTGACTGGTGATGATGCAGTCAGAGCTAACCTTATGGATTACTTCTACAATAGTAAGTTTGCTACTGTAATGCAGATGCAACTTATGACTGTAAATCCTATATTCTATAAAAATGGAGATAGCACAGATGTTCAGAAAAGATATAAAGAAATTCATGCCTCAGGCAATAGAGTAAGTGTAGAGGCTGTAAATCCTTTCACAGGTGAAAGATTCAGTGATAGAGACTATCAGACTACTGTATATTTTGATGATGTTGAAGTGAACCCAGAAGATACTAATCCTGAGTTTATGGAGGTCATAGCCAAAGTATATGGTAAAGATAGTGAAGTCTATAAGACCTATAGGGATAAGACATCTTTCACTGATGGCCAAGGTTATAGAACTCTTAAATCTTATAGAGCTGTGATGGGTATGGCTGGAAAGTGGAATAAGAAATGTGAAGATGCTTACAATGAGATTGAAAGTATTAGAGCAGATATTAGGTCACAAGGTGGAGAGATAACTGATGAGCAAGCCCAAAGAATAACTAGCTTAATGGTTACATTCCAACCTATCAAGCCATTCACCTATACACTTGAAAGATGGAAACTTGGCAATAGTGTATTCCAGATACCTGTGCAAATGAAGTATGCTGAAACAGTTATGATACCTGAACTGATGCAGAAGGGCAGTAAGTTAAGAGATATGCTTGAGTGGGCTGAACAGAAGAATGTAGATGTGGTTGCGGCTACTACTGCTGTAAAAGTAGGTTCATTTGGTGCTGTAAATGTGAAGGATGCTACTAATAAGGATGAACTGAATGCTTCTTTAGATAATGCTATCATTCACAATCTGAGCTATGATGACTATGTTATTCAGAATAACATTCCTGAGCATATCCAAGGCTCACAGCTGTTCGCTACTCAAAGCAGAAAGCTGATATTTGCTGGTTTACAGCAGGTTGATGCTAATGGAAACACTATGTACTATGACCATTATACTGATGGTAACAGAGTTAATCTTGGTAATGGTATGGTCAGGCTCAATGCTTATAACCTCAACAGGTTCTATATAAGTCTTATAGCAGCTAACATGCTTGAGGACTTTGAAGAGTTTTCTTCTACTATAAAGGACCCCGAGAAAGTTAGACAAGCCCTAGTTCAGATGACTGTTAATAACAGCAGGGAGACTAGGGATAACCTTAGAGGCTATGGCAAAGGCATGGAGCATGACTTCCTTCTAGCATTATTTGAAGGGGGTATTGAACATGATACAGCAGCATTGTTGCTGAGTATGTTCAAGAAGCAAGTCAACAAGCAAAAGATAAATGGAGGAAGTGCAGTTCAGGTATCAGCATTTGGTATAACTGGCTATACTGAGGACGATAATCTTAGGTTTGTCAAAGACCCTAATAATGATGCTAATATCCTATATGCTGAGTGTGAGATACCTTGGGACTTAAGCTATACTGATAGCAATGGCAATAAGGTTGAGTTACAATTCAGTGATTGGTGTAATGCTGATGGTACATTAAAGATGGGTAAGAATGGAGTTTCTCTACTAGAGACTAAATTCCCAGGAATCACCTCTTTTATAGCATATAGAATACCTACAGAGGATAAGTACTCCATGTTGAACTTAAGAGTAAAGAGATTTACTCAGAAGGTCAATGGTGGTGGTACTATTAAAGTTCCTGCTCAAGGTACTACTATTGCTGGATTTGACTTTGATATTGACAAGCTCTACTTTATGAGAAGGGAATATAAGGTCAAGAAGAGTGATAAAGCTGGAGAGTTAGGAAGTCAAATAATCAAAGCACTGTTTGGTGAGTCTGAGCATACAGATATAGCTGACGTGTTTGATGTACATGACTTTGAGGAATTTGATTATTCTAAGCCTGCATGGGATAAAAGTCAGAGCAGAGTGGCTAGGAACAATATGCTAATCACTCTTATGCAGAAGAGACTTGAAGACCCTCAGACTATAAAGGATAGAACCACTCCTGGTGGATTTACTCATGCAAGTGCTGCTGCTAAGTATATCAGAACTCTTATGGGTATAGATAATCTGAATTATGATTATTCTGACCCTTGGACTATGGTAGTATATAATCAGCAGAACCAAGTAGCAGGTAAGCTAATTGGTATATTTGCTAATCAGAATACCAATAATGCTATTGCTTCATTGATGAAGGAGTTCAGCTTGGTGCAACCTATAGCATTTGGTAATCATCCTAATGGACTAAGTAATCTTCTTAATCCTAACACCCTGACTAAGGAGTTATTGGCAGCATCTGTGGATGCTGTTAAAGACCCTGTGCTTAACTTCCTGAACTTAAATACTATCACAGCAGACAGTGCAGGTATGTTATGTAGATTGGGATACAGCTTTGAGGAGATTGGTCTGTTAATGAACCAACCTATAATAAGAGAACTCTGTGAGTACTGTATGGACAACAATATGTCTGATATAGATACTGCAATAGATAATCTGTTACAGGATTATGGTGCAAGAGGTAATTATGCTGATATGTCATTCTCAGAACTGACCGTAGATGTACTGGCTAAGAATATAACTGACTTCAGGGACAACCCAGACATTATGCACAATAGTAACTATGTGTTCAATCAAGCCCAGGTGTTAGAACTATTCAGAAGTATCTATGCCACAGCTAAAGAGGTAGGAGCTTTTGTTACTAATACTAAGTTTACTGCATCGAATGCTGTTAAGTCTACTTTCGGTGGTATGTATGCTCAGCAAGACAGAGTGATTAGATATGTGAATAACCTTAAGTCCTCAAAGAATCCTAGATTGAGTATTGTAGTGAGTGACTATGTTGATAGTCCAATTACATTAGGTCTTGATATGAGTAATATTGAGGAATATATGGCACAGATACTCAACAATCCTTTTGGATATGAGCAAGTGATGTATGATGCTAATGTTCAAGCTGTAAAGGAACTTGGCAAGTACTATCCTTATGGCAAGCCAACGTATACTAAAATTAGGAACTTCATGACTGATTTGACTAAATCAGGGCTTGATGAGACTACTATAGACCAGATACATGAGTATATGCTAAGGTATATGATTGGTCTGGATGAACAAAGTAAGTTCAATCCTGAATATCCTATTAACCTTGATAATGGAGAGACAGTAAGGGCAGAAGACTATTATACTAAATATGTCCCTTTGAAGGTAAGTAACCTTTTAAGGACAAATAAAGAGTTAAAGAGTCTACCTATCTTTAGTCTACTCACATTTGAGGAAGGCAATGATGGTAATGTGCAAATGAAGATAGCTGATAGTGGTGCTTTAACACCTACCCAGAAAGATGAAGTAAGGGATAGCTGGGAGGTACTATTAACTAATCCTGAGTTATCTCAGGTAGCTAAAGACCTTTATATGTACTCTTACTACCAGTCAGGATTTGGGTTTGGAGTTATAGGGTTCAATCACTTAGCTCCGTTAGAGTTGAAGCTGCAATTAGACCTCAATGGCGAGACTAGTTATACTAGTTTCTTGGATAATGTGTTGGATGACAACATACCTGTTGACGAGGTTAGGTTTGCTCAAATGTTCTTAAGCACTCATAGGGATAACAACAGGCTAGTATATGAGCCTAAATCCAAGCAATATACTTACATTAAGAATTATGTGTATCAGAATGGTATGCCAGTAGATAGTTTCATATTAGATGTAACTACTGACAAGAATAAGGTTAAGCCTTTCATACTAAGGTCTACCAAAGAGGAGGTACACTATAGACCTGCTATATTGGTTGATGGACTCTTGTATGTTGCCAATGGTAGTACATTTAATAGAAGCACTTCTGGAGCTATGGAGTATAGGCTTGTTAAAGGCAAGAACAATAAAAAGGTAAGTTTATCTGATATAGGAGTTCAAGATGACAAGTCAAGTACTGTTATAGATGGTGAACCTATTGTTGATATTGACACTATGTCTGTTGATAATCTAGTGGATGAATTAGTTAAGAGTCAAGTTAAGACTGGTACTTTGATGGCTGAGGAAGCAGAAGAAGCTTCTAGAGGTATAAGAAGCAACATCTTACAGACTACTAAGGAAGATGCAAGAGAACAATTGATTGGGGCTTTACTCGAGGAGTATAGAAAACTTGGTGTATCATGTAAGTTAAATGGTGAAAAGATTTGTTAAGTATGGGAGAAAGTTGTGTATTTAAGCCAGCTGTCAGAAACAAAGAAGGTAAGGAAGTGAATAGTAGGTTGTTTGACGACCTACTTCACTTCTCTTCAAATGACAGAGAGTTTGCTAAAAAATATTATTTTATAGGTACTAGTGATGAGTTCCTAAGAGCCAATGCTAGGCATGTAGAGTATGATGAGAATGGAGAGATTACATTCAAGTCACTTAAGAACCTAGTATCACTGGATATACCTTCTGAGAAGATTATCAATCAGTTAAACAAAGACATAGGCTCTGGAGAGCATGAGTATGGAGAGGCAGTATCACTAATGACCAGCTTCAACAATAATAGCCCATATAACGATGAGTATATGGCTACTATAAGTACAGTTGAAGGCGGTAAAGCAAATTTACAGGTTACTAGAAAGACTACAGCTAATCAGACAGCTCTTGAAGAGACATTGACTAATAAGGGTTTGTTTGATAGAATAAAGCAAGCTGTTGAAAGATTAGGAGGAAGCATATCCTTTATAGATGAGGACTACAGTAAGTATGATACTGTTAATGCCAGAAAAGCAGAGTCTGGCCTATACAATGTAATATTCCTCTCAAAGAAAGGCAATCTTACTGCTGATATGGCAGAGGAGGCAGGTCACTTTGCTGTGGGGGCACTTGGCAATAATCCCTTAGTAAAGAGATTGGAATCATTATGCACACCAGAAGTACAAGAAAGTATATTAAAAGACCACTATAGAGATGTACAAGGAAGAAAGAATCCTAGAAGAGAAACTGCTGGATATTTAGTTGGTCAATATATAATGAATGAAGTAGACCAAGAGTCTACACTTGGCAGACTTGCAGGTAGGATAGTAAACTTAGCAAAAAGAATGTTCTACAGACTTACTCTTGATGATGTAAGTAGAATGAGAGAAGAAGCTAAGGCTATAGCTAAGAATATAGCCAGAGGATTTATGTCTGGGGATAATGCTGGCAGTATTGAGAATGCTTTAGAGAATAAGGAAATCCTGTACTCATCTGTAGACTCTGTACAAGTTAGTGCCTTCAAGGATGTTATTCAGCAGCTAGACTTACTAGCTTCTGAAATGTCAGCAGTAGATAAGACATTATATAGGAAGTGGAAGGATATTGAGGCTAACACTGCTATAGGCAGATTGTTTGAGAACCCGTCATTCTTTGCTGATATGGCTGCTATAGATGGTTTGTCTGTAGCATTAACACAATTGGCAGATAGTGTTCCTGAAATGATTGATATGCTAGACTCTGTTAATTACAATTCTGATGAAGTTCCTGCTAATGCCAAGAAGCTAAGACAAGTAAAGCTATTTGTTCAAGAGTCTATTGCTATCATGGGCATCATAGATAATATGCTTGCCAGTGGTGAGGTACAACTGAAAGAAAATGTAAGAGATGCTTTGAATAGGGCATATAAGAACTTAAGCTCTCTTATTAAAGGAGCAGACAGACTAGAGGTAAATCTACTAAAGAAAGAAAAAAAGTTATATCTGTCTTTCTTAAAGGATATATATGGGGGTGAGTATGTTGAAAGAGCAGCCAGGGTTGTCTTTAACTTTAATAAGAGAGGGCTTGAAAGGGTGGCTGAAAGCAGGGAGTATCTATCAAAAGCTATTGAATCTCTTGATAGAGATGACAACTTTATGAATAGATATATAGCATCTATGGCTAATAGCAGTGATATAATCAATCAGTTAGCCTATAAAGCTAAAGCTTCTGCCAACAAGTTTGCTGATGATAATACCATTAAAGCATGGAATGATATAAGGGCTTTGGAACAGAGAGTCAAGAAGGCTAAGGTTGATACGAGGAAGTTGTTGGAAGTATCTGCTCGGGATGGTAAGTTAACTGGTAACTACATATCCAAGTATAATTGGGGTGATTGGGAGAATGACTGGTATGAGTTTAAGAACAAATGCAAGGAAAATTTCCTTAGTGACCCATCTATTGAGGGTAAGACTCAGATAGAAAGGGAATACTTATGGGATGTCTACTTTAGACCTTTAGCTAAAGACTGGCATAAGTCTCACTCTACATATGACCAAACTACTCAAAGACCTATGCCTAATGATGGCTATAGAAACCATAACTATGATAGATTAACAGATACTGAGAAGGCAGCTCTAGATGATATATTGGAGTTGAAGGGGAGCCTTGATGACCTTCTAATCTATCAGTCTTATAATGGTGAAATGGTTGAGGCAGCTCATACTCATCTATATAGAATGCCTCAGTTCAGGGGAAGTACCCAGAATAGAATTGAAAACTTAAAGATGACTAACCCTCTTGGTAGAGCTGTAAGTGGTGCTATAAGACAGAATCTAATCAATACTTTCACTATTACTAGTGAGGATAGGGATTATGGTAGTGCGATGACACATAATACTATAGATGAGGATGTATTCTCAGATAGGCTTGATTTTGAGAAGGAGAAAGTAAAGAGAGTCCCTCTATATGGTATAAATAAGCTGAAAGATATGTCAGAGTTAAGTACTGATATATTTAATGGTTTATTACAATATGCAGCTATGGCTAATACTTATGTAGCTACATCTAGTGTTGTAGATATACTGGAGACAGGTGTGGATGTACTAGCTAATAGAAGAGTAAAAGGTCTAAAGAGGGAAGTAGAGAGGAAAAATAAGTCAAACGTATTTGAAAGATATTGTGATTTCCTTGATGCTCAGGTATATAACTTATATGCAAACAGTAAGTTAAAGTTTGGTCAGATAGCTCTTACTAAGGTGATAGGCTTCTTAGGAAGCTTGGCATCTAAGGTGTTCTTGGGTGGTAACGTGGCTGGTGGTATGGTCAATGTTATGACTGGCTTTAATGAAATCACTAAGGAAGCTATAGCAGGAGAAGTATATACACTGGCTGACCTTACTAAAGCTAATGCTTTATACTTTAAGCATCTACCAGAGAACTGGTTGGAGGCAGGTATGGGTGTGAAGAATAATAAAGTATCACTCTTTATGAAGAAGTTCAATGTTCAGAACAACCTAGATACTGAAGTTAGAAACTGGAGTACAAGAGAGAGCAGGCTAACTAGACTTAACCCATTTGGTAATAATCTAATGTTGCCCTATAAGAGTGGGGACCACTATATGCAGGCTATGTCCTACTTGGCAGCAGCTAACCACTATAAGTTCTTGGATACTAATGGTGAGACTATATCATTATGGGATGCTCTAGAAGTGAAGAACATAGATGATAGTAATCCCAAAGCTGGTAAGACGTTAGAGCTTAAAGAAGGAGTACTATACATAGACCCTAAAACTAATCAAACTAGAGAATGGAATCTTGATGATGAAGTTAAATTCCAGAACCTATGTAGAGAAACCAACAATAGAATGCATGGTATCTACAATAGAATGGATAAGACAGCCTTCCATAATACTTGGTATGGTCAAGCTGCTTTAGCCATGAGAGGCTATGCACTTGGTCTATTGTATAGAAGATTCTCTTCTAATCAATATAGTGTGTCTTTAGGTAGAGAGTCCGAGGGAAGCTTAGTTACAGCATCAAAGGTATTTATTAACATGTTTGGAGGTACTAAGAACTTTATTCCATCCCTTAGGGCATTGGTATGCCCATTTGGTGATAGTGTAAAGAACTCATTACTTGAGATGGGCTTCTCAGTGGAGCAGTATAGGAATATGAGAAGAAACTGGGCTGACTTTGCTTTTATAGGTATGTTATGGATACTCAAGGCACTTACAGCTAAATCTGGGGATGATGACGACGATGATGACGATGATACAACATCTGGACTCATATACTACTTTGCAAGTAGGTTATACAAGGAGCAAAATGCCTACAATACTCCTTGGGGTATATGGGATGAGCAAAAGAGTGTGTTAGATTGGATGCCCAGTGGTGTATCAGTGGTAGGTCAAATACTTGATATAAGTAGGCTTATGATTACTCAAGAGGAGTATAAGACTGGTTCAGCTACCCATGAGAAAGGAGATAAGAAATGGGAATATAAGATTGGCTCATATATACCTTACTACAGAAGTACAAGGGTATTAGAGCATCCTTATGAATCAGCTAAGTCATATGAATATGGTAGAGCTACTTATAAGTAATTCCTATAAAAACAATAAAGGCAAGAGAGGTTATCCTCCCTTGCCTTTTTTTTTTATCCTAAGCAGTCAAGCTCATGTTGCTTCTCCTGTTCAGTCCAACTATTGAAAAACTCTTCAATGTTTATTGTTTCTCTATACTTAGTTCTAAGTGCTTCTTGCTGTTCGGAGGATAAACTACTAAAGCTTATGCCTGTTGGGTTACTTTCTACCTTTATGGGCTTAGCTCCAGGTTTCTTAACTATAGGCTTTCTCTTAGTTTTAACCTTACCTATAGTAAGCTCACCATCCCTCTTTACTTGAGGCTCTGGCTTAGCTTCTGCGCTTTCAACCTTACTCTCTGTAGGAGTAATCTCTCCTACTAGTGCTTTCTCAGATGCAGATAACTTGTCATACTGTATTGATATAGGAGATTCAGGTATCTGTCCTACTTCTCCTAGAACAGGATTAGCCTGCTTGTACTCTTTATCATTTAATAGTAACTGATTACCTTTGGCTACTGAGTAAGTATTATTGCTGTTAGGTGCAGGATATTCTACATGTATAGGTATGATATTTAATGATTTAACCTTAATCCCATATTTACCTTCCAAGAACTGCTTATATAAAGATAGCTGTCTTGAGTACTTAGCCGCTTTTTCTTCACTTATATTCTTGGCTCTGTGGGTCTTCATATCAAAGATATAGAAGTTGCCCTCCCTATCATAAGCCAGTAAGTCAAGTGTTCCAGCAACTGCTATCTCATGTACCCCTCCATTACTGTCAGTAACCTGTAGAGTACCTGTAGCTACTATATCTCTAGGTATAACTGTAAGACCTTGAGCAACAAGATAATTCTTGAATTTCTGTAACTGTTCAGCAAATCTACTAAGAGCCTCTTTTGAAGCATTGGGGTAAACCATCTCCACTGACTTACCATCACTTAACCAACCTACTGGACTAGGGGTGATATACCCATTAAAGAAATCCCTTACAAATTCATCAACACCAGTACCTATATTAGTAGATGGTGTAACCCAGGGGCTGTTAGGGTCAAATCTCTCGCCAGCCTGCTCATCAGCTTGTATGATTGAAGTAACTCTGACATATGTTTTACCTGTTCTTGTGTTGACATAAGTAAGACCATCTTCTGATAGTTGTACTACCCTAGAGTCTGCCATTATCTTTTCACTGACTTCTTGAGCTTTCTCCATAGCAGTAGTAACTTTATTTCTAACTTCTGTGCCTTGTTCAGTAAGGCCAGTATCAGTATCCACCTTCTCTCCTGATTGAGTAACAGCTGTTCCTGTATCTTGACTACTGGTAGAAGTAGAATTATCTGCATTAACTACTACAGAAGTAGGATTAGCAGGTACAGGCTCTCTTAGAGCTACTGGGCTTGATACCTCAACTCCACTAATATCTCTCTCAAGTCTGTCAATTCCTACTCTCAAGATGTTGTCATATATAAGGTTAGTTACATTCTCCTCCTTATAATGCTTAGTATTAGGAGTATAGTAGCTGGGGTCTTTATCAACTTGCCAATTTACACCCTGCCTAAAAGAACCACTAGGCATAAGCAGATTAGACAGTATTACCGCCATATTCTTAGCAGTTACCTCTTTCTCTGTTACACTGTTCACTATTCTTCCTAAGTTCTCATCACCTAAGTATAGGTCTAGTCCTAGACTTCCATCTACATTAGCAGGTCTTATAGAGTATTCAGCACTTGTTGAGTATATATGTCTCCTCAACTTATTATTTATATTCTCTATTATGGATATAGCCTTACTTTCACCAGTGAAACTAGTACCATCAGAAGTTAATTCTGTTAGGTCATTATTCTTAACCAGACTATTAAGTACTCTTATAAAGTCTCTAGTTCTGCTGTTAAAATAAACTATATCAGTAGCACTGCCTGTTGATAGCACCTCTGCAAGTGATTTTCCATTTCTAGGGCTGGTAGTCTCATCCAGAGTCTTAGTCAAGACTGGTATCTCAGATACAGACTCATCTCCCTTCATAGTGGGCAACCTATAGTATAATGTAGGTTTGCCATTCTTATCCTTTTTAGCAAAGAGTCTGCTTGCAACCTTTCTAACATATTTGTTATATGCTGCATTCCTTCTTATAGGGTCTTGGGTTGCATCCTCAATTATAGCTTTGTCTTCTGGAGAAAGGTCTTCACTTATAAGTGAAGCAAAGTCCCTGTCAGTTTCTCTTGATGTACTTATATTGAGAGGAGGGCTAGCCACTATTACACTTGAGGTTACTTTTTTGTTGCCTGCTGATATAATCTTATTAGGTTGCTCAATAGCAAGTTGTCTTATCTGCCCTGCTCTGCTATCTAGTTCAGTTCTTGGTAGTACCCCAATAGGCTGGTATCTCTTATTGCCAATCACTATAGGACCATCACCATCCTCAACTATAGCTAACACTGGCAGATGCTGCTCATCAGTATAAGCAGTAGAACCATTCTTCATACTCTCCTTGACTCCTGTAGTTACATCATCAAGAGCAGCATAGAATACTACTGACCTATTTCCTGACTTTCTGCTAAGCTTACCACTTCTAAGATACTCATCAACTCTCCATTCTCTAAACTTTCTACTTAGGAAGCTACTAAGATTACTGTTTATTCTAGCTAATGATATAGTGGGCTTCTGTTGTGGAACTTCTGTAGGTGAGGTAGTCTTTTCAGCTTCTTTCTTCCCCACTTTAATAGTATGACTTGCCTGTTGTAGTAGAGAACCAGACCTCTCATTTATATCACCCCCCTGAGTAGCACTACCTAACAGCCTTACTGCTTCTTTAGCTATAGCTTCCTGTAGCTCTTCTGTAGAGTTATAGTGCTTACTTCCTAGTTTGTTTATTGCACTTATAGCTGCTTGCTTTGCATCCTCATCATATATAGCACTGGCATTCCTGACCACATTTATGGCTTGCTCTGCTGCTGTAAGTACCTCTCCATCATTATTATTGATGAAGTCATCTGATAATACAGTAACACCTTCACCCCCAGTTTCACTAGGTTGAGTAGGTGTAGTAACAGTTTCAGGGGCTTTCTCAGCTTCCTTCGCAGCAGCTATCTGTCTACCAGACTCTTCAAGATTTGAAGTAGCATCATTAGATGCAAATATACCTGTTAGGGGTGCTGGCTTATCAGCAGCTACTGGCTTCTCTTCAGCCTCTTTTGTAATTTCCTCTTTTACTTCCTCATTCTTCTTGTAACTCTCCAAGGCTCTCTTATATGAGTTCACCACAGCACCTATATTCTCCAGAGAGATTTTCATATTATCTTTTAACTTCTGGTTGAAAGCTTCAATCCAAGTTACTAAGTTTGACTTACCACTGTCATCTGCTGATGTAAGAGCAGCCACAGCATCATCATAGTTACTTATATCTATACCCCTCCTAGACAAGAACTTAGTCATTGCAGCTACTAAGTCTTTATCTTGCTCTGAAATATCATTGAAAGCCTCATTCTTGATTAACTGGTTGTATATTCCCTCAGCAACCTCATCATCTTTCTTATATCTTTGGTATAGAGGATTGTCCTTTAGAGTCTGGTCAAGTACTGCTGCTTCATAATCATCAGCCTCATATAGAGCATTATCTACAGCTTCTGCAAATGCAGAGTAGTCTTGTATCTCATTGAGCTTCTTATAGGACTTCTCAGCACCTTCAAGCCTCTTGATTAGTCTTAATCTATTCTCTATATTAGATAATATGTTTGGATTTTTAAGAGCTGCATTATACTGACCTAAGAATGTCATCTGAGCATCATTTATCCTAGCAGCATCCTCTACTTTGTTCATAAAGTCAGATGTAGCTGCTGTACCCTTCTCCACTAGTCTTGCAATAACATCCTGCTGCTCTTGACTATACTTTCCCCTATTCTCTGGATTAAGCATTCTATACCTGTCAACAGGACTAAGTGACATAATATCTGACTCACTCAATACAGGGGTAGCTCCTTCTTCAAGCCCCTTAGATAGTTTCTTGTAAGCTGCCATAGCTTTCTTCTTACTGTCCTGAAGGACCTTTAGCTGTTTATTGAGGGTGGATAGTTCACTCTTTTGCTTATCTGATAATATTGACTTATTCTTCTCTAAGTTACTTATCTTAGTTTGATAAGTCTCAATATCCTTATCAAATGCAGTGGGTTCTGATATAGAACCATACCTGGCTATATACTTCTTCTGCTCATCTGTTAATGTGGTTGCAACACCTCCACCATAACTAGAGAGTAACTCATTTTCAAGCTGAGTAGCTCTTTCTCTCCAGTCACCCATACTGAGCTTACCATATATAAGAGCCTCCTTAGTTTCTTGTGGAATGCTATTACCTAAGCTCTTCTCAAGGTCAGCAGTAGCCTCTTGAACTTTTTGCATAACATCGAGCATACTCTGGGCATCTTTCTTAATATCCTCAAGAGGTCTATCATCATATTGGGCTATCTGCTGAGCCATTTTATCTCCCTCTTGAGCATTAAGTATATCTGTATATCTTTGAATATAAGCATCATATAATGGAGTGCCTTTCAATTGCTCAAGCATGAAGTAGTCCTGTACTTGCTTACCTAGTCTACTATTTCTATAGCTGAACTCATCACCCTCATCAGAAGCTTGTTGCATACTTCTAGCCCATCCTAATGAACCTCTTAAAGAAGTAAGTCTTTCTCTGTTATTGCCTTGAGCTAGCCACTCATTAAGTGCTTTAGCTGACTCTCTTCTATCTTGATTCTCCTGCTTGTCGTTATAATAACTCTCTATGAATGGATTTCTCCAAAGGTTTCTAGCTATGGCACCTGCCTTACCTAAAGTACTCTTGCCTTCTAATGATGCCCTATCACCTTTAGACAGCCAGGCATTGACATTAGGAGTACCCATAGCTTGACCTAATGCACCATATATACCAGATTGAATAGCATCCTTGCTTATAGCTTTCCTACCTACTGCTGCAAATGCTGCACCTAAGTTATCAGACATGCTATCTACTATAGCATCATCTGCCACACCATCATATCTCTGTGCTATATAATTAGCTAAGTCATTCTCAGCAGCACCTCTAGAGAAAGCATCAGATACATCTTGGCTATACTCTTCAAGACCTTCGCCAATCATTTCCTTAGCCATATTCCAAGCCATCTGCTTCTTTGTAAGTTCTCTAGCTACTACGTTACCAGCATCATCAAGAGAATATCTATTTCCTGCAAACAACTTTCCTACCTTACTTCTACTAAGTGCCTCTCTTGTTTTACCATTAAACATAGAAGCCTTTAGAGTCATATTAGCCGCTCCATTGATAAAGGAGTTAATAGTAAAGTTAGTTAGGGCTGCTTTATCTGCATTCTCTTCTGCTCTCTTTAGGGCATCCTCATACATTGGTTGAAACTCATCCCATACCTCTTGCCTTATTCTTTGTTCCGCAGCCTTATAGTCTCTGGAATAGGAAGTACCATCCTTGGTATCTTTAGTCAGTGGGGCAGTCTTCCACCACTCCTGCATTCTTTTCTGTACTTCTTCCTCCATTCTCTTGGCTTGCTCCTCTCCTATCATCTTCTTAGCATCCTCAAGATAGTCCTGCTTTGTATTAAGGGCATTCAAAGCACCCTCACCCTGACCTACCAATGCAGGGATTACATAAGCATTATATCTCCTCTGCCAAGCACTTATATTTTGAAGGGCCTTATTGACATTACTAGCGGTCTCTGCTGTAGCAGCCAGTTTGCTACCCATAGTAGCATACTTCATAGTATTGAAGACCCTATTACCTATAGCAGAAAGACCACAACCTTCAAGCATCGAAGCAACTGTAAAACCAGACTGCTGCATTAGTTCTGGAATAGTATTTACACTAAAGATATTATCCCATAGGTTCTCCTGTTCCTCAGTAGTTCTTATAACCTCAAGCCTGTTGTATGCCTTCTCAGGGTCATTCTCTGTAAACAGAACTCCTTGCTTCATTACTTGGTCTCCATACCTAGTCCAAGAATTATCTAAGAACTGAGACCATAGGTTATCTAGATAACCCTCTTTCTGACTTCCACCAATTAATCTATCAAAACCTGTTAAGGCAGCAAGACCTCCAGTGATATTACCAACAAATGATATAGTACCACCAACTATATTAGCACCCATACCAGCCAGACCCTTCCATAGCTTATCTATTAGTGGTTGATTCTCAGATACTTCATCCTGTACTCTAGCAGCCATCTTCTTAGCTGCTGCCTCTGGGCCAAAAGCTTCTGACTCAGTTTGATAAGTGGACATAAGTTCTATCTTCTTATTACCATCCAGAGGAAAGTACTCAGTACCTTTGAATCTCTTATAGTATGGAGAAACCTCATCTAACATCTTGTCAAAGTCCCCCCACTGTCTTCTAGTACTTCCTATAAGATTACCATTATTAGCAACACCAGTATTGTACTCCTCCTCATGGGCCTGCTTAGTATTCTGATATACTTGCAGGTTCTCTATGTCATCATCTGGGGAAGAGAGGTATATACTATCTCTCTTCTCAGGTGACATACCTTTCAGAATGTTATAGTCTTCTCTATTCCCAAACTTATTCTTAAAGGAGCTGTTTCTAAAGTATCTATCCTTTCTGTTATCATCCCAGTTAGTGTACCCTAGCTTATTAAGTTCCTCTATATTATCTTTCTCCCACTGTGCCCTATCTTGAGCTGTGAGACCTTTAACATTAAATACAAAGTCTGACATTATAATCCCTCATTTTGTTGTTGTTCTGGAGTAGTTACATCTATTCCATATACTCCTGCACCCTTCCTTACTACTCTATAGTGGTTCCTTGTGAAGTAGTCGTGGTCTTCATATATATCTACATCGGCTACAGATAATCCATACTCCTTCAAGTCATCTTGCAACTTCTTTCTAGCTTTAGGACTTAACTTACCAAAATCTATCAGCTCAGCATCACTTACATTGAACTTATCACTCCATCCTGGGGTATTAAAGCTACCTCCAGTATATTCTAGTGTTGTGAATGTAGATTTCTTTTCAGCAGCACTCCTAGATACTCCTCCTGCTGTAGTAGAGCTAGATGGGAATGCTACAGGCTTATAAGTACCATCAGGTGCTATTTCAACAGCTCTTCCAGCACCTATAACCTTTAGCCTATTCCCATTAGGAAGCAATATACCCTTTGTAGCATCCTCCTTCTGTTCTTTAGCCCATTGTTGCTGCTCTTTAGCCATTTCAAGTCTATCCCTCTCCATATCTAACCTTTCTCTCTCTGCTGGGCTTATGTAGCCTCTGTTACTCATAGCATCATACTTGGCTGTACCTATACCTTCATATAAACCAGAGTTAATGAATCCTCTGGCTCTGTCCTGAATATCTTGGCTATACTTACTTAATCCTGCATCATTGAATACTGTCTCTGCTATCTGTCTTAATTCAACAGGGGCATTATCATCATTGAGCACAGTTTGCATTATCTGAGTGGGAGTATATCCCATCTGTGTCATCTGTTGGAAGTATTGACCATTAAGTATAGATTGATACTTAGGATTACCTTGGACCACCTTAGCAAGATTACCCGCCATTTGAGCCGCTCTTTTGGTTAACTCATTGCCGCTTATAGGATTATAGGTAGCATTAGGATTGTCCAGAAGATAATCTAATTGAGTTTTTGAGTAGTCAACATCGAACATAAGAGATGGGTCTCTTAACAGAGCCTCTCTCTGTTCTTTAGTAAGAGCTTCCCTTCTAGCTACAGCAGTCTCTATTGGAACTACTTCAGAACTATATCTTCTCTTCATATTAAGGAGTCCTTGCCTACTTGCAGGTGTAAGACCATGCTTAGCTAACATACTAGCTTGATTCTCCAAGTCTTTAGCATAGGAGTTATACATATTAGCTGTCTTACTGTCAGGTACTTCATTAGCATACATCTTCATTAAGTCAGCCTTAGCCCCTAGTTCCTCTATACCACTTTGTACAGCATTATAAGCATCTGATGCCATAGCAAGAGGCTTGAGCATCTCATCAAAGGTGTAGGGGTTGAATTTTGCACTATTAGTCAATACTATCTTCATATTGTGTACCCTTTCTTTTTATTTCTCCTAATTTTACCACTCTTACTCTTCTTAGGAGCAGCGGTATTATTACCTCCAGTGTACTGACCTCTAGTATTATAAGGCAATGCCCCTATATCTGCTAACCATCTTAGGGTATCTCTATCAGTAAGCTCTCTTCCTAAATCTCCTAATCCTTGGAGGAAGTTAGTAAGATTAGCACTCTTCTCAGCTCTATTACCTTCAAGTATTCTCTGCCTCATGTCAGCTAGTTGGCCATATAGGCTAGCTTGCTTACCAAGCAACTCTGAGTTAAACATATCAACTTTAGTACCTTGTTCAGAGTTAAACATGTTAGTCTGTCTGTTGAATTCTGTAACTTTCTCCTTAAGTGCTTGATTATACTCCTCTGCTTGTCTAGCCAGCTTACCTAAGTTCTCACCATAGTTATAGTCTGCCGCCAATATGCCAGCTAGAGCTGCTGCTCTATTACCACCAGAAGTATTCTGTACAGCTCTTCTACCAGCAGCAGTATTTCTATTCAACTGATTGATATAGAACATTCTATCCAAAGGCTTGTATGCCAAATATTCTCCTATAGGTCTAGTACCTATTGGTCTATTAGCACTACTAATAGCACTGGCAAACATATCTGCATTTGAATAGTCAGGGTCATTACCACCAAATATGTCATTCAATACAGCTGTACCTGAACCTATAAGAGGTGCATATCTTAAAGGACTCTGTCTTATTCCTTTAACCTCAGTAACATCACCTGTCAACTCTTCTGGCAGTTCTTCTGGAATAACATCATAATATATGTCCTTATCTCCTCTATCAGAAGTTACAGTGTTGCCCTCTTTAAGATTAGGATTTCTCATTAGATATGTTCTACCTGCTGGAGCTGAGTTCCACTCCGCATCAGTTATCTGTTGAGTTCTCCATTCCCCATCTGCACCTTTTTCTCTTATCCATCTCTTAGTATAAGGAGTGTAGGGGTCTTCTTTAGGATTCTCTACAGTATATTGTTTAGCTGCTGCTGCAAAGGCATTATGTACTGGACCTTTCTTATAATCATGGGATAACCTTATAATGTCCTGTGGAGCAAATGTATTACCACCAATAGGCCCGAACTCCCCACTATTTATCCTCTTTAACCAAGTTTGACCTCTTGGAGTATCCTGGTTAGTATTATACCAGTTCCAGAAGTTCATATATTCTGGAGTATAGAATGAGTCATCAGTAAGAGGTACAAAGTTGGAATAGGGGTTTAACCTATTGGACTTATTTCCTGTACCATCAAACAGATTACCCAACCTTCCACCTTTAGCATACCTATTCATTTGCCTACCCTTGTTCTTAATTCTTACCTCTTCCTGACCATTAGCCAAAGCACTCATAAAAGCCTGTAATCCTCTTTTACTTATGGGGTCATTAGGTCTTTCCTCACTCTCTCTACTTAGTTCTTTAGCTGCATCAGCAAAGGTCTCACCCTTAATATTATACTTCTCTTTGAGCTTCTTGGGTAACTTCATTCTATCACTGAATACATAGTCATTGAAGATTACCTCTCCTTCCTCTACCAGATTAGGTACTCCTTGTGGGTCAATACCCATCTGTACTCCCTCAAATGGATTAGCCTCATGTGAGCCACCATTATCTATATATGTAAGACCATTAGTAAAGTCTCCGCCTTGAGTATGTAATTCACCGCCATCTGCATGTTTCCACTTAGCAGCATTTAATGCAAAGGTAGCCATTTTCTTTTGTGCAGGAGTACCATGCTCCTTGTACCATGTTGATGACTTTCCTGTTCTTTCTTTAAGTGCAGTAAACTTGCCTCTATTCTCTGGTTTAATGAATATTCCTCCATCTCCAAATGTATTACCAAAAGGAGACATTACTCCAGTATATCTCATAGTTATTGGGCCACCATCATTAAAGAAGTTACTTTCTATGTTAAGGTCATTCTGTGTATCTACATCAGAGGCTCTATTTTCAAAAGACAATAAAGCTCTTTCATTAGCATCAGAAGCCTGCTGATTTAATCTTCTGGCTCTTCTCTTAGCCTTTTTATTACCAGTTATCCAACCAGCTATACCACTACCTAAGCCTATAACAGCACCAGCAATAGCTCCTATAGGACCACCAACAGTAGCTCCTGCCATGACTCCCTGGGTAGCTCCTCCTATGGTATTCATAGCTCTATTGGCATTACTCCCACCTCTAATATCTTTCCAACTATAGTTATCCTTTAGCATGGATAGATTAGACCATTCATTAAGTAAGCTGGCATTATCTGATGCCCCTACTACCATATTGTTCTGTGCCTTAATCTGGTCTTGAATACTAGAAGTGTCTGCTATCTGGGCATTGTTCATCCCAGCTTGGACAATAGAAGTTACCCCACTACCTATACTACCAATAGTGCCTCCTAGCTTTGAGCTATCAAAGGCATCATTAGCTACAGCACCTGACTTCTGTATCATATTCATAGATTCTCCTTCCCCACCAAACCTATTATAAGGAAGTCCTATCTTATTTTTAACTTTTCTCTTAGCCATAGTATAAACTCTATATTTATTGCAAAGGTAGCTAATCTACTTAATATAAACAAGCTTATAATTAAAAAAGAAAGGTCAGCCTAATTGAATTAGTTAGACTGACCTTATATATTAGACAAAGTAGTGTACTATCATGTCGTGGAATTCCATTCTATCAGTATTCTCCTTGTTCATTGATAGCTTGACATAGGCCCAGGTGTTCCTTATTCTATCCATCTTGTTGGCTTTGATACCATTCCAGTCTTTATTAGCTCTAGGAACATTAGCTCTCCATATTCTGAACTTCTTCTTCAATGGTGATGGCTTAGCTGCCAGACTGGTCAAGCTGGATACCCCCTTCTGATATTCATTCCATACCTCAAGAGTATCAAAAGTATGACCACTTGCAAGTACTTCATTTCCTGAGGTATTCTTAGTCCAACAGTCAGCTCTGAACTCTATAGTATTGAATATCTTATCATAAGGCTCATCAGAATTAGATACAAAGGTTACACTATATGGATGGTAATGACCAAAGAACATATTGTAGTCTCCTGCAAACTGTTCCCATATATTATTATCTTTTATAGCATAGAAATCATTGTTAATATTGAACATTGCAGGTACTTGACCATAACTCATAAATGATGTAAACTGGCCCAGCAACTCTGAATAAACCAATGCTGTATCTTTATTTACAAAGTATACATCATTATTATTCTTATCATAGAAGGTAACAAAGTTATTGAAACCTACAGGATTCCATATATCAAGGCTATTATTTTCACCTAACCATTGTCTGAATCCTAATCCATCAGAAAGAGATTCTATTTTACTATTAAACAGATATATACTATTGGTTATATTATCTATAAAATATAATCCAGAAGGAGTTTCTGTTATAGACCATTTGTTGTTACATCCTATACTATTGCTTATATACCTCTTACCACTTACTTTGAGTCCATTTGATATTTCAATAGGGACACCATCAGAAGTAGGAATCTGTACTCTGGAATTAAACAATATATTACTTAGCCCCTGTTTCTGAAAACAGTATATCTCATTATTAAATGTATTTAATGATACTACTTCTCCCTTATCACCATCTAAATCAAGAGTTGAGGCCATAGTAATATTAGTCCAAGTATCTACTAAAGATGCTGCCTGTTTCTCTTTAGTCCAAGTTATAGTATTAGGAAAACTATTCAAGCTAAACTTATTATAGTCAAGTGCTTTGGCTGTAAAGAAGTTATTACTCTGATTATATACAGGATTAAATTTATTGAAGTTTGACCTGTTCATAGCCAGATTACTTGTCTGGCCTCTGTTTCTATCATACCTGCCATCAATGTTTATTCTTGTTTCACAATAGAATGAAGGTATTTCAACTATACTATTCTTGTCTTCAAGGGTATAAGGATAAGTTTTGAGACAGTCATATCTCTGATAATAAGTATCTCCTTCAGTATAATATACATTTATAGGCTCTGCAACTGGTATTGGAGTATCTCCATTATATCCTGTAATTAATGATATTGGTTTTCCTGCTGGTATCC